AGTTGTAGGGTGAACGTGGTCTGACCTAGCAGGAACAGTTGCAGTACCTGCTGAGGCTGAAGCGGCCAAAGCCGTACCTGTAGTAGCCGTTAATAGTGAACCAGCAAGGCCAGATGCGGAGATTGTTGATGTGGTAGATAACGCTCCTGCACCAGTTAAAGTTGCAGATAAAGTAGTTCCGCCATACCATTTAAATGAATGAGATGCTGAAGTAGGTACAGATACCCAATGTGTAAATCCCTCAACACCAATTGCATGGTCAACTGAAGCAGCAGCAACTGCTGGATATAAAACAATTTTAGTTCCTGCTGAACGAGTAGTAAATGCGGGTGGTGCGCTACCATTTGTGTTAAAATCAATTCTATTACCAGTAGTGCCATTAAGGTAAATTTGACCACCAGCATCTGCTGTGTTATTAGCAAGCGTTGATTGAACTTGACCAGTAAAAGTAGCACCAGCAGTTGCAGCCCTTGAAGTATCTGTTGGGTGTACGTGATCTCCTCGTGCTGCAGTAGTTCCTGTTCCAACTGCTGCAGTCCCGTCTACTAAAGGTGTTGTTGAACTCAAACCTGTAATACTGTTAAAAGAAGTACCTGTTGCTACACCTAATCCTGTATTTGCGTGAACGTGGTCTGCTCTAGCAACTGTAACTCCCGTCCCAACTGCTGCAGTTCCAAGGGCTGCTGGAGTTGTTGAACTGAGTCCAGTAATAGAGTTAAATGAAGTTCCAGTAGCAACACCAAGAACGGGAGTTACTAAAGTAGGACTTGTTAAAGTTTTATTAGTTAAAGTAGATGTAGAACTTTCAGTGACAACGTTTGAACTATTAACGGTGGCAGTTGCACCTTCTACTACTAGTCCATTTTTGACTATAAAATCTTTATTAGTTGTTGCCACCGAAGTTCCCTATCCCCTCGGGTATATCAAGATTATGCTTCGATCAGCGTCTTGTATACCTTTACATCAGTACTTGCTGCTGCAGCAGTTACTTGAAGAAGAACGTCTCCAGCACTGTAAATAGCATTAGTAGTTCCTAGTTGAGCATTGCTTATTACATCTGCATATTCTGTTAAATAAACATTGTTTGATCCATCAACTGTAACAAGTAGTTCAATTACCTCAATATCAGTACCTTTTTTCATTTGTACAATATATTTAGCAGATGAATAAGTAGTTGCTGACCATGTATCAATTGTAGTTGCTGAAGTTCCAGCAGTTGCTAGGGCAGAACCAACAAGGACATCTGCAAAAGTAACGCTTGTTGCTGCTGCTACACCAAGAGTTGGTGTAACAAAAGTTGGGCTAGTAGTAAATGCTACTGTTGAACTTCCTGATTCATCAGTTAATGCTGATGCAAGGTTTGCAGAAGAAGGAGTGGCTAAGAATGTTGCTACTCCAGTTCCAAGACCAGATACACCAGTTGAGATTGGAAGACCAGTTACATTTGTCATAACACCTGATGCTGGAGTTCCAAGAGCAGGAGTTACAAGAGTTGGACTAGTAGCAAATACTAATGCGCCAGTTCCAGTTTCATCTGTAATTGCTGAAATTAAGTTAGAACTAGATGGTGTTGCAAGGAATGTTGCTACACCAGTTCCAAGACCAGAAACATCGTTTCCAATTCTTACTGTAAGTGTATTACTTGCACCATTAATTGTCTTGTTTGTTAGAGTCTGTGTTGCTGCTGTCTCTAAGGTACCGTTTAGATAAAAAGCCTTACCAGAAGCAAGGTTAATATGATCAGAGAATGTCCATGCATCGGTTGCATCTACCCAGTTAATAGTCTTATCTGTAGCACCCTTAAGAGTAATACCACCACCATCAGCACCTGCATCTGTTGGGGTTGCTACTGAACCAAGTGTAATGTTCTTATCATCAACTGTGATTTCTGTTGAGTTAATTGTAGTTGTTGTACCATTAACTGTTAAGTCCCCTGAAAGAGTCAAAGATGTACCAGTAGCAGCACCAATATCTGGTGTTACAAGTGTTGGGGTATTAGCAAAAACAAGTGCTCCAGAACCAGTCTCATCTGATAGTACTCCAGCAAGTTCTGCTGAAGAGGTTGCTGCAAAAGCACTTAACTTGTTATTTGTAAGAGCAACAGTACCTGTAGCATCTGGGAAAGTAATAGTACGATCTGCTGTTGGATCTGTTACTGTAAGTGTTGTCTCAGATCCATCTGCAGTTGCACCTTCAAGAACAATTGAACCATCTGAAAGATAAAGTCCTGAAACTGTTGGGCTTGTAAGTGTCTTATTTGTAAGAGTTTGTGTTGCACTATTTGTAGTAACTTCAACACCTTCAATAGTTACAACACCAGCACCAGATCTAGCAATAGTTGTATCTGATGCATGACCTAATTGAATACTTCCAAGGCCTAGTGCTGTAGTTGTTGATGAAGTAATTCCGCTAACTGGTAATCCAGTAGCATTGGTAAGTGTTCCAGAGGCTGGTGTTCCAAGTGCTGGAGAAGTAAAAGTTGGAGATGTAAGAGTTTTGTTTGTAAGAGTTTCTGTACCTGTAAGTGAAACAAAATCATCACCTGATAATGCTGTATTAAATTCAGCAAGTGTTCCTGAAACTGTGTTTGTTGTTAATGAAATAGATTTGTTTGTAAGTGTGTCAGTTGTATCTTTAAGAACTACAGTTCCTGTTGCATCTGGGAATGTAATTGTACGATCTGCTGCTGGATCTGTTACTGTAAGTGTTGTTTCAAAAGCGTCTGCAGTTGCACCTTCAAATATAATTGAAGTTTCAAATGAACCAGCAACTGGTGCTGGCGACCATTTTACTCCTGCTGCTTCTCCTGAATCTGCTGTAAGAACATATGTATTTGTTCCTACTGCTAATCTGACAACTGTGTTATCTGCGCTACCTACAAGCAAATCACCTTTTGCATCTACTTTGGCTTCTGTAAGAATATTTGAGTCATTAACAGTAGCAGTACTGCCTTCAACTACTAAGCCATGCTTAATCCGAAAATCTTTATTCACTGTTGCCATAGTCTTTTCTCCTTTTATGCTAGGCTTTTAAGCCAGTCCTATAAAATCTGACAGTTATAGGACTGATTTGTGGTGTAACTCTCATACTGATTATACCAGAGTTTAGTGATGCTGTTATGATACCTATTTCTGACTCACTATTGGATACCGTTCCAAATTCTGTGATATTGGTATCCGTTCCATCAAAAACTACGACTAACTCTGTGCTTTTAAACTTTTCAGTTGAGGTTTTTGACATTTGAATCAAATATTTAACTGTTCTAAACACCGATGTATCAATTGTGTCAAATGTGGTTATATTTTCTATGCCATTAATAGTAGATGAGTTATTTCCATCCGCACCTAAAGAATCTGCACTGAATGCCGTTGTATCAATTAAGTCTTCATAGTCTTGTTGAGATGGCCTATCCCCTGTCTGAAAAAGTGCTTTTAGGGTATTTATTGATATAATGGCCATATCGTTGATTATATCATAACATTAAAGTATATAGTTAGATAAACCAATTAATTGTATTCCAATTCCTGGGGGATTTGAAGGACTATATCCCTGAATACCAATATTAGTTATACTTACCATAAATGGCAATATTGATGTTGCCGTAATTGTTGCTGGATAGTCTGCAGTTGTTAAAGTTTCAACAGATCCTAGTGATATGTTTTGAACTGTTGGCAATATTGCAATTGTTGCCGCTGTAATTATTAAACCAATATTTGAAATTAATGAAGAGTGCGTGGGTATTGCTGCTGCTGTTATTGTTGGTTTTATGTCAGATACAGTTTGGCTTCTGCCAATATCAGTTATATTGGTTGTTGCCATAATTAACTTACTTCGTCTTGTTCTGTAACTTCACCAATCATAATCATCTCGCCCTGACAAACCGTCCAAACACGAGAAAGAACATCATCTCTTAATTGAATATCAAAGACATCACCTGTTCTTAAAACTTTAGACTGTGAAGGGGATAGCGTAACTGTAAACTCTCCAGGACCATCAAATTCTGTTTGGTCTGGGTAAATTGTAAAAAGTATATCGTCTCCAACGTTGTCAGAGTATCGTCTAAACTCTCCCTTAATGTCCCAACCAGTTATATCTCCAGTAGAGGTTGTATCATAGTCTAACTCCTCTCCTTCATCATCTTCAACATAAATTCTAAAAGAAGCACTATCGCCAACAACACAGGTCCAGTTAACAAGTGGAGGTATATTTCCAATACTGTATGTTGCAGGAGCAGTTGGTTGAGGATCTAATGAAGTCTCATTGGGGTTTCTATATGTAGCCATTGTTAAATTATACCATTAAGTAAGTTCATTTTTCAATACCCTCCCAAAGTTGTCTTGCCATCATATCTCCTTAGTATAATTATTATTCTGTTTTATCTATGGCATCATCTATATCCCGCGCAAGCGGTACTAACTCAGTTAAGAGTGTGTCCACTACTGTTGTTCGGCTGCTATTTGTTCAAGGCGCATTGTAGCCCAATTCAGGGCTGCTTCTTCATACTCTTCAGGTGACAGTTGATATTCCTCACCGTTTATTGTTGCAGTCATTACTGGATGCTCTGCCTTGCATTGGGCAATTAGTTCTTCAAGTGTCATTATGCCGCCTCATAGTTAAAGTTGAATTGGAAAGCATCGTTTGTAGTCCAAGTCATCGGAGTAGTTGAGTTTGAATATGCTGAAGTTACATAAGTTCCAGCAGAGTTTTGAGCCTTCAAGCCCACCTGTGTTGTTGAGTTAAAGAACGCACTTCCCAAAAAGATGGTGGACGGCGATGCATCATAGATGCCAGCCGCGTAATTGCCAATGTTAGATGTATTGGCTCCTGTTACGGGCAGAGATGCGTAAATGATTCCTGTTACTGAAGAAGTCGAACCAAGAGTAACTATAATGTTCACAAATACAACTTTACCAATTTGTGCATAACGCGAAGTTACGCTGCCATTTCCAACGGTAAAGTTTGTCCAAGTTGGAGTGTAGTTTGCCCAAGCAGTACCTGTTTGAATATTAACACCTTCAATAGACACAACACCAGCAGAAACTCTAGCAATAGTTGTATCAGTAGCATGACCTAATTCAATACTACCTACTCCAATTGCTGCAGAAGTTGATGCAGTAATACCGCTTACTGGTAATCCTGTAGCATTTGTAAGTGTTCCAGAGGCTGGAGTTCCAAGTGCACCACCTGATACAAGTATATTGTTTCCTTCAATAGACACAACACCAGCAGAAACTCTAGCAATAGTGGTGTCAGTTGCGTGACCTAACTCAACACTTCCAACACCAAGGGCTGTCGTAGTTGAAGCAGTTAAGCCAGCAATAGGTAAGCCAGTTGCACTAGTTAATGTACCACTAGATGGTGTACCAAGTGCCCCACCGTTAACTACGGGAGCACCCGCAGTACCAACGTTAACGCCCAAGGCTGTAGCAACACCAGTACCTAGTCCTGAAATGCCAGTTGAGATTGGAATATCAGCATTTAAAACATTTTCTATACGTTCTGCTAATGACTGAATATCTTCATGTACATTTACAGGGTCAGTTAAAACGGGATAAGGAAAATTATAAGTTGTAGTTACACCAGTAGCCATAATACTTATTATTATACCACTTTCCCACGTAGAAATTAAAAGTTTACTAAAATGTTACCTAAAGTTTGACTTTGATGGCAAATTCATGTTATAATTAATATATGCTACCAACAGGTAGCAATTTTACTCTCTAGGAGGTTATTATTATGAGAAGAGATAAAAAGGCTTGGATTGGAATCCTAGCAATGGTTGGAGTTGTAGCACCATTTAGCAACTTTGCCAATGCATCAACTACTGAAAACAATTTACTAATTAAACAGGCTGAAAACCCTGATGCCACCCACAAGGTGGCTTTTGTTGTTTCTAAAGCAAAAATGTTAGAACGTTATGAAAATGAAACAAACCTTACGGATATTGAATTAAAGAAGTTGCTTTCTTTGGTGGGATTTAAAGGCAACGACTTAGTAGTAGCCTGGGCTATTGCTAAGAAAGAATCTAATGGTCGTCCCTTAGCATTTAATGGAAACCATAAGACTGGGGACTCCTCATATGGAATGTTCCAAATTAATATGATTGATACATTGGGTCCAGATCGTAGAGATAAATTTGATCTTGATTCTAACGCTGAACTATTTAATCCCGTCAAAAATGCGGAGATTGCATACTATATGTCTAATGGTGGGGACGACTGGTCTTCTTGGAAGGGCATTACTCCAAAGACAAAAGAATGGATGAAAAAGTTTCCTAAATAACATTTTGTTATAAAAAAAATACCCTTACCTTTATGGTAGGGGTTATTTTTTATGGTTTTAAGGTTTAAACTTTTGATATTTTATCTATATGATCATTTATATTATGCTCAAACGGGACTAAATTAATTAAAAGTGTGTCTACTATTGATTTATATTAATAAAATTGAATGTTACCTGTACCTGCAGTAAATGTTGTTACTTTAATATTCCCAGGAATCATTGGTAGGGAAGTTGAACTAGTTAACCCATCTCCTATAGAAATTTTAAAATCATCTGAGTATCTAAGAATAACAACACCAGAACCACCATCGCCACCTGAACTAGAAGTAGAACCGCCACCACCGCCGCCAGTATTAGCAGTTCCAGCCGTACCAGCACCAAAACTACCACCAGCACCACCACCACCAGTGCCGCCAGTACCACCAGTAAAGTTAGAAGCAGCACCACCACCACCTGCACGTGTTATGGAAGTACCAGTGATTGAGGAGGCTAGACCGTTACCACCGTTTTTACTACCATCTACTCCTGCAGCACCAGCACCGCCACCACCGCCAGGAACTAGATAAGTGTTTCCACCGCCTACATTTCCTTGGCCAGAAGTTCCAGAACCAGGAGTTTGATTGGAACCACCACCGCCACCAGAACCACCGTTAACACCAGCAAGAGAATTACCTCCACCGCCACCGCCACCAACTGTAGATATAGTGTCAAATATAGAAGATTGGCCATTATTGCCAACACTGCCACTAGAGTTACCAGTACCACCAGCGCCAACTGTAACTGTATAGTTATTACCAGTTGTAATTGAATAACCTGTTGCTGTTAAATAACCACCACCACCACCACCACCACCAGTAGTACCGCCACCTTCACCACCACCTGCAATGACAAGGTATTCAAGTGTTGTTATTGTACGTGCACCTTTACTTGCTATGATTCCAAATATTGGCATTAGACAATATCTCCAAACACATACCATGTATCTGTATTTGTTTTTAACAACGTAGCCGTTGAATATGCAGTACGCATTTTAGGAGATGCAGCAGTTGCGCCATTGCTAAGTATACCTGTAGTACCAGGAGTTGTTGCTGTAACAGTTAACTGCCCTGTACCAGTTTGCATAATATGAATCTGTGTACCAATAGCAAATGCTACAGAAGCGTTAGTTGGAATGTTAATAGTTCCAGCAGTTGTACTGTTAGAAGCAAGAAGAAACTTACCAGCATCTCCTACTACCAAAGTATAAACGTTAGTAGTAAATGTAGGAGCAGCGGTAGCCTGTGTTATTACAGGAGTAACTAAAGTTTTATTGCTAAGGCTGTTTGCTGCAGAAATAGTATCTACAGTAACGCCTTCAACAGATATAACACCAGCAGAAACCCTAGCAATGGTTGTATCAGTAGCATGTCCAAGTTCAATGCTTCCAACACCAAGGGCTGTAGCAGTTGAAGCAACTAAACCAGCAATAGGTAAACCAGTAGCATTGGTAAGCGTTCCACCAGATGGTGTGCCAAGTGTACCACCTGATACAAGTATATTGTTTCCTTCAATAGATACAACACCAGCAGAAACTCTAGCAATAGTTGTATCAGTAGCATGTCCTAATTCAATACTGCCTACACCAAGTGCTGTTACGGTTGAAGCAACTAAACCAGCAATGGGAAGACCACTAGCATTAGTTAATGTACCGCTTGATGGTGTACCTAACGCTCCGCCATTTATTACTGGAGCACCTGCAGTGCCTGTATTAACGGCAAGTGCTGTGGCAATACCAGTACCTAAACCAGTAATAGAACCAATTGCAAGAGAACTGGTGCTATCATAATCCCAGTCAGCAGCGGTAGTTAATGTAGTACCAATACACGTAAATATTAATGATGCGTTTGAAGCAACCGTAGAAATAGTATTTAAACCAGAAGACTGTACAGTTACAGTACCAGTTGAATTATTAACAATACGATAACTCATACCCGTAACAAGTGTACTTGTAACTGGAAGAACTATTGTTTGTGTAGTGGTACCAGTAAAAAATTGTTGATTGGCAGAGGCAGATGTTAAAGTTGTTGTACCAGCAGCAGTTGCTGTAGTTGCATATCCTAGTTTTAAGTTGTTAATTACTGGAAGAGTAATTGTAGGACCTGTTCCAAGAACAATTCCGCCTGAGCCAGTAACGGCTACGCCAAGTGCAGTAACTACACCAGTACCAGCAGAAGCAAGGTTTCCAACAGTGTAACCAGTAGTGTTAGTTAGAGTACCTGATGTTGGTGTTCCCAAGACAGCACCATTAGGGATAGTTACTGTTCCAGTAAATGTAGGACTAGCCAGTGGTGCCCTAGATGTATCGCTTGGGTGAACGTGGTCTGCTTTAGCAACTGTTGTTAGAGAACCAATTGCAGCAGTTCCATCCATAACAGGTGTTGTTGAACTTAATGCAGTAATGCTATTAAATGAAGTTCCTGTTGCAACACCAAGAGAAGGTCCTATCAAAACAGGATTAGTATCAACGACAAACTTAGTACCAGTACCAGTCTGAGATGCAATAGATGTGGCTGCACCAACAGATGTAATTGGACCAGTTAAGTTGGTAGGAGCAGCCCATTTAACTCCAAGAGTTTGAGTTGAGTCTGCAGTAAGCACATAGTTATTTGATCCAACTGTAAGATTATCTACTGCATTATTTGCGGAACCAATAAGTAAATCACCTTTTGCATCAATGATATTAACATCTACTGGAGTAATAGCAGTAATTTGAGTTTGCAGATTGTTTAATGTATATGCAATTGATGGGTTTACAAGGTTTGCAACATTTGTATTTGTGGTGTCATATGTTGCAGATCCATAATGATATAATCTAAGTGCTACTTGAACGTCGGCATTATCAGCATATCCTGGTATTTTTGTGGAATAAATTGCTCCAATAGATTCTATTGCCATGTCATTTCACCGTATTCCTTATGTCACAACTGAAATAAATAAATGAACAGAAGTCTCTGCATCAAAGGCTCCCCATGTGCCATCATATTCTGAGGCTTGAAGGTTAATAACAAGGTCTAATCCAGATATTTCAATTGAAAAAATAGATGAGGCTAAAGGGTTTGCATTGACTATTGAGTATTGTGCACTAAAGTTTTCTGCAGTTAAACCAGTAACGTCTGTTATATCTGTGATTGGAATTAAAATTGTTCCGCTTCCAATATCAGAACTTGTTCCTGATGCAAAAGTGACTGTATGTTTTTTTGAATAAATTGAGGTAGCAATTTTTAAAACCTCAATCCAAGTTTCTCCACCAGGCTCTGAAACATACTGATATAAATATCCATACTCTGATCCCGTTGCTGAGTTAATATACAAATCACTTAATATTGGATCTAATGATCCATTTGAATTTGGATCTCCAACACCTACAAAAAACTTACTACCTCTTGTTCCAGTTGGACCAATATCAACTAATAGTTCAATGACTTCTGGTCCAGATAAAACCGTTAGTTCATCATTTGATAATACTACATCTGGCATTAAACTGCTCCAGTTATATCATCTGTTACTGAAATTGATCCAGTCAGAAGTGTAAAAATAACACCTGATCCATTATCAATTTGAAGGTCATAAACATACGTTGTCCCAGGAGAAAGTTCTCTTCCCTGTGCTCCAGTAATTGTACAGGTAATAATATTATTTGTTGCGTCAATATCAGCAGTTGCGCCAATCTGAGTTCCAGTGCTACCACGCCTATTTGCTATTGTAAAGGTTTCGCTGCCTTCATAAGCAGCAAGGTCAAAGGCTTCTCCATTTTGACTTTTTGGACGGACAATAAATTGATAAGTGTCGCCACGATAATAACTAAAACTATATGTACCTGGAAATGCCATTATTCCTCCTAAGTTTATTATACCATTAAGACACGTTTACATACATACCTTTTTGACATAAATTATTTGACTACTTTGATTGTGTTCTGTAAACCTTTGTTCCAACTTTAATTACAGGAGGTATATTTACTTGGGCTGGAGTTACTTTTATTATCATAACGTACCGCTGACATCGCCTATTACGCAAATTGTTCCAATAACGGGAGTCCACTTGCTAACTTCATCTCCACCACCACCTGAGACACCATCTCCAGGAATTGTGACCTGAAGATCAAACCTTAACTCTGCAACAACTGGTTTATATTTTCCAAGACCCCAGTTCTTTGTAATAGTGCTATTTGCAATAATATAAACAACACCGTCTCCATAAGACTCTACCTTTAGTAAATCCAGAGCATCTGATACTGGATCATAGGATGTTGCTACAAATGCCCAAGCGGTAGTCTCATATGGGGTGACTTCATCATCTTCAAAAAACTCTACCTTAAGAGTTGCCGTATCTCCACGAACAACGTTCCATTGAATATTGGCTGGTGTTGCACCAAGTTTTTCGGTTGTAGTAGTACACATAATATTAGATTATACCATAATTAAAGGCTGGACACCCTTGATGCCGTTGGATGGGGGGGGTAGCAACCAAGAGTGCCAGCACAAGAATTATAACATTAATTTATACCAGTAGATAAAGGTTTATAACAAAAAGTTATATACTCCATAACAAAAAGTTATAATCCAGGTAAGTATAAAAGAGTTATCAAATTGTTATAATCATCTATGTCCGTTTTGTAACTATAAGTCCAATATGCCAGGTATTGAATAGTGTATACTAAATATATATAAGAAAAGAGAATACTGTAGTTAAGGTTTTTAAAGATAGTTTATATATAGTAGTTATTTAGAACGAGAAACATAATCTAATAACACTTCATACATATGATCTAGTTTATCACTAGTTGCCTTACGCTTTTCTCTAGCGTTTTCTTGCTCAAGTTTAATTGATTTAATTTCATCACGCATTGAGGTTCCGCCGTTGGTTTTAGTCTCGGCACGAATATCTTCTACGGCATCGGCGATAGGTTTAACTTGAACCTTTATGTACCAGCGAATTGCACTAATTATAATTGCGCCAATTGAAAGCAAAGCAAGAATAAATTGTGCCCAATCAGTTGCTGTCATAATAACACTATTATACATTATATTTATTTAATTTTGGCGGTATACGAATCAAGCCAAAAATAGAGTACAAACCTCCCCCTGACAACATAAGAGTAATATACTCTAATAATGTCAAACACTGGACATATACTCTAGAATCTGCTATAATCATATTATGGAAATTACAACAACTAAAGATGTTCTAGTGCAAAACCTTACTAAGTTTTTTACTACTGACCTGTCCGAGAATTTGGATAAGTCTGGTTTGGACAAAGAAGAAAAAGATGCAAACATGGTTTTAGCCAGAAAGAAAATTGCTGCTGATGCAGAAAATGTTGCTTTGATGGTTTTTAAATCATTTGAGTAATTATGTCTGATGAAGATGTTAAGCCTTGGGATTTGTTTAATGGATCCCCGAGGTCGCCAGAGGAAGTTGCTCAATACCGTTTAGAAATATGCAAAGGTTGCGACTTCTTTAGACCAAGGACTCAAACCTGCAAGAAGTGTGGATGCTTTATGGCTGCTAAGTCTATGTTGTTAAATGCTAAGTGTCCTATTGGGAAATGGTAGTTTATATACCGTTGAATTTTATATATAACAAAAAGTTATAGTATAAAACCTTTTATTATGGTTTGTGATCAAATGAGGTTTGACAAGAGCATCCATTGCAACAGGTTTCTGAAAAAACCTTTATCTCCAGAGAAGATGGTTCTGTTTCAAATAGTGGATATTCGTTATCTAGGTTGTTTAGTATGGCGATGGTTTTATTCTATCATATACCGTGAAAATCTGAAAAATTTTGTATGTGAGGTTTGACAAAAATCTGAATATTTTCTATAAGTGTATGATACATATAATTCTGTAAAAAATGTATTTTAATTATAGCGCACACTACACCACCCCCAAAAGATCTTATACTGGTACGCCCTAATCTTTCCAACACTTAGGACACGTGATAGCATCATCACTAGCAAAGTTTTCACTTGACATTTTTGTATCGCATAGGCGACATGATAGTGTAATCATTTAATCGCTCTCTTTCTTAATATATTTGTAATTGCAGAAACTACAGACATAGTCACCATCATAGACATGACCGAAGGTGTCGCATGGATTCATTTAGTTATTCTCCTCTAAACTTGATTCGTAATCGTTAATGCCTACGCTATAGGCTATTGGGTCGCACTCTTTTAGTGCTCTGGAGGTATCGTATTCGTACCCTGCAATAATTACAGTTCCATAGACATCATTTAGCATTTCGTCATATGCTTGTTCTAATTCATATTGATTCATTTGATTTGTCCTCTCTTGCGTAGGATAGCCTCAACCTGCGCTAGTTGTTCAGGTGTAGATGTGCGATAGGCTTGCACACTTTCTCTAATCCAAGGGGATTGAGTCATAGCCTTTTCATGGGCTTCATGGCGAGCAATAGTTTGCTCTGTTTGTATTCTGTTTAGTGTATTCATTAGATGAGTACCTTTCTTTTTTTAGTAGTTAAACTTTAACTATCTAATACTGTAAGTATAGCACCGACCACTGACATTTTTGCCCTATTCTCGGGCGTGTCGGTAAACTATTTTTGTGATGTTTATCACATAAAATTTCCCCGGCCAATTTTGTCAAGTCAACACACCGATAAACCTCATATCGTTACGTAATCGTTATAATTCCCCATATAATGTGATGTACTTCACAGTCGCAAATGTCCGTTTTATACCGATACTAGCCAGTAGAATGTCAGACCCCCCTGCTATAATACTACTATAAAGAAAAACAAGCGGTAAAGAAATCCGCTAAAGAAAGGTCATAAAAATGACACTACAAGAATATAAAGAAATGGTAGAGGCTCAGCGTAAAGCAAGCCTAGCCGTAGCCCTATCCGTACTAAAGAAAGAGGTCAAATAATGACTATAAAAAATCTAATCCATGAGCATAATCCTATGCTCTCCGCTATCTCATCAGTAGGAGATGAGCAATTTACTTTCTGCCAAGATTGCGAGCAGAATATCTCTCGCTACTATGGCGACCACGACCCTGAGCGGTTACCTATGTGGACAGATTGGTATTTAACTAAATGAGTATTTTTAATTTTGAGTTATTCGTAACCGTTGAGGCAGATGATTTTGAGTCTGCACTTTCTTGGTTAAAAGTTTCACCCCTTGAAAATCAAATTGATTTTGAGGTTATTGACTACACAGAACTTAAAGGAGAATAAATAAATGGAAAAAGATATTTTTGGATTTGCTGAAGCAATTGAATTAGATAATCTTAGCGATAAAGATTTAAAAATTGTTGAATTAATTTTTAAAGATTTTAAATAACTAAAAAAGTTTTTTAGAGAATATCAAAACTCTAAAAAATAACCGGGCCGTTTTGTCAAATCGACACGCCGATCTTTTTAAGATTGTTACGTAATTGTTATAATTTCCCCTAGTTATCCACAGAAGTTATCCACAGTTTTGAAAGTGTGACATAAAACACACGAAAAATCGTCTCACTATTTGGATTTACTGGCTAGTAATGTCATAAATGTCAGACCCCCCTGCTATAATTGCAGTATAAAGAAAATCAGGTACAGAAATCCTGAATTGAAAGGTAGGTCACTAAATGACTACAATAAGTAAAACAACAGTATGCGTAGAGCATAACCCTAAATATTCTGCTATCTCAGAAGTATCAGATACACAATACACTTTCTGCCAAAATTGTGAAAACAATATAGACCGATTTTGGTTAGACTTTGGCTTAGAGCGTATGCCTCAATGGTCAGAGTGGGCGGTGACTAAATGAGTATTTGGACTAGGCTTGCTACTGTAAACGATTACCCTAAAGGCATGATGAACTTATGCCCTTGCGGTCAAGTGGTATTAGCCCCTGCGCTATACCATGAGGGGCAGTCATACATGACTAACCCTAATAAATGTAAAGAATTATTTGAAGGAGAAAATAAATGAGTACCTACGTACCAATTAAATCAGTATGCGGTGCAACTAGCACCAGCATAGATATCTATGACTTAGACCTTAACCCTCATGGGGTTATCTGTTGTGATAATTGCAAGTCTATCGTGTTGTGCCGTAAGGCATGGGACTTTCTATACAAGGGGGTTAAGTAATGGCTACAATTACAATAGGCGGATTAGGGCAAAAAATTGCTGTTTACTGTTTCGTGTGTTCTGGTAAAATGTCACACTGGGCGATTGCTTCAAATGGCGTTCGCTATGAGTGGCAGTGTAAAGATTGCGAAATCTCTATAAAATCAGATAGATTTGGAAATGCTAAATTACTAAAAGAAATGGAGAATAAATAAATGAAAACACTTAAAGAAAAGTTAGATGCAGTAGCGTTAGAGTTAGAGCCAGTACTATGGGATTTACTAAATGAAATTGAGGAGAAATAAAAATGGATCTATCTTTTTTTTATAGTGGAAATGCACTTTTGTTTTTATCTCTTGGGTTAATTGCTTATGGTTTTATTCTCTTTGCAAAGGGGGAATAAAATTTGCCCGGCCCGTTTTTTGACTGGTCAAACCTTTTACGTACGATGTGATTTTTCTCACATGCGACACGCCGTGTTTAGATTTGACTTTTTGACTTTTTTTTGCTATACTTGCAGTATAACAATTAAATAAGAACAGACAAGGCAATGAGCCTAGCAAATAAGTGTGATGAGTATCACAATGAGCCTAGCAAATAAATGCCCTAAAATGTCAGCCCTCAATGGTAAGATAGTCTTATCACTAAAACGAAAGGAAGTCACTAAATGACTTACACTATAAAACTAGAAACCTACTCAGGTTCAATAAAAAATATCCCCCTATCCACTAAAGGACAGGTTGCAGATTTTATCTCTAACTATCCTAATGCGTTACCCGTTGGCGTGTCCGTAAAAATATCCTGCGACTTGCTCGGTATTCGCGGAACACTACGCGGAAAGGCAATTCTCTAATGATAAATTCAGTAATGACAATACCTTGCGAGGAGTGCCACTCAACAGGTTTAATTTTTTTTGGCGATAACGATAATTTTGATACCGAAACTTGCGAGTGCGATTTTGGTATTGAACAAGACTTATATTTTTTCAACAACAACAACTAACGAATAGGAAATAAAAAAAATGACAGTATCAATTAAACACAATCTCGCTTTTGTAACTGAAGTAGACGAAACTCATCCAGTAGGTATTCGCCTGCTTGCACTCCCTGATGAAATGCGAATCCTTATGCTTGAATCAATGCTAAAGGAATTCCTTATCCCAGCACTTGGGCCAGTAATTGATAAAATTAACGAAAATGGCTCATACGCAATTCTTAAGGTAGTGGAATAAATGATGACACGCAAGGACTATGTAGCAACTGCTGAAATTCTAAATGGATTCAAAGATATAATCTTAGATGAAATTACTTTTGCTGATTTGGTAGATGAATTTTCTCTAATGTTTGAAAGTGATAATCCAAAATTCTCACCAACAATTTTTGAAACCGCTTGCTATAAAAATGCAGATGAATAAATAAAATAAAAGACCTGAGCAAGTCTGTGCAAAACTGCTCACTTTTTTATTGCAAAAAAACCCGGCCCGTTTTCCACAGGTTTATCCACAGGCAGGTTTAAGATACGCTTACGACACGCCCGAGATCTTGTGAGATTAATCACACCGAAAATGTATCCACATTGTGAGATTTATCCTCTACGATTTGAAAATGTCACCCGTATCTGATAGGATTACATAGTAATAATAAATTAACTAAAGAAAGAGGTTGCCCCCTATGGCTACTAAAGCATATTCTATCGTAGATTTACTTGAAGGTAAATACTATCGCTCACACTCCCGTTATATTGACGGACTAATCACTTACGCAGAAAAGCGTGACTCAGTTTACTATGGCGAAGGCTTTGAGGCTTACCTTGTAAAAGTACGCCCTACCTATAAGGGATTCCCTGATTTGCCCAAAGCAGATTTTTATGCTACGATTGCAGTAAAGGTTGGAGAATAATAATGGACTTCTATGATGACTACTATGAAACAGATATGATACGCCCAGATGTAAAAGATTGCTATTGCAAACTTCACTCAATTTGTACTAACTGCATGAAGGGATATAACTAATGGGAAACTTATTTGATGAGATTGGCACTTGCTACACTTGCTATGATGAAGGACTAATAATGAAAGATGAGTTTATTACAGATTTTTGCAACGATTGTGAAAAAGGCTCAGTCCTTGCTAATGAGTATGCTATATGGTATGCTGAAAATGAAATGAACGAATACACTAAAGAAATGGAAAATGCATAATGGAATATCTATACGCAATAACAGTATCCTATGACGGCAACACACCTCATTGGACAGGTCGCTACTCAGACGCACTAACCGCCGTTGATGAGTTTAATAAGCATATTGATTGGGGATTTGCAGATGAATACGCAACAGTTAATTTATCTGAGCCAAGTGGAAAGATGCACACACGCACTTTCTATCGTGAAGGCAGAAGGGTTGTGACTAAGTAATGGAAATTTTTGAGTTTAATACTTTCATAGATGTCGAGGCAGAGTCGTATGATGAAGCCATTGATGTCTTTCAATTCCAATTAAAGTATGGAATAAATAAAGATAATGTCTATGTCGCAGACATAAAGCAATTAACTAACAACAACGAAAGCGTAGAGGTATAAATAATGGGAAGCGTAACAGCAATTGGATTAGCAGATAGCGTATTAGATTTAGAAACTCAATTACTCTATCACTTGAAGGGTAATCACTATCCACCAGTACCAGCAGAAATGGTAACACCATGCATTGAAGCCATTGATGCAGCCTATGATGAAGATTTTAACCGCATGATTGACATGCCAAAGGTCGGTGACTTTCAGATTCTCTATAAAGACTCAACGCAAGCACCAGCGTGGGCAATTATTGAACAACACCACTTGGATTGGTTTATCACACCAACAGAGGAGGACTAATGACAGATTTTTATATTCCCCACTCAAAGTATTGTGATTGCAACGAATGCCTAACTATTGAGGAGAATGAATAAATGTCTGATACAATAAAAAACGTGGAACTTAGATTTGCTGATAACTTAACACCCTCTCAACTTATGCCAGGAGATCTAGTCAAGGTTGATGGTGAGTGTGTAACTATTGAAACCCTTACAGAAAATAAACACGGGTTTAATATTTATGCTAGAGATGATTTTAACGAAGAGGTTCATTTTTATTTATTTGATGATGAAACTATTGAGTGGTATGTATTTTTTGAAGAAGAATAATCACTAAACTAATTTTTAATCCTTCCCATCACAAAAAACCGCCCGGCACATTTTTTATAGAATGTCAAGTATTTACGTAATTTGACATTTTTCCCCATGTATGCTAAGATTAATTTATGAAAACAAGAAAAAACCCCGAGGAATTGCGTAGACTTATGGAATTACGCCGTAGTAATGCAGCCTCAGCCGTACCCTCAAAGAAAAACTATTCTAGAAAAAATAAATGTCAGTCCCTTATGCTAGAATTAAAGAAAGAAAGCGAGTCCCCTAATGACTAAACTACTAAGAAGCAAAGATAGAAAAGTAACTAATGCCGTATCCCCTAATGGTAAGACTGCCACTATTGCTAATACTTTTGGTCTTCCCGCAGGAAAAGCATATTCATGTCCTGGAGCCACAACAGTATGCGAAAGTGTATGCTATGCAGGAAAGTTAGAAAAAATATTCCCTAGTGTTAAAGTTAATCTATTACACAATTGGGATTTACTAAAAAATGCAGACGGTGTTACTATGACAACACTACTTAATGAAATGATAGATGAGTTTATTGTTGATTGTGAAAAGAAAAATGCAGAAAAGTTATTCCGTATCCACTGGGACGGAGATTTTTTCAATGACACTTATGCAATGGCATGGCGTGAGGTTATTCTTAATTATCCTACCGTTCAATTCTGGGTATACACTAGAGTTTCATCTGCGGCTCTTATTCTAAAGGGAATACAAAACCTATCTCTCTATTTTTCTGCAGATAGCGAAAATATCAAAACTGCCGTTGACTTAAAATTAAATAATGGTATTCGCATGGCGTACCTTGCTAAGACATTCGCAATAGGACAAGCAGACATAAAAGAAATGATAGGTAAGCCTAGTGCTAAGTGTCCTGAGAATAATAAACAAATTCCGCTAATCTCAACCAAAGGTTCGGCTTGCGTTTCTTGCTCATTGTGTGTATACTCTAAGAGTGACATAATTTTTTCTAGTAGTAAGAAGTGAGATAAAATGGAAGGCTATAAAATATTTTTATTTTTTTTATTATTTTTATTTATTTTATTTTTAAACCAGTGAAAACTGGCCCGGCACAAAAATATTTAAAAGTCAAATTTTAACCTTTAAGAAGATCAATTTATTTCCCCGATTACGTATGAGATTAATCACACCCAAAAACCTCACTAGGATTTGCTTTTATGACATTTTTATGTCATACTTAGGGTATAAACAAATAACAATTCCAAATAGTGAGATTTTTAGGTATTCAACTTGAAAATGTCAGTAGGAAATGTTATACTTAAAATATCAACTAAACAGAAAAGAGAAAATCATGTCAGTAGCAACCGCAACTTATCGTGTAGGAGATACCTATACAACACAGAAGTCAAAAGTAACAGGAGTCATTGAGGAAATCACAACTCTTGCAAATGGTAATGTTCGTGTTAAGTTAAATGTAGAAGGCAACACTCGCTACACAACTTGGACAGCAAAGTAATCTAATTACTTATTCCTGAGTATGAAATAAAACTACTCACGCAATACCCCCTAATAATCCACCAAAGAAAAGAGAAAACAAATGGCTAGAGCAAAAGCAATAAATGTAAAAATCCCAACAGTACGAGTAATCGCAGGACTAGAGGAAGCACTCGCTACCCTAGAAGCAGACTACGCAACACAATCAGCAAAAGAAGCAAAGTACGAAATTGCTCGCAAGGCTTGGCAAAAAGAAGTTCAGGACTTTGCTATCGCAAACATCAGCAAGGCAGAAAACTTCCGCACCAACTTCCGTTCTTGGTCAAACAATCTCAACATTGACTTTGACTTGACAGTATTAGAAAAGGACTTGCCTAAAGAGCCTGAGCAGGACTACGAAGTAATCCATCAGCACACTTATCGTGAGTCAAAGAAAGAAATCACAAACGCAATTCGTCTGTTAAAAATGACAGATGAGGAAACAGTAAGCACAAGCACTTACAATGCTATTGCTCAGTATCTCTAAATAATCCAACACCTGAGTATGTGTATAAACTGCTCACACAATTAAATGATGGTCTGTCCGTTCCGACGGCATAGGTAAGAGTGTGACCCTTTAACCAAAGGGTATTGAGTCATAACGGCACACCGCCATCCACCCCTCCCCAGGATCCAGGGAAATTGACAAATGTCAGACCCTCATAGTATAATTAATATAACCAACAAGAAGGAGCCCCAAATGGGATTAGATATGTACCTTAGTGCAAGAAAGCACTTAGAAAAAATCAACTGGAAAGCACTACAAGGAAATGATGAACTATCTTATTCATCTCCTGAAGCCGTATATCCTAAGTTTAATGACCTAATGGAAATCACACAACTATCAGATGTTGCTACAGATATTTATGGAGCAGAGGTATCAGTTACTTGTGCCTACTGGCGCAAGGCTAATCAGATACACAACTGGTTCGTTACAAATGTTCAAGGCGATAACGATAACTGCGGAGAATACTATGTATCACAAGATAAACTAACAGAATTAATGGTTTTATGCGAACACGCACTTGAAAATAAAGACCCAGCACTACTACCCCCACAAGAAGGATTTTTCTTTGGGGGCACAGATATTGATGAGTGGTATTGGAATCAACTAAAGAATACTATTACTCAGTTAAAGCGTATCTTTGCTTTCCCTGAAATTAATAATCTCTCATTCTACTATAACTCATCTTGGTAATTGACAATTGTCAGTACCCTGCGATATACTTAAACTAACCAACTAACAGAAAGAGGCCCCCAATGGAGCAAACAGTAATACCAGCAACAACGCAAGAATTTCTACAATCTCAGGTATCAATTAAAGATGAGCGTATTGCTCAACTAGAAGAGCATATCCAAAAACTAACACAACGTTCATATACAGATTCTGCAGAGCGCAACCGTATGGTTGAGGGTATGCAAGAGTGGACACTTAATGAACTAGAAAATGAAGACATAACAGAAGAGCAAGCAGAAGCAATTGCTGAAATTATGGGCTTTGAACTTACAAAAGAGTTTGAGGTTGAAGTTACTGTTCTTTATTCTGTTACAGTTAATGCACGTAATGAGGAGCAGGCTACTAATGCAATTCACGATATTGATTTTGATACCGTTGACTATAACTCAGACTCAATTCAATACTTGTCATCATCAATTGATAGAGTAGATATTTAGTAGGGGGCTACTAATAGACATGCCGAATGTCTATAAACTAGGCAAGGGACCTAAGCATTGTCCACGTAAACTGCTTATTTTTTTTATTTATTCAGTTGCATAAAATGTGGGCCGGGGCAGTTGTGATCAATATCACATTGTGAATTACGACACAGTTACGATATGCCCGAATTGCCCCATGTCTGCTTATACGATTTGACTTTGTCAGCCCTGTCTGCTAAACTTAGTATAACAATCAAACAGAAAAGGAAAAATAAACTCATGGCACATGAACTAGAAACACAAAATGGAGTAGCCTCTTTCGCTTCATTTCGTGAACCTGCTTGGCATGGATTGGGTACTGTATTCACAGAGGAAAAATCTACATCAGAAATGTTGGCTTCTGCCAATCTTAATGGTTGGAACGTTCGTCTAGAGGATTTAGTGACCCCTTCACATTTATCAAGCGACAAAGAATATCAGTATGTCGTTCGCACTAACCCTACTGATAATTCTCAAACCGATATTCTTGGTGTTGTCGGTGAGCGATACCATGTAATGCAAAATGAGGATTTATTCTCATTTGGAGATAATATCCTAGACGGCGGTGGTCGTTGGGAAACTGCTGGCTCAATCAAGGGTGGTCGTGTTGTATTTGGTGCGTTAGCACTAGAGCGTGAAACTATCCTAGACCCTAATGGTGTTGCTGATAAGGTAAAAACTTATTTACTTATTAACACTTCCCATGACGGTTCTATTGCAATTCAAGCAAGCATAACACCCGTTCGTGTTGTGTGTGCTAATACTCTCAATATGGCACTCAACACTACAAAAAAGAAAAATGGTATCAAGCAATCTTTCAAGATTCGCCATACGCAAACCGCACAAGGTAAAGTGCAAGTGGCTCGTGAAACTCTTGGGCTTGCTAATGCATACATGGATTCATTTGACATCATGGCAAAAACTTTATTTGCTACTGAGGTCAATGCTAAAATGTTCAATGAGATTATTCTCGCTTCATATCCTAAGCCTGAAAAAGATGCTAAGGGTGCAATTAAAAAGTGGGAAAATAAAGTTGATACTATCAACGACATTTACACAGGCGAGTTTAACGGCATGATTGCTGGTAATGCTTGGGGTGCGTTCAATGCACTAACTGAGCGACTAGACTGGTATCGTTCTGCTCGTGGTGGTTCTAACGAGTCAATTCTTGCAAGTGCAAGTGGATTTGACCCTGCAATTAACGCAGAGAAAAATCGTTTGCTCAAAGTTGTAAAAAATGTAATGCAACTCGCATAACAAAATAATCCTGAGCATGATTGAAAACTGCTCCGCATGATTGCGTAGAATAGTTGGTTAATTCGCTAGCCTGTCACGCTAGAGATCGTGGGTTCAAGTCCCATCGCAATCGCCAATAAAATGGGCCGGGTCCGTAACATTTTGTTATAAAACCAATTACGATAGATGACATTTTTCCCCAAACCTTATTAAGAAGAACTTGACATTTCCCCCAAACCATGCAATAATTAATACATAACCCACTAACAAAGGAATTTCATGAGAGAACGCACAACAGGATATATAGGTAATATTTTAGACGGAAAGAAACTAGCCAAGATTGCCAATAAAATTTACAAAGCGCAATATAACAGTGTTAGTGAATGTACAATAGATAACTTACTACTAATTGAACTTGAAGAGAAGAATGTTTTTGGAGATTCAAAGTATGCCGTTGTATGTACAGAGGGTGTTGGCTGGGAGCAAGATAGTTATGGTTGTCTTGAAATCCCGACAAATGTTGGTGCTATGGGTAACTGGAATGGCCGTGTATTCATATCAGTAGAGGTAATTGGACAATGTTTAACAGGACAAACACAGGATATCTCAAAATACATTCGTACCTTTGGAGATAGATTAGATAATAACTGTTACCTATGGCAATGTAAAATGTCAGTCCTACCTAGTACAATATCAGTATGACCCAAACAACATTCAAACCATACACAATATCAGAACTCGTAGATGAAATCTACAACGACAACTACTCACATCTTGAATTCATGGATAACATGGGTGGAGATTGTGACTGCGTAATCCATACTACTATGCAAACCATCTTAGAATACTGGGGAGAATAATGTGGACTACCTATAGTTATGTTTGTACTAACTGTGATGCATTGATCCAGGTCACTACTCAAGTTACCCCTGAAGAAAATGCATCCTGTACTTGTATGCGTGGGGCCTGGGTAACTCGTACTGCCATGGAACCTAATGTGAGCAAGGTCACACCTCCAAAACTTGTAAAAATCAACACCAACCCGTATAATTAATATATGGACCTAAGTACACTAACCGAATATCTAAAGATACACCTAATCAGTATCCAACAGGACTATGATAAGTTACCTGACGGAGACACACATTCTGTTGCCCACCTTAATGGACAACAACTAGCCATTAACCATATACTAAGAGTAATCAATGACTGAGAAGTATCCTTTCATACCCGAATATTTGACAAAGGCTTTAGAAGATACATCTATACCTCTAATTGACCTAATGCACGGCTACCTTAAACAAGAAATGCTGGACACTGAAGAACTAATGAAAGATAACAATGACAGATTTTTTCAGGGATATATAGAAGCCTTGACAAACTGCTATGTCATGACCTATAATTTATCTATAGACCGTAAAAACATAGAGGAGACCCAATGACACCACAAGAAATGTTAGAACAGATGATTGACAAGGCTACTTTAGATTTCTTGGAGATAACCAAGGAAGAAGAAGACGGCGACTTTGGAGATGCAATGCTATCTATGGAACGCACAGAGGCTAATGGTTTTCTAGAAGGTTTGTCAGTGGCATACCATATAATCTTTGATAAGGTATATACCTCACCAGTAGGATTGGATAACTAATGCCTAAGTGTTTAGATTGCAATAACACCACAAGATTTTGGTATCAGGAATTAGGAAATAAACTTGGTATCTATAATGAAGACGGTACCCTTGATGATGTAGAGGACGACTACTACGATGAAGTAGAAGGTGGCACTTGTGCTGAATGTGAATCTGCAAACATTGAGGGGAAGTTATAATGGATAACTTTATTGAAATGACAGAAGACGAATGGATTGCTACATACAAACCAATCAAAAATCATATAGATACAAATGCTTCTTTTAATGGAGAGATGTTTGAGACATATGGAGAAGAAGTAGAGTTTGTTAAAGCCCAAGATGAGAATCGCATTTGGATGTATGGAGACGGAGACGACGGTGGGGGATATGTATGGTCTGGTTGGGGATTTGTAAATAGAATAGGATACTTTATCACTGAGGTTCCTTTCCCTGATAATACTACTATACAGGTTCAACTTACCATACCGTTTTATTGTTGTGAGAATTGTGACTCAGAACTAGAAGACCCTGATAATCTAATTAGAGATGCCTTTGATGAGGCAGACTTGCAAAAATGCCCTAAATGTGCTACGATTGATGAAATGACCCTAGTTGAATTGGAGAAGTAAATGATAGAAGGACTCGAAATAGCAGGATATTTTTCAGTAGACTCAGGACAAGCAATGGTAGGCGACCCCTGCTATCTAGATGATTGGGATACTAATAAAAATGATGAATGGAATCTAGAAGGTAAAGAAGGAGAGTATTCTTATCATGGTTCTAGTGCTACTACACTAACAGACTCATTCGGACAACTAGGCAACTCTACTGCCGTAGTATTTCAAACGGGATATGGAGACGGACTCTACCCTGTATATGTTAAGTTAAATGATGATAATCGTGTTTCAATGGTTGTCATTGACTTTGAGGATAATGTAGAGGTAAACAACTAATGGGGGCACGTATTAACTTTGTCTTCAAAGACCGTGAGGGCCGCCCTGCAGTAGTCTTATACAGTCACTGGGGCCAAGATGAATGGCAACGAGACATAGCAATGGCCCTAGACCATGCCCGTCCTAGATGGGGTGATGAGTCTTACTGTACACGTATGATTATTAGTTATTTAATGCAAGATAGCATTCTAGATGAAACTGGATTTGGTATTTATGCTATTAATGATACATTATCTACCCTAGGAGATCAAACCGTTATAATTGATATCATTCAAGAAACTATTATTGACGGTAATACTAAGGTAGACTGGGACTTATTTGTACAGGCATACAAGCCTGTCGCTGCGCTAGTGGGGGGGTAGGGTCACTCTCGCACTTACGGTGGGGGGCCAACTGTGGTGGGTTGCTCCCCACCTTCTTTTTTGGTATAATAGTAAAGAGAGGAACTCATGTATAAAATTACTAGAAATAATGTAGCCACTAATGAAGAAAAGATTGCTAAAAAAATATCGGTACTTTTATCAGATTTCACTATTGACTTAGAAAAGGTTGGATACTATTTAGCAAGAGCGACACCCTATTTACTTTTTTGCAGAAGCCTAGAAGTATTAGAGTCAGCACAATTTCAGAAAGACACCATTGAACAACAGAGAATAGGATATGATAATGACAGACTTTTTTATTAAGTGTCAGATTTTAGGGGAACTATATGAAAACTATAAAGAAGAGTTTGAAGATTTAATTGAAATAAATGACATTGGTTTTCCAATAGCATATCTAAATACACAAAACCTAGTTATACCAACTTCTCCAGGAATGAGATATGTAGAAGAGGCATGGGATATGCTATTACTAGACCTTGTGGTTGAAGATAAAGGTTTTGAAGATTTAGATGATTTGTTGGTTTTTGCAAACTATGAATGAAATCTAGCCCTGCGGGGCCGGGATTTTTTATAAAATTTTAAACCATCAAACCATATTTCCTAAAACCTTATTACGAAGCATCCAAATTTTTTCCCCAAACCTCATCTGCTATACTTGAACTATGGCTAATTTTGAAACGGTATGTGGAATTCTAGGTGAACTACACTTTAACTATGGTGATAGTAAAGACTTTAGAGGTTTTGTAGAGTTTAATGATCTTGGCCTTCCCCTGGCTTTTTTAATAAATGAAGGTTTGGTAGTAGAGTTATCAGATGATGGACGCAGGTATGTTATAGATACCTTTGATATGTTTGTTGCTTCCCTCAAAGTAGATCCTGATGACATCATGGACGGCATGACGCTTGATGAACTTTTGGAAATCGCTGCAGCATCCCAAACATAAAACCTTACAAGACATTACGAAGCCCTAAAAACTTTTCCCCAATCATCGACAAACCTTCAAACCTTCATGCCAGGATATAAGGTTTGTTATTCCTATAGAGGTATTACGAACTCTCTTTATTTATCCCCCGCCCTGCAATCAATCTAAGGATATTCAAACATTCTGCAGCGGGGGATCAAAAGATATACCAAACCACACAGTATAAAACACATTACGAATAACATATATTTTTCCCTGGTTTTCTAGATATTTATCAAACCTTTCAAACCTTTATATGATTTAATTGGACATTTTCTCCACATTTGTGTAGGGTTTTAGAGTTGACAAATGGAAGGTTTGGGAGTATAATGCCAGGGTTTGTAAGGTTTGACAATGTAAAGGTTTTATGATAGGAGGTTTTGGGGTGTGAGGTTTGAAGGTTTTGGGGTGTGAGGTTTGTCCGTTAGACATTACGAACGCATCTGTATAAATGCTCCATTCCCCACTTCACTCCACTTTCCTCCACTTTAAGATAAATCTAAAAAATATCAGTAACATTTATCCTGTGGATAACTATCCTAAACCTGTGGATAACTCTATCAAACCACGCCTTCCTCCTGTGGATAACTTCATCAAACCTCTGCATAAACCTGTGGATAACTATCAAACATATGTAATAGATATGTTCTATAACCTGTGGATAACTCCTAGAGTTACTCTGATAACTTTGTGATATTATGGGTATATGAAACCTTTTCTGATCATTATGCTTGGCCTATTTCTATTCTTAAATTACATGGCTTATCTCCAACAAATCCGTATGAGTGGATAAAACCAGGGTATATAAACCTCTGGCTATCTGGCATATGGGGCTATAAGGCTATCTGGCTATAGGGTTTGTATCTTATACTGGGGATTATGATGTCTTGACTTTCCCCCGATTTTTTGATATGATGGTTTAATGAAGCAATGGAAGCAAAGAACCTGGTTTCAGGCTCCCGATGGCACAAAAGGATCTAATGCCTTAGTTGCTAAAGAGGCTGGAGTTACTACTGGAACAGTTACCAATGTATTTAGTTATCCTGAAAAAGTAATACCAGAGACTAAAAAAAGGGTTTTAGAGGCAGTTAAAAAACTTAACTATACCTACAATGTAATGCCAACAATGAAAATGTGTACTGTCTGTAAGGTTGCCAAACCATTTGAAGATTTTTATGATGGCTATAAAGCCAAGAAACAAAGAGATGTTACAAATAAAAAATATCTTCATTCTAGATGTAAAGATTGCGATCATGCCAGAGTTAAGGTCTATCATAAAAATAATAGGGTTAAAGTTAGAAAACAACAGTTAATTTCTCATAGACGTAGAGAGTATGGGCTAACTGAAGAAGAATACAATAATATGGTTTTGTCTCAAAATAACATGTGCGCTATCTGCAATAAGCCTAATGATAGAACCTTACATATAGACCATGAGCATGTAACAGGCAAGGTTAGGGGCTTGCTATGCTCTAACTGTAACCTAGGTATAGGACTGCTTCAAGAAGATCTTATTATTCTTAATAGGGCTATTAAGTACTTATCTTGATATACCGTGCAAAAGTAGGCTGTTAACCAATGGTGCCCGTGTAGGGCAGTGGAAGGTTTGTTACTCTATTATCGCCGAACATTAAAAACTTGACAACTTATCCTCCAAATGGTATGATAGATATATGACACACGATGAATTGCTCGAATTCATAAATAGCCCAACCTGTCGGAATAGTCGAACCTTAGAGACTCCATACGCAGCCCTTCGTGCAGTAGTGGAATTGCATAAGCCTTCTTTGGTAAATGCCGAAGAGTGCGAAACTTGCACACTACACACAGATTATTCTGACAGGTATATTGCTTATCCTTGCGAAACCATTCAAGCCATAGAAAAGGAGTTAACGTGAGTAGCATAGATACTTGCTGGAATTGCGGTAACTCTGATATTGAAGCAATAGAAAAAGTTGCTCTGGCAATTCAACAAAGACATGATAATGGATCTTACTTTGATAAGCAATGGTCAAACCATCATGGACTAATGCGTTGCGATTGTGTTGAATTAATACGATTTATAAGGAACTTAAAATGAAACTACACTATGGGAAAATGACTGCCAACTATTCTTTTGGGGTATATGTTCATGACTGGGGATACCCTATTAAACATGAATGGGAAATTGGCTTATACCTGTTCCATTGGTATATAGGAATAGACTTTTTTAAATGACCTGTACAAAATATGGCTGTAACTATGAACTAGACCTTGATGGTAAGGTAACTTGTACTGTATGTGGTGCAATGGATGATGATATGAGTCCAACAACATTAGATATGTTTGAGGCTCAGGTAGATTTTGAATGAAGCGTTGTATACATGTATATAAAATTGTGCATGAAGACATATGTTCACTATGTGGTAGGGACACCCATGAAACAAACTGGGTACAAGAATTAAAATATAGACGAGAGTATGTAGAAAAAGTGGGCTTATTCTATAAACGTTCTGTGTGGTGGAGTATATAGGTTATAATAGGCTTATGCCATGTATACATTATAAAGCAATTAGTGTGGTAGAATGTATATATGAATGAAAAATTAATTGAACTATTAAAGGCTCTTCTTGCAGATACTGTAGCCTTAAAGTTTAAAGCACATGGATACCATTGGAATGTTGAAGGAGATGATTTTCCTCAAGCACATGCTTTTTTTGAAATGATTTATAATGATTATGAAGAAGCAATTGATGGCTTTGCAGAAAACCTTCGTCGTTTAGATACATATGCTCCATTTAAACTTTCACGTTTTGTAGAACTATCAAAGAATGTAGCAGAAACTGATGTTAATTCTGATTTTGTAGTAATGGCTGGCGATCTTCTTATATCAAATGATGCAGTTTTAGTAGTTTTAAAAGATACATTTGATGTGGCTGATATGGCTCGTGAACAAGGTGTTGCAAACTTCCTTGCAGAACGTATTGATCAACATCAAAAATGGCATTGGCAACTTAAGGCAGTTACTAAGCCTTCAATGAATTAATAATTATGTCTACAATAGTAGATATTGATGGAACACTACTAAGTAACGGTACACAACCTATTCAAAGAGTAATTGATTATGTAAATTCACTTCCAGGTTCATTAATAATTGTAACTGGAAGAAATGAATCTCAAAGGTCAGAAACAGTTAAAGCATTACGAGCAGCAGGTGTTAAGTACTCTCGTCTTATTATGAATCCTGGTTCTAGTTCTGATACCGCTAAATATAAATATGAAGTAGGTCTAAAACTTAAAGGATCAGTTAATCTTGCTATTGATAATAATCCTACTATGAGAGCAGCATATGCTAAAGCAGGCATACCTACAAAAGATCCAGCAACTTTACCAGATATGAAGAAGTTTTGGACAATCTAATTGTCTTTGTCTAAAAAAGAAACACAGGCTCTTCAACAACAATATTTCAATAAAGTAAAATTAAATAATAAAGAACAATGGAGCCTATGCTATATATGCTCTAAGCCTAGATATAACTTTACTACTGTAGAAAATATATCTATGCCTGTGTGTGAGGAACATTCTTGACATACCGTTCAAAAATTGGTAGACTTAGTATATGCAAACTTTTTTGCCAGATAAAGATTATAAACTCTCTGCCCAAACCCTAGATAATAAGCGACTCAATAAACAGATCCTAGAGGGCTATCAGATACTCAAAGTATTATCAGGTGCAACAGAGTCAGGGGCTTGGCGTAATCACCCTGCAGTGCTCATGTGGAAGGGCTCAGAGACCCATCTTATGAACTATGTCAACCATATGGTAAATGAGGCAGACATTCGTGGCATCAAGACAGTTAACAATGTATTAAACCTAAAAATTTTAAAAGCGGGGTTTGGAAAAATGTGGGGTAAAAATAAACCTATTTGGCAAAAACCAGAACATATCTCTCGTGTTATAGAAAGCCATAGGGCTAATCTTTATAGGAAAGATTCTATTATCTATGCCGAGTATCAACTCAATACCGCCGATCCATGCTGCGAAAAGTGTTTATATTATTGGCCTACTCATAAAGAAAGACAAACTTGACAAACTTGTTATCAAACTGTATAATGGATATATGAGCATAGACGAAATGACATTACGAGAAGAGATTGCCAAGGCTATTGAAAATATTTCTTTGGGAGAAGATAATGACCAACTAAATGCATTAGGTATGCGTATGCTTGCAGCAAAAGTTGCAAGGGGAGAAAATAACTACATGACAAACATGTTTAAAAGCAAAAATGACTTTGAATAAAAACGAATGCTTAAAGTGTGAAATATCATACAAAGATCCTCTATTCTGGGAAACTCATCAAACAATGAGCGATAACAAAATTTGGTGTGCATATGCCAAAAGAATGTAACCATACTTGGTATATGCGTGAACTTGGTATACAGTGTACTAAGTGTTTAATTCTTTGGGAGAACAATGAAAGAACCTAAGATAATCCAAATGGATTGGCGATCATTAGGCTATTGGCCTGTTTGGAAAAATGGAAAGAAAGTGTGGGTACCTAAAAATGATGAATCATTCAACAAAGATTCAAAGAACTAAGATATGGCCATTACGATGGATAGGTAATTTTCTTGGTGGCTATGCAGTTAATCATTTAGTTAAATGTTTTGATTACGATGAAGATGATAAATTGGAGTTTGCTTATAAATACCACGCAAAAATGTGGAAGTACCTCAATAAACCTTATGAACGTTGGGGAACATACTATAAACTAGACTTGGACGGCTGGAAGAAAGAACTAGATAAGATAAAAGAAAATGTACAGAATCAGAATTGGGATGACTATGATGAAGATGGCATAGCATATTGGGAAAAAGATGAGTAGAACACTTATTTGTCCAACCTGTAATAAAGAATGGGAACTTCGTTGGGGAATCTTTGCCCATGAATCATTATCTAGACATATGAGGGAACATGATTAATCTTGAGATCCCTGATCCATTTGAAACTTTTGTATCAAAAAAATATATTAATTATAAAGGGTATGTACATGATTTTTTTATTAGAGAATGGTCTTATAGGTGTTTAACTTGTAAGGATAATATGTCTGCTCCATCCCGCAAAATTATGACAAAGATTAGATTATTTCATACAAGAAATGAGTGCACGGGTGGATATTAATTACTTTATTGCAATAAACCTTCAAACCTGATAGAATGGATACATAAGGAGAAGTATGTTTTGTAATTATTGCGGGAATAGATTAGAACACGGTGATTGTAATTATTGTAATGATAATAACAATGCCCTTAGAGAATTTGAGGAAGAAGATGATTAATGCTTTAGTTTTAATCCCTGCATTTATTGCTGGGTATGTAGCATGTTATTTTGTTATGACCTATAAGGTCAAATAAATTAAGGTTTGTAGCAAATGTGGGCTTAACTTAGATAAGTCCTTTTTCTCTCCATCTTCTGGTGGGAAATATTTAAGGCCAGAGTGTAGGTCTTGTGCTTCCAAATTAGCAAAGCAAAGGCTAGAACTAAGGAAGGTTTGGGGATATCCAGAAGAAGATCACATATGCCCTATTTGTTTAAAAAATGAACAAGAACTCAAGGGTACTGGAGGAAATGCTAGTATCTGGGTAGTAGATCATGACCACATAACAAATAGTTTTAGAGGACATATATGCCACAATTGTAATCGTGGTCTTGGTGTATTCCAGGATAATGTTGATAGATTAGAAAGAGCAATTAGTTATCTAAGTTCGGAGCGGTAGCCAAGTGGTAAAGGCATCAGCCTTATATGCTGAAGATCGTGAGTTCAACCCTCACCCGCTCTACCCCTAAGTATGCCCTGCGGTTTCTACCCGCTTGAAAGGCTAACGGATACATGCAGGTTCAATCCCTGTCTTAGGGACTTTGGTTCAAATCTATATGATATAATTAAACTATGCCATATAAAGATCCAGAAAAACAAAAAGCAGCGCAGAGTGCTTGGTATAAAAAAAATAAAGAATTAACATATTCAAGATCTTTAAATAGCAAAGAAAAACGTAAAAACATAGTTAGAGAAATAAAAGAATCTTCTCCGTGTAAAGATTGTAATATTTTCTATCCATACTATATTATGCATTTTGACCATATGGATTCATCAAAAAAGATTGATAAAATTTCTTCAATTATTCATACATCCAGTTTAAGTAGTATTTTAAAAGAAATAGAAAAGTGTGAACTTGTCTGTTCAAATTGTCACTCTAAAAGAACATGGAAGCGTCAGCACGGACTGATGCTATAATAGATAAAACAAAGGGGTAATGTTGGCTAACATAGTTTTTTTAGGTAATTTTGAAGTGTCTTATAGTAGTGAGAATCATCATGCTAGTAGTCTAGAGTCTTTAGGCCATACCGTGACAAAACTGCAGGAGCGTAAGGCTAAGACACAAACCATCCTAGAAAAAGCATTAGACTCTGACCTATTTATCTGGGTACACACACATGGCTGGGAAACTAGTGGAAACATCACAATGGATCAAGTTCTTAACAAACTTAACTCTACTGGCATTATTACTATGACATACCACTTAGACTTATGGTTTGGCCTTGATAGACAAAATGATCTTAAGCATGATAGTTTCTATAGAACTATTGGTCACTTCTTTACTGTAGATAAACTTATGGCTGATTGGTTTGATCACAATACCGCCGTGAAAGGCCACTTCATGCCTGCAGGTGTATACGATAAGGAATGTTACATACACCCAGACTATAATACACAAGGCTTTGAGTATGATGTTATTTTTGTCGGTAGCAAAAGATATCACCATGAACATAAGTATCGCCCAGAACTAATTGACTTCTTAAGAAAGACATACGGCAAAAGATTTCTTCATGTTGGTGGAGATGGAGATACTGGAACTATTCGTGGAGATGCATTAAACCGTGTCTATGCTAAAAGTAAGATTGCTGTTGGAGATAGCCTTAACATAGGTTTTGAGTATCCTTACTATACTAGCGATAGGTTATTTGAAAGTACTGGTCGTGGTGGGTTTACTATCTACCCAGAAATTAAGGGGCTAGATCAATACTTTGCACCCGATGAAGTTGTATTCTATAAGCATGGAGACTTTCATGATTTAAGAGATAAGATAGATCAGTATCTTGAAAATTCTTTGGTAAGAGAAAGAATTAGAGTAAATGGTCATACCCGTACAAAGAAAGAACACACATATGTACATAGATGGACCGCAATCTTAGAAGAGTTGGGCATTAAATGAATTGTTTAGTAACTGGAGGAGCAGGATTTATTGGATCCAATCTTGTTGATAAACTTATAGACCTTGGTCATAATGTTATCTGTATAGATAATGAGTCAGCAGAGTGTCATGAGCAATTTTATTGGAATTCAAAAGCAAATAATTATAAATATGATATATGTGATTATGACCAGATAGAGCATTTATTTAATGGAGTTGACTATGTCTTCCATATTGCATCTGATGCAAGAATTCAACCAGCAATCCTAAATCCTAAAAAATCTATTGAGTCAAACTCAGTTGGAACTGCTAATGTACTGGAACTATCTCGCTTAGCAAAAGTAAAGAAGTTTATTTATTCTAGTACATCTTCTGCATATGGCAAGAAAGCAATACTTCCAAATATAGAAACTCAGGCATCTGATCCACTAACACCATACTCTGCTGCAAAAGTCTTTGGTGAAAACCTTGCAAGAGTTTACTACAATCTTTATGGTCTTGAAACTATATCACTTAGATATTTTAATGTTTATGGAGATAGGCAGCCATTAAAGGGTCAGTATGCACCAGTAATAGGTTTATTTTTAAAGCAATACCACGAAGGAAAACCATTAACAGTTGTTGGAGATGGATCTCAGCGCAGAGACTTTACACATATATCTGATATTGTAGAAGCAAATATCCTTTCATCTGAAGCAAGTCATGGTTTTGGTGAAGTATATAACATAGGGTATGGAAGTAACCACTGTATACTTGATCTTGCTAATATGATTTCAAATGATGTTAAGTTTATCCCGTCAAGAATTGGTGAAGTACAAGAAACTCTTGCATCTAACGAAAAGTTTAAAAGTTTAACTGGTTGGACTGCAAAAATATCTTTAATGGATTGGATACAAAAATGAATATAAACTTTGGTTGTGGAAGCATTCAGCCTTCTGATTGGACTAATATAGATATTGATCCTGAATATAAAACAGAACACAAAAATTTACATTTAATTCCAGATAATTCATGTGATATTTTAGTTTCACATGCAACGATATGTGGAATATCTTATAATGAAATAAAACCAACATTATTAGAATTTAAAAGAGTATTAAAACCTTCAGGGATTGTAAGAATTAGTTTGCCAGATATACTTTCTGGATTTGATGCATATAAAAATAACAATATTAACTTTTTCCCAAATTCTGAAGATAGTTTAGATAGACGGTTTTCTGCTTGGTTGACATGGTACTCAACATCAAAATCTTTATTAACATATAAAGCATTAGAATATAAGTTACATGATAGTGGATTTAAAAATATAACAAAAGTAAAATATAAAGAAACTACATTATTAAACCCTAAAGTTTATGAACTTGATACTAGAGAACATGAATTCTATTTTATGGAGGCAATAAAATGACAGAAATGATTAAAGCAACAGTTAATGGTGAATTTGATATAATTCTTCCAAAACATCGTGCAGATAGACCAGATTGGTACCAACCTAATGGATGGGAAAAATTAAGGCTAAAATCAATGCACAATAATATTGGTAAAGGAGATGTTGTTTACTATGTTGGTGCAGAAGAAGGAGAGTTTCCAGCCCTATGTCAAATGTGGGGTGCAGAAGTTGTATTGTTTGAACCAAACCCTAAAGTATGGTCACACTTTCCTATAACTTGGTCTGCTAATAATCTAGAACTTCCAATGGTATGTATTCCTGGATTTGCATCTGATAAGATAAACAATCTTTCACGAATTTATTATAATGAGTGGCCACCAGAAGTTAACAATGTAATTGAAGCAGCACATGGATTTAAAGAATTATATCTTGAAGGAGATACATATGGTCAGATAACTATAGACTCTTGTGTTTATGATCATGGGATTAAGCCACCTACTGCTATTTCATTAGACGTAGAGGGTAGCGAATGGAGGGTGTTAGGAGGGGCTGAGAGGGTGCTTAGAGAGTATAAACCAAAGATTTGGTTATCTGGACACCCTGAGTTTATGCTACAGCAGTGGAATGAAGCATTGCATGATCTTAGACAATGGATAAAAGGATTAGGATATAATGAAACTCTTTTAGATTATCAACATGAGGTACATTTATTTTATGAGTAATTTAATTTTTTGTCCACATACAGATGATGCAATTTTTTCTTTAGGTGATTACATTATTGATAACCCAAATGATGTTTTTACAATTGCATCAGCATTTGCTGGTATACCAAAAGATGAAGTTGGATATAAAAAACATACCATATTAAGACAAGAGCACGATGAAGCATGTGCCATGATAAATGCTAAGGTTATTAATAGTGATCTATTAGATGATGTTTATGGAAAACAAAATGAAAATGATTTAATAGATTGGATAAAATCTATAATTGTAGATTTTGATAATATATATATTCCACTAGGAATACATCATCCAGATCATGTCTTATTATCTGAGACATTGCTTAATTTAATAGAGTCTTTGAATAAAACATATTTTATTTATGCAGAACTTCCATATAAAATTGCATATCCAGAACTATATCAATCAAGATTAAATAAGTTTAAGTCTATTCATAATCTACAAAATATTTCTATTAACTTTACAAAAAATAAAATAAATGCAATAAAAAAATATAACTCACAAATAACTTTTTTTTCTAATAAAACAATAATAGATGAAGATCTAATCAATAACATTGTTGTAGAAGAAAAACTTTGGAAGGTATTAAATTGATATCTGCATACTTGTATTCTCATGATGGACAAAACTATGCAAATGACAAATGGGATTATGGATTATTAAAAGAAATATTTGATAAGCATGAAGTAGATCAAATAAGGGTTACAGAAATTCCAAAAGGTGATAAAGCCTTTGTTGTAATTCCTGGACCACAAACTGCTGGCAATGAAGAATTGTTATCTAATGAATTGAATAAACTTTCTAGAGTTGTTTTATTTATTAATGGAGACGAGAATGCTAGGTTTGATGTAAGTAAAATTAGACATTCTAATATTGAAATATGGATTCAATACCCTCATGAAAAGCATGATCAATATAACAAGATGCCAATTGGAGTTCCACAACACTTAAAAGATAACGTTCCAGAGTATAAAGAAAAAGAGTATGATGTATATTTTGGGGGACAGATAACGCATCAAAGAAGAAAAGAATTATCCTTAATTATGCCAAAACTAAAAAATTCACTCTATGGACCAACAAAGGGATTTTCCCTAGGAGATACACCAAAAGATTATTATGCTAAACTTGCAAGTGTAAAGATTGCTCCTTGCCCATCTGGGGCAGCAGTAATAGATACATTTAGATTTTTTGAGGCAATAGAATTATTGACACTTCCAATTGCAGACAAACTAGATCCATCAATGACAGAAACAAAATTTTATATTAAAATGTTTGGTCCTGAATTTCCTGTTGAATCTGTAGACAATTGGAATAATATTGAAAAACTTCTTCCAGAATTATTAGAAAATTATCCAAACAATATGCATAGAGTTGTTTCTTGGTGGATTAAATATAAAAGAGATCTGGGTATTAAAATAATGGAGCAATTAAATGCATAAAAGAGATATAACTATTGTTTTAGTAACCTCTGTCTTGCCATCTCACCCAAATACAGACATCATTGATGAAACAATTAAGTCTATTAGATTTCATTTTCCAGATAATGAAATAATTATGCAGATTGATGGATTAAGAAGAGAACAAAATCACCGCAAAGCAGACTATAATGAATATAAGAGTCGTATTTTGTGGAAATGTTTGCATGAATATAAAAATGTTCTGCCAATGGTTTTTGAAAGTCACATCCACCAAACAGGAATGATGAGACTAACAATGCCAGAAATAAAAACATCATTGATTCTTTATATTGAGGGAGATGCTCCTCTTACACTTGACCCCATTGATTGGGAAAAGTGTTTAGATATGATTGAATATGGCAAAGCAAATACTATTCGTTTTCATTTTGAGGCTTTCATTCCAGAACCTCACAAACATTTAATGCTTGGTTTAGAAGATGGGTTCTTGAAGACTGCTCAATGGAGCCAACGTCCACACCTAACAACAAGAAGTTATTATAGAGATATTGTTTTGCCATCATGTGACAAATTCTTTTTTATAGAAGACACTTTTCATGGAGTAGTTCAAGATGATATTTTGCCATATGGAATTTTTAATAAAAATGGATGGGATATACATAAGTTATGGATTTATCATCCTGAGATAAACATTAAAAGATCTTATCACTTAGATGGTCGTGATGGTCATAAAAAATTTACTACAGATGATAATTTTTGGGGATATAAAGAATGAGACTAGGAATTATAGCAAGATCTGATAATACTGGCCTTGGTAATCAAACCAGAGAACTGGTAAATATGCTAAACCCTGACAAAATTTTACTCATTAACTCAAGTTTTTTTAATCAAAATGAACAGCATCCCGAGTGGTATGCAGGCTATAACTGCATTACGACAGACAGAGGATTTCCTAGACAGGGGGAAATAAAAGCATTTTTACAAAACCTTGATGTTGTTATTAGTTGTGAAACATTTTACTCACAACAGTTTATTGATATGGCTAGGTTTGCTGGTATAAAAACTATTCTTCAATATAACTATGAATTTTTAGGTAATTTACAACATCAAGACTGGTCATTACCCGATGTATTATTGGCTCCAAGTACTTGGCATATAAATGATATTAAAAATTTATATGGTGATAGATGTGAAATTATTCATCTACCGCCGCCGACTGACGCAGAGTTATTTAAAGATGTAAGAAATATAAATGCACAAGACCATAAAAGAATTCTTCATGTTGCTGGCAAGGCAGCAGTTAAGGATCGTAACGGAACAGAAACCGTTATTAAGATGCTTAATTATTCACGGGAAGATTATAAATTAGTTATTAAAACACAAACACCGTTAGAGATTAAATCAACAGATGAAAGAATCATTATACAAACCGATAATGTTGTAAACAGGCAGGATCTATACTCTGGTTATGATGCAATGGTATTGCCTAGAAGGTATGCTGGTTTATGTCTACCAATGAATGAGGCATTAATGAGTGGTTTACCAGTCTTTATGCCTAGGGTTTCTCCAAACACAACTGTATTGCCAGATGAATGGACACTAGAGGCTGAAAAAATTGATATGTTTAAGGCTAAAGCAACTGTAAATGTTTGGTCAGTTAATCCTAAATCACTTGCTAAACTTATTGATAACTATATTGTTAGTGATAAAGAAGCAATAAAAACAAAAGCCTTTGAGTTGGGGTTTGAACATTTTTCAAGAGAATCACTAAAAGAAAAATATATAAATATAATTAACTCTTAAAACAAAAAAGCCAGCCTATTTCTAGACTGGCAATTCTGTAAGTAAATATTACTTCTTTGGTGCTGCTTTCTTAGCAACCTTCTTAGCGGGTGCCTTAGCAGCCTTCAGAGCCATGCCTACGGCCTTAGCATCTGGCAATAGACCAAAAGCCTTGTCGTTAGGATTGATTGCTCTAATTGCAACGGGTGCAATTGCTGCAACAAGTGCAGTCCAAAGATCCTTTGGATCCGTCACTCCTGCCATGTATAGTGCAAGGCCTGATGCAAGGACTGAACGTCCGTATGACGCAAGTAATGCCTTTAATTGTTCTGTGTTCATTTTTCCTCCTAGGATAGAACTTTAATTAGTATAGCATATCCAGCCCATAGCCCTACAATTCCTGCGACTCCCGCAAAAACTGGTGGTGCTGGTACTGGCAATTTGAATGCAGCAAATATTATGCCACATCCAAAACCTGTTAGTATTGATAATAATATATCTTTCATTGTTTTATTTCATCCTCTGGAAGTAGTGTTTTTAATTCTTTATATGCTTTTGAAATATTTTTCATAGAAGGATAGTCTGGCCTTGACATAGATAGTACCTCTCCATATTCATCAAAATGTGATACATCTGCATCAACATCATTAACAAACTTAGTTAATCCTTTTTGTACATTTTCAATATATGAAAAAGCCCAATCCCGTGAGTCAGAAAGAAATTTAATAAAGTTTTCTTTATGTATTGATTCATCTGAGTCTTCTTTTGTTTTTATAGATTTTGTTAAATCAACATATTCTTGAAGCAAAGTATTTTCAATAAAAAGTTTTGCAATATCTTTTTTAAGTTTAACAGATTGTCTTAAAACTAAGAAATATGACAATGCAAAGCAAACTGACAATGTTATAAAAACAACAATAAAAATATCTTTCATATCCCCACTCCACATGTTTTAAGTATATCCTAATACTACAGTTTTGTCAAACTATAAAAATCTTTAAAGTTAGTATTAGTAAAGATCTCATACTCTGCAAGAGATCTAATGTTCCCAGCACCAAAAATTCCCTCTTCTTCACCACAAAGTATTCTTTTTTGTTTCTTATATGATATTTCTTCTAACTCTTTCCAAGATAAACCTCTTAGATTTCTATCTCCCCAAATCTTATAGTATCCACCACGAGAATAAAAATGATAAACAATATTTTTTGCAGGAGAATAAATATCCCAGCCTCTAGTCCAAGCCCTCATAGCAAAACAAATTTCTTCACCAAAGAAACTTAGATCTGGATCGTATGGAAGTTCATTAACCATTGCACCATAAGAAAACATAAAACCACCAAGAACGGTCTCTGATATTTCTGGATATTCTTTTATTCTATTTGCAAACTCAACTCTTTCTGCTGTCCATTGATGTTTTCTATTTAATGCTATTTTCTGTCTAGTTGGATATGACTTTATCTTTGGATGTTTTTTTATTAAATGCATACCGCCATTACTTTCTGGCTCATATGGAGCAGGGAAATATGAAAGAATGACAGATGAGTGACCAGAAATATTTTTAGCCTTTTCTAGTTGATCAATAGATATAAGGTCCCAGTCTTTTTGAAACCTTGTATGTGAGTCAACTTGAAGGAAATAGTCTTGATTGGAGTATAGTTCCATGGCTTTTGCTCTTGCATACCCAGCACCTCTGGCTTCTTTAGAGTGCATAGTTACTAGAGATAAGTTTGGAACTGAGTCAAAGTTTGGCATTTCTAGTGGCAAGCCCTGATAAATAACACCAAAGTATAGGTTTTCTGGATTGCTGGCATTGTCAATAGCACTTTTAATAGTCCATTCAAGTTCTGGATCACGAAAAGATGCTATAGATATAAAGATTGTCATTTAATAGCCTCTCTTGTAACTAACACTATTGCGCCTTCCATTTCTAATGCTTTTTTTGCATTTAATACATATTGTAATGCCTGTATTTTGTCATCATGAACCATCTTTGCAAATACATATTCATCTAATTTAATTGTTAAAAAATGTTCATTATCAATTAACTCTACCTTAAAGTTCTTTGGAGGAAGAATAGAATGAAAAGCCCTACGCATTTGATCTGTGTACAATTATGTCTCCATTGTCAATGATTGCCATGTATTAGCCCAATCTTGCTTTGTTTTATGTTTATTAAATTCTCTAGATATATTTCCTAATTCAAGAAATACACCACCCCAAACACCATATTCTTTGCCAGAAACACCAACAGCAAAACATGTTGTTGATACTGGACATCTTTGGCACATTGAGTCTACAATTGAACGGACATCAATGACTTCTTCATACTTATCAAAAAATATATTAGTATCAAGGCCAAGGCAGGCTGCTTCATCTTTCCATAAATGTTGTTTCATTTACTGACCGTATTTGTTTGGAATATCCCAACCATTACGATTAAGGTTAAAGGTTTTTTGTAGATACCATGCATTTTTTACACGTACCCCGCTTGGCGATGTTCTGGCAAGATCTGACCTCTTACGCTCTACAACATCCCAACCTATCCATGCTAGTTCTTTATTTTTTGAAACAATTTTTTCCATATGTGCTAATGAATTGATTATCATGATACTCTTTCTATTAATAACGGAATATTCCAACTTCTACATTTTTTAATTCTGCAGAATGGACTAATTTTGATACAGATTGTTTTGGTTTACTTAAGAATGCAAAATAGTTTATTTGTTCCATATTTTCTTGAACCCAAGATTCTGGAACTTTATAAAACTTTATTTTACGACCCCTGGCTTTCATGCCTCGTTCTGAAAGGTTTGAGAATTCTGAAACAAAAGAATTAATTCTTACAGGCCCAACGGAATAAATTGTAAATTCTTTTTCATCACTTTTCATTCCCGATAGGGCAACGCTCATTGCACGAAGAAATAAGTTGTAGTCATCAAACTCGTTAGTTCCTTGCACCGCCACTATCATTTTTTCTCCCACCATTTAAGTTATCCAGGATGAATAACATTTTATTTACTTCTTTTTGAGACATTGTTGATATGTCTATTGGTTTTCCAGTCTCTGGTTTAACTTGACCATTATCTGTATCACCAACATAGAACATATTATTAGATACCCAATATGCTTTTTGATCTATTATAAGAAACTTGGTTGTTTTTTTATCTTTCCAAATTTTAGATTGGGAAGAAACAGCCTCGTTATCAAAAATATCTCTAAAGAAAAATTCTTTTAACATATTGTGCATATCACTTTGACGATACAATGTTTTATTAAAAGATTTTTTTTCTTTTTTACCTATTATTATAAGTATAGAGGAAAACATAGCCAATGTCAAGCCAACAATTAAGGCAATCTCCATTGTTTCTCCTAATTATTTAGTTATTTTTTTTGGGAATATTATTTTTTTCTAATGCTGGCTCTGTAGGCAAAACCCTAGTAAGTTTTAACTGTGCTTGTAACAAGTTAAACTCCAGATCTGTTGCCCTTTGTTTATAAAATATAACTAACTGTTTTACTTCTTCAATTGTTAAATCTTCCATAATTTATTTCCCCCTTATGCTAAATGGACTTCCTTGCCATAGTTTTTCTGTCTTACTTTTTTCTCTGTTTACTATTGCCCTACTCCAAGCAAACCCTGCATCTCCACCCCAGGCTAACCACATGATCTTCCCATTAGATGGATTCTCTGCATTATCAAAATCTTTTCCTTTTTTATCTACTTCGTGACGGGAAAAAAACGAATACATTCTTTTAACTGTATCAAGAGACATGGATGCACCATTTACAATATCTGTTGCTCTACCCCAACCTACTGGAGTTCCAGCACCTGTTGCTTTACCATCTTCTTTATACTTTAAGGCACGTCTTGCAGCGGCCTTCATTCCATCATTAGGAGAGTATGTATCTGCCATTATTTATCCTTCTTTGGATGTTTTACTTCATATGGACCAAGAATAGATTTAATTGTACCGTTTTTGTTCATGCGTACAATCTTTCCGTCCTTAATTTGTGTTGCATTAAATGATTGTGCTTTTTTCTTTGGCATTATTTTAAAAATCCATTCCAAAAATTATCTGATCCTAATTCTTTTTCAGACTTATATGTTCCACCACGACGTTTATATTCAGCAACTACCCAAGCATTTGCATAGGCAGATGGATAAACATCAAACTTATCTTTTGCTGCCTGTACAACTCTTGCATAAAGTTTTGGATTTGATGGATTGCTACCACCACTGCGTGGTTTAATAATATTTTCATAGTTTGGCTTTGCTTTGCCAATTGATGAATCATACATTGCCATTGCAACTTCTGAATTCATAGAATTATTATTTTGAAGATCTGGAATAAATAATGGTTCAATTTTTGTTACCATAGAGGCCTTTACACCAATTAAATATTCAGTTTCATCCCAACCATAGTCTTCCTCAAATTCAAGAATACGGACTAAGACTACTGGCTCTTCTGTTGAGGCTTTTAATGAATAGTCAGAGTATTCTATTCCAAACATGCCATCCACCATCACATACTGAATAATTCCAACATATGTTTCATCTTCTCCTGTTGTAATAACAAAATCACCTTCTACAGGCATTGACTTTTCTAGGCTTGTAATAACCCTATATTCTCCTACTGGCTTACCTACTGGCATAGCAATCCTCCTAGTTTATACATTGATTATATCAGACTTTACTTTAGTAATAATCGCTTGACTTCTTCTAATGCCCAGATTTCAGGCTTAGTAAGTTTAGAAATCTCATTTTTATCTAGTCCTTTTTCAGATATAGTCACTATTGGATCTGGTAATAAAAGGTCAATATTTACATACCCTTTTTCCCATAAATTTAATAGATTATCATTGACTGTCTTAAGATGATCTTCATATAAATCTGGCATAACTTCTTTCATTTTAGAGGTTATAGCATAAAGAAATTCTCCATTTTCAGAGTCTAGTCCAGCAACCTCTAAGGCCCCTTTAAGTATAAGATTATTTATTAAATCATCTTCGTTGTTATTCATATTTAATTAATTCCTCTAACTGTTGCCTTGTCTTTGCACCAGTTACACGGTGAATTTCTTTGTTATTTTTCATTACTACAAAAGTAGGAACAGATTTAATCTCAAAATCTTGAGCCATCTCAATTTCTAAATCAACATCAATAATAAAAAATTTAGCCATTGTTTGTTCACGATTTAAGTCTTCAACGATTGGCTTTGTTTGTTTACACGGACCACACCAATCAGCAGTAAAATAAAGAATAATATTCATTACTTACCTGATTTTAATCTAGCCTTTTTAAGTGCCTGGAAATCTTTAACTTTAGTATCGCCAAGGTAACCCCAAGCATAACCATCATTAATCATTTTATCATTGATAGATATTGTATCTCCATTAACATATACCCAGCCTAAGATACGACCATACTTTTCAGATGAGTCCATTTTTTCAGTCTTAATTACAACAGACTTAGCATCCTTTAGAGCCTTCTTAAGGTACTCTTTGGCCTCAAGACCAAGAGCCTTTTCAGCAAGATCCTTTGTCCTAGACTCAGGGGTATCAATACCAGCCAATCTTACACGGGACTGAAATAAAATATCAAACCCTAAATCAATAAGAACGTCAATGGTATCTCCATCTACTACGTTCTCTACTTTTCTAACATAATACTCATACATAATCTTTATCCTTTAATTTATTTTGAACCAATTTATCTCGTTCGTCTATAACCGTAAGAGCAAAAGACATCATCTTTTTATATCCACCTGAATCATTCATAATCTTATTATAGTGATGCCCACAAAACATTAAATCTCCAGATATTCCAGTTACTTTAACCAGTGCTTCTGATGGACAAGAATCACAACGATCTGTTGCTTTTAATAGCCATTCTTTTTCTGCAACATCTTCTGTAATTGTCATATTCATATTATACTGCTACTTTCTGTTGTCGGTTGAGTAAAATCCAGTACCGTTAAATATAGCGGTAGGTGCAGACCATTGCCTTGTCATTGTTTGATTACAACATGATGGTTCTATATCTTCACCATATTCTCTTTTGAATTCAGTAGATATTGAACACACTGTGCATTTATAATCATAAACTGGCATTACTTGCTCTCTAATACTTTAAGTGTAATTGCGTCTACAATGCCATTTGCAGAAAGTTTTTTTGATAATTGAAAAACCTTAACAGCCTTTTCAGTACTTGGACCAAATTCACCATCTGACTTAATACCAAGAAGTGTTTGAACATTCTTTACTTCCTGACCTTTTGATCCAAACTTTAATGGTTTAAATGGTTGTGGTGCAGACTTCTTTACAGGAGCAGACGTTTTTGCTACAGGTGCTACATTACGTTTTGAGAGCAATGGGGAGTTCTCTTCACCAGCATATACTGGACGGCCCCAGCCAACAACGGCATTAATTAATTTCTTCTTGTTATCTTTTACATAACCACGAGTTTTTTCAACACACATTCCTCCATTGCGTTGATCTCCCTTTGCAGTTCCTGAAGTGTTTCCTTCAATAACTTGGATTGTTCCATCACCATTATTTTTAATGCAAATACCAACATGTGAAATACGATTTACACCATCATCTGGAAAATCAAAATAAATCCAGTCTCCTGCTTGTGGATCATCATTACGTGCATCTGACCAACGACCTTCTTTTTTAAACTGATCTGATGCTGCTACTGTTGACGCAGACTTTGGGAACTTTGAAACTCCCGCTGACATTGCACACCAAGAAACAAATGATTGGCACCATGGTTGAAAGTTAACCTTAATCCATGCACCGTACTTTGTTTCGTTATCTTTAGGACCTTCAATGGTTCCTAACTCTTTCTTTGCAACCTCAATGATTGCTTCTAATGTACCTTTTTGTGTCATTATTCCTCCTGTTTAAATGCTACATTCTATTATATCATTACGAGTCTTTAGATGTCAAACGGTTATATGTTCTTATCCTATGACAATTTGAGCAAACAACCTCACATTTTGCTATCTCTTTTTTAATTGCTGCCCAAGAAAAACCATCGTGAATCATTCTTGAAACATTATATTTTTTATTACTGAGATGATCAAAATCTAAAACAATATGATTTTTTTCTCCACAATCAAAACAACCAGAAGACTCTTTTATTTCCTTTAAGCGTTGCTTAAATTGTTTCTTGCTATAACTTGCCAACTCTTTGTCAGTCATATTAATGCAATTATATCAGAATAATTAAAAGCCCCACACAGGCAATTCACCTGACTTGCGCCACGGTCTCTATCCAATGGGTAACTAATCCATCACTAAGGTCCTGTGTGGGGACATTCTATTATACTACTTTATCTTAATTGTTTTTGGTTTCTTTTCTTCTGGAACAATACGATCTACATTAATATGTAGCATACCATCCTTCATTTCTGCACCAGTTACTTCCATGTATTCTCCAAGAGCAAATGTACGAGTAAACTTTCTACCTGCAATTCCTTTGTGAACAATTTCAGCATCTATTACTTCTACAATTTCTCCTTTAATAATGAGTGTTGCATTATCTACTGAGAGATTAATATCTTCCTTTGAAAATCCAGCAATTGCTAAAGAAATTCTATATGTATCTTCATCTAATTTAAGAAGATCATATGGAGGATATGATTGTGAATTTGTTTTATGTGCTGCATTTAATCGGACTAACTCTTTGTTAAATCCAATAAAAAAAGGATCATTGAATAGATCCATATCTCGTGTTACTACCATTTTATTCCCCTTTCAAGCGAATAAGTTAAATTAGTACCCCCTAACGGCAGGTACATAATAATTATATCATAAGTCTTACAACATGCTCACACGGATCTCCGCCATCTTCCCACTCTTGAATTTCTTCTTCACTCATATACTGAGTTCCACCATCATGAGTATGACAATAAGGGTCAGTTACCCAACCTCTTTCAATACCGTTTCTTAGCCAAATTCCAAACTCTAAGTCTTCTTCATCATTAATCATATTTTAATTATACTCCTAAATGCTTACTATGTCAACTGGACCCATGCAGGATGGATTAAATTTGATAGCAGCGTTGACTGCTTGCATTACTCTATTTCTTGCATTTTTTTGTTTATCTGTTGCATATAAAACACCATAAGCGTACTCTGCTCCAGAACCCATAGCAAGATATGGCAAATTATATTTAGATAAAGACATATCTGAAGAATTATGTTCATATATTTGTCCACGAATACAAATAATTAGTCCAAGATCTCCATCTTTTGATGTATCAATCCAGAACTCATTATAAAATTCTTTTAGTTCTTTAACAAACTTTGTTTGCATAAATCTATCTGTGTCTTTAATGTTAGGAGTAGTTGGTTTAAAGTTATAACGGATTCTTTCTCCGTCCATTGCACCTGCATACCCAATAAGATAAGGTCCTATTTTCCAAACTTTTGGTGATTCAAGTGCTAAGATAGTTTTATCATCTGATGCTCCACGATCTCCAGCCATATAAATTTTATCTTCATGGCGGACAACAGCAATGCAAGTCATGACAAACCCCTCCCAGACTAGGTATATTCAAGTATACCATTGCCTAGAAGGGGTGTCAAGCAAGGTCTAAAATATGGCTAATTAGCCTTTTTGTCTACTGATTTAAATGCATCATTGATTTCTGACAATGATAGCCTTCCATCGTCCAAAAAAGCCCTTGCCAGCCTTTCAATAACAGTGGCTACTCCTAATAGTCCTGCTAATAATACAGCCTGCATAGTTTCAATTCCTACTACGGCTCCTGCTCCCAAGACTGATAGTCCTGATGCTGCGAATACCGCAAGAATTCTCATTAGAATATTTGTTATTGCTTTCTGTGGGTGCTCCTGCTTTGGGGGTTCTACTATTTTTTTAGTTGCCATTATTCATTATCTCTATTTCTAATTGGATACGTAACTGCCCATGCAATTAATGTACATACAATTGCATAACCAACTATTGTTTTTGCAGAGCCATCTAGAACTACCCAAGCAATAAACATACCTAGAAGTGTCCAAAGTTGGTCTATCATATCTTGCATTATTTTCTTTATCATGGTTTTCTTCTCCTTATTCCCTTGGAATCGCCAGAGGCTCCTCCGCCACTTGATCCTCCAGAATTACCTCCTGTGGATCCTCCAGTGGTTCCTGCTGCAGCACCAACAGCACTTAATGCTGCTCCTGTTGCAATAACTGTTGCGACAACCATTTTAGTTGCCTCTTCTCTTTCTCCTGGAGTCATGTCTGCTCCAATGCTTCCAATTGCAGCAAGGGCTGCACCTGGGTCTGTAAATACTGCTTCTAATAGTGCTCCTGCATCTGTAACCAATTCTACATTTGCAGCAACTTCTGCAGTAATAACAAGTGCCTCTCCAGATTCAGAAATTCTAATCTCAATTGGAGTTTCTGGTGGAAGGTCTGAATATGAAACTCCAGATGCTTTAACTTCTTCTGCAGAGATTGATTCTCCTGGTTCTAAATCTGCTATTAATGATGTAACAACTGCAATAATTTCTTCATTTGATAATTCTTTTCCTTGTTTTGCTTCTTCTGCAATCTTAGCAAGTTTTTCCTCTTGAGCCTTATTTGCTTCCTCTTCTGCTTTAGCCTTCTCATCTTCTGCCTTTGCTTTTGCTTCTTCAGCAGCCTTTTGCTCTGCTAATTTATTAGCCTCTTCTTCTGCTTTGGCTTTAGCCTCTTGTTCTGTTTTTAGTTGTTCCTCTTCTGCAAGCCTATCTTTTTCTTTTTGTTCTTCCACTGCTTTTTCAGCAGCAATTTTTTCTGCTTCAAGTCTTGCATCTTCTTCTGCCTTTAGTTTTGCTTCTTCTGCAATTCTTGCTTCTTCTTCAGCCTTTTGTGTAGCCAACTCTGCAGCAATTCTTTTTTCTTCTGCAATCTTTGCAGCAGCCTCTGCTTCTAAACGATCAGCCTCTGCTTTTGCTGCTGCCTCTGCAGCGATGACTGCTAATCTTTCTGATTCAATTCGTGCTGCCTCTTCAATCGCAGCAAGTCTTGCTTCTTCTTGTTCTGCTATTATACGGTCTGCTTCTTGCTGGGCTGCTAACAATGCTGCTGCTTCTCTTTCAAGTCTTGCAACTTCTTCTAATCTAACAATTTCTGCTAACCTAGCAATTTCTGCTAATCTTGCTTCTTCAGCAAGTCTTGCAATTTCTGCTAATCTTGCTATTTCAACAGCAACTGCTGCTAATCTTGCATTTTCTGCATCTATAATTGCTTGTGCTGCTGCTACTTCCGCAGCAACTTCTTCTGCAGTCTTTCCAATTTTAAGTGTAACAACATTTGAGTTTTCAGAGTAAAGGGCTAATGTATCGTTGTCTGACCTAATATGAAATGACCATATGGTTCCACTTGGCATTAAACTTTCAAGTAGTGAATGATCAATTGTTATTGTTGTATTTAAAGAATTAGGACCTCCAACATTTCCAGTCGCAATTCCCCAGCCATTACACCCAGAACAATTAAAACTTATTGCATATCTTTCTGGCTGAGTATTACCCGTATCTGGAGCATCCCAATCTAAAACTGTTGCAGTTGAACCATCAACCACGGTCAAATTTCTTGGAGCACCTATAGTTTTTACTATTGGGGCTGCTACTGAGGTAAATGCTTCTGCTGGAATAACTTGCATTGATCCAGACTGATCCCATAATAATTGAACCCAAGCACCCCCACCATTTTCATAATATATTAGTTCTATAGTTTTAGGGACTCCTGCTGTAAATGATACTGGAGAACTTGTAGTTCCTCCACCACCTTTATCAGTCCAGTCATTTGTTATTAGATTCCCGTCAAGGTAGAGTTTAGTTCCGTCATCTGCTTGTGCTAAAAATGAGATATTTTGTGTAGTATTACTAATGATTGATCCTGTATACCTAACTATTACATCTTCAGTATTAGATGTACCTAAGATACCGCCACTTCCCCACTGGAAGTCAATATTTGGAACATTGGTAGTTAGTATAGGAGAAGCCCCCTGTGGTATATAAGGAGCATTATTTTGTCCCAGTACATCATAGACTTCAGCAGTTAAACCTTCTGCTGCATGTGCTTTATCAATACCTACAAGCAGTGGAAATAAAACAAATGATAGTATTAAAATTATGCGTAATAATTTGTTCAAGTAGGGGCCTTTCATTGTTATTATTATACCAAACTATTTAATTAAATATAAAATTATAACAAAAAAGGGAGCCAAATTAATGACTCCCCCAGTTGTTGGATTAATTACTTAAGAAGTGCAATTTTGGCTTTTGGATGAGCCTTATTCCACTTAGTAGCAAGATAGTTATACTTTGCTTTGTATGTTGCTGCAGCGATTGCTGCAGTTGCAGCAGCATCTGCTTTAACTTTTTCAACTTCTGTTGTATGAGAAGCAAGTGCATCTACAAGTGCTTTTGCACTAGCAGACTTTACAGAAGCAAGTTCAGCATCTGCGGTAGCCTTTGCATTTGCTAGAGCCTTATCTGAGGCAACCTTTGCATCCGCTAAAGCATTATCTGAAACAACCTTAGCATCTGCTAAAGCCTTATCTGAGGCAGTCTTAGCATCGGCTAATACTTTTGCATTTGCAAACTTAGTTGCTTCATGAGCAGACTTCTCTGCAGCCAATTCAGCCTTTAATCCAGCAATAGTTGCTGAAAGATCAGAAACTGTAAACTTAGAAATTACAGACTTAATTGGTGCTGATAAACCTGGAACTGCAGTAACTGCAGAAAGCCCTGTTGCAACAATTGTTACTTCACCAGCAACTGCTGCTGAAAGTGTTGCTGTACCAGTTCCAATGAGTGCACCTGTTGCAGCATTAGTTACTGCTGATGTTGTAATCAATGAAGAAACAGCACCGCCAGTAAATGTTGAGCCGATCAATGTTACTGTTGCTCCATCTGAAACTGGGTTATTAAAAACGTCAGTTGTTAAAAGTGCAATTGTTGGAACATTTCCAACTGCCGTTGTTGATGGAACAGATAGTGCTAAATTATAAGCAGGACCTGCGATTCCAGCAACATATACAATTGTTGAATATGCTCCATTAGTTACTGTAACTGATCCGACTGCTGTTGAAGTTGTGTAAGCATAAACAGTAATTGTTACGCCTGTTGATGTTCCTGAAATTGAAGCGACACCGCTTGCAACTGTTTTTGGAGCATCTACTGTGCTAAGTGCTGAAACTAATTTTACTCCGTTTGCAACAAATGTTACTGTTGTTCCGTTGTCTGCTGTTGCAGCGATTGCTACAGTATTACCTGCACCAATTACGTTTGTTGATGGAACTGCAACTGTAGCAGGTACTGATGGTGTTGTCGTATTAGCAACAATACCAACATTAACTGCAAGAGGTGCAGCATTTGCTGTAGTTGAAAGTCCTACCAAAGCCATTGCTGCAGCAGTGACTAGAGCGATCTTTTTAAATGAATTCATTTTTTTATTTCTCCTTATTGTTTTCCCCAACCACAATTGGATTGGCTTTATAGTAAATTAAACGTATCAAGGAAATCCTTGACATCTTCGGGCATTTGCCTGTTATTCAATTCTACCATACTCCTGTCCTTTTCTGCAAGTCGTGCAGAAGAAGACCAAGTATGGACTTCTATCTCTGTATTATTATTCTTTGGTGTGTGTGATATTGCTCCAAATACCGCACCAGTTACGGCATCTGCTAAATCTTTAGATTTTTTACGTGGATGGTCAACACGATTACCCTTCATAATTTTAAGTTCTGACATTTCTTCTAATAGGATAGGTATTCTTGGAATAGACACACGCTCTTCATAAATCATCATAGCAAGATCTTCATAGTGCTTTTTTGCAACAGACACTGTCTCAGTCCTAATACCAACAGCCTGTAACTCATTCTGAATATCAAATGATTGCCAACGGTCAAATGAAACCATTCCAATATTAAAACCTTGTCTGCGTAAGTTCATAATCCATTGCTTAACTTCAGATAAATTAACTGGACCTTCTGCTCTTGGCTCCCACCAAGCAACTGCATCTACTACCACTATGGGTGCTACTTGTTCGTAATCTTTAATTACCTGAATATTTACCCATTTATCTACGTGAGCAATAGCAACAGCACACTTATCATGCTTTTGTGCAAGGTCAGCGTGTATGTAATATGTTTTTTCTGGATCTGGAATAAAGGTTTCATCAAACCTTCTAAATGAATCTATTGGATTTCTTGTGTTCATACACTTCTCAACCTTATCAATTTGTTTAAAGAAGGCATCAGATGAGTATGTTGGCATACAGGCGAAGCGCATCATGGCATCACCAAGATCAGTATAGAATGCTAGTTTAAAGTCTTCTATCTTACGTGTAGGGTTTACTTCCCATGTTGGTCTTTTAAATGCGTATACCCTTGGAATTTTGTATTGAAGAATATTATCCTCATCCCACGAAATCTGAAATTGATTTCCTGGATCAGTATGAGGCAAGTCTTCGTTCATGATAAATGTATGTGTTCGTTCAATTGTTTCTTTATCTGCAATAACTGATTCATACCTTTGTGAAATAAAGTCACCCTGATATCTAGGAAAAGAAAGCAAAACAACTTTTCCAAGGTCTGGGAAACGAGAGTCTACTGATCCACGAAATGCTTTATAAATGTTGTCAGCAGTTTTACCTTGCTCATTTCCAGATGCTACCTCGCTTACAAAGCCAGAAATTTCATCAAGTACTGCCATTAGCAAGTTCAAACCTTCATGAGATTCTCTTTCTGAGTGTCCAGAGTAGACGGTAATTGCTTTATCAAATTCAACTGAGTCAGCCTTAGCATTATACTTTCCAGCAAACCAAGGGGACTTTTCAATCTTTGTTTTAAAACCTTTAAAGAAAACGTTCTTTGCTTGTTGTGCGTTAACTGCAACGTTAATAATATCAATAGCATCTCCTGCAGGTTTACCGTAATAAATTGCAGGGTCTTTAAGGCATAACAGTTTATACACTACATATGCACAGGCTACTGTTGATATAAAGTCTTTACCACTACCCTTGCCAAGTTGAAGAATTAATTCATTTTTTGTATACTTAGCAAAATGCCTTGAGCCTTCAAGATCACCCATGATATCAATTAAATCTTCTTTACGGTATATCTGACTCATTGCTTCAACAATTTCATATTGAATATCAGATAAAATTGGTTGTCCAAGATATTCTGGAGACTGTACAAATGTCTTTACATCAACAGGCTTCTCATTAAAATGATTTTCTTTTAATACTTCAATAAAATCATTGAACATCGTGGACAACAGTAATCACTTCTCCTTCTTTTGCAATGGTAGAAAGTCTTTTCATAATAATATCACGAACTTGTGGATGTTCTGAAGCAATATCTCTTAAAATTCCAACAAGAACTTCTTGTCGTCTTTCAATTTCAACCATTTCTTCTGCTAGTTCTTTGTTCTCAAGAAGACCAGCCTTTTGTAGCATATCAATTCTTCTTGATTCAATATCTAAAACTAATTTAATTCCAGCAGTTTTAGCACTAAGGTTTGTTGACAGGCTTGCTTCATCAATAACTTCATAAGCCTTTGTAATTAATTTTGTATAGTGTGTGTCTGCTCCAACCAAAGCCTCTTTTGCACGGGCACGAATAGCATCATTTGCAGATGCCATAACCTTCCACTCATTGATTAAAGACACAACACGAGTACGTGGAATTTCTAATTCTTTAGAAATAACTGTTGGATCATTACCTTTAAGATATTCTGTTACTACTTGATTTACTTCATCAAGATGTTGAATAAGTTCTATCTCAGTTGACATACTTTCCCTCTAGTCTATTTATTTCATCTTTAATATAAAAAATGGCCTTTTCTAAATCTTGAATGGTTTTTGCTTCATCTTTAAGTCCTGCTCTCCACAAGTACTTAAAGGCATTACCAATGTTAAAGTTACGATGACGAGTAATTTGAATTGCTTCTATACCACTAGGGTCAGAAGTATAGTGAACGGGATGATTAACCTGGTCAACTGTAATGTTAAACTTTTCACTCATCTTCATTCCAGTCTATATCAAAAGCATCTTCAAGATCTTTTAATGAAGAAAGTGCATAAGTAATTCCAACTGCACCTACAATTGCTAGGGCTAGAATAATTTTCTTTTTATTCATCGTTTAGACTTCCTTAGATTAAATTTAGCAAGGTATACGTAGATAGTCTCAACACTGGCTCCGCACTCCTTTGCAATTTCTTCTGGGGTCTTCTTATCCACAAGATAACGCTTACGCATGAAAACTTCTGAAGTATACAGTTTAGCAGTCATATTGTTATTTGTCAAGTTCTGTATCAATAACATCATAGTCATAAGCATTGGAGTCTTCAAGCATCCATTTATCGTAACTCTCAACATCCCATTTATTTGTATTAATGAGTCTTTGTATAACTAGATCTTTTTTGGTAACAAATGAAGGTTCTTTTAGCCTTACCCGATTATTTGGCTGGATTGCAAAATTGCCATCGTCTCTTTGAATAACATGGCCACATTTATGCTGACCTGGATTTTCTGAATACCCGTCATCTAATATATTTGTCTCTGGGTTATGCCAATCCAGGGTAAATAAATATGTTCCAGGAACGCTGGTCTTAGTTCTATCAAGATAGGACATCCTCATATTACTTAAGTTTTCAAACTTTGTTACTGAAACATATGGACTAAAAGAATTCCATAAGACAAGATTTTGAATTGGTTCTTCTGGAACACCTGGCTTAGTGCAAAAAGCATTAATTGGCATTCTCCACCAGATACCACCATCCTCCATTAAGAAATGGAACAAGGGGCTTCTACTTTTAATACTTGAAACACCAAATATGACGCATGGAAAATATTGGTCATGGCTATCTTCTTGGTCTCTTAAAAAGTTTCCACGAACGTAGCACTCAATTGGTGGTATGTTTGCATTTAACTCTGGCATTATTTATTATCTCCTATTGCTTTCTCCCAGTTTTTTATTGCCCAATGTCCAATACCACAGGCATCTGCAACATCATTATCAACTATATTTTTATCATACTGCATATTAATAAACCTAATAGTTTTTTGTTTTCTTATTTCTCTTTCATTTGATTTGTGCCATGCTTCTGACTTACCTGGATTCTTTGATCTTATTAAAAACTTTTCATCTTTAGTTAATTTACCATTCCCTAAAAATATTTGCCAAGTAATTGGTGCAACCTTGCCAATGGCTTTTGTTCCAGACTGACCTGCTGCTCCAAGAATAGCACCCTGAACTAATGCAAGGTCTGCAGCGGTCTTGGGACTGTTCATAAAGACAGTATGTTCAATTACTATTGCTTCAAAACCACTATAGTAATCAAAGAAAGCCTTAACCTTTTGCCCTGCATCCATAACTTTTTGGTATGTATCTTTACCTTCAAAGTTAATTTTTCCTATAGTTCCTAATGCTTTTTGTTGGGTATCAAACAAAGCAAAAGCAAGACTATTAGTACTAGCATCAATAGCACAAATAGTTTTTGGCATCATCTCTAATCCCCATTTATTCTTGCTCATATTCAATATAACCTTTCAACTCTTTTAACATTTTTGTAACTGCCTTTTCGCTAACATTACAGTTAGCACAAAATCCAGAATCGTTATAAATAGATAATTCTTGTCCACACCCTCCAAGACAAAGACGTACCTTGTTTTTTCTTTTTTGTCTTTTTGTGACAGCATATCTTTCTGCAATTTTTTCTTTAGTTGCAAGGTCTCTACAAACCTTGCTACAATAAATTTGATAACTTACTGCAGCCTTAAAAGATGAGTGGCAGATGCTACATAGTTTCACGCAGTTCCTCCAGGGATGCTATCTTTATTACGCCCACCCCTGCTTCTCCGCAAGCCTTCTTAATAGGACAGTTCTTGCAGATTTTTGAATTAGATCTATAGTTTTTTGTAGGAAGAGTTTTATCTTCCCATGCCTTACGAACATCACGCATCCACTGAAAAGCCATGTCAATCCACGCTCTATAGTGATCGTTTACTTCTACTGGAATAATTAATAGTTCATGATTATTTTTATTTTCATAAACTAGAATACCTTTGGATTTTTTAAGAACCTTCATATAAATAAGCAACTGAACTACGTGACCCATTTTTGGTTTGTTTGTACGCTTGCGGTACTCAAATACCTCATTGTTTGTTGTCTTAACTTCAACAACAATCTCATCGCCCTTCCATTGAATAAAGTTATCCACATACCCAAAAATTGGTGGGTCATCATGGAATAACTTAAATTCAGAGTTAATTGAAATACCAGAGTTTTTAAACGCTGCTTCAATTCGGCTATGAGAAAGAGTACCATTAGTCATGTTTGCTACCGCATAGGCATCTGAGTTATCTTCAAAAACTGCACCCTCAAAAGCAAGATACCAGTATCTTGGACATTCACCATGACCGTATGCAATTGTAGACGGACCAAAAGTCTTTTTTTGTTTATGCTCAGGATCTCTTCCTACAAGATATCCTTGTTGAATAACATTAACTAATTCTTTTGCATCTATCTGTTCTGGTGTTTCAACTTCTTTAATCATTATTGTATGTAGTAAATTTTTTGTCATTATATCCCCTTGTTTATATAAGTATAGCAGGTTACGGTTATCGTATTAAATACTTAAGTGCTGAAACAAGAGAGTTAATTGATTCTGCTGCAGTATAATAAATGTTCTTTTTTGCTCTATTACTTTTGTCTACGTTGGCCATCCAAGTAGCCTTTAAAGCCATCTTAGCGGCTATAGCCTGGAGTCTAACAATTTCTAGACTTGCAACCTGTATAGGGATATCTGGCTTAATGATAATCTTGGCAATCATTGTTAACGCTACTGTCAACTCTTCATCATCCATATACTCTGCAATTTCTGCTAATCCATTGACCTGCTCAAGTGTTGTCTTTGTTGGTTCCATTATTATTCTCCTTTATTAATTGTTCTAACATATCTAATTCTATTATAGCAAGGCGTACCTTTTGTGTCCCCTCGCCAAGCACGATAACCAAAGCAGGATCCATACTTTTCTTTAATGCATCAGTTGTGGCCTTAGCCCAAACATCTTGGTTTAATGTAAAAGATTTTGAACATTCTTTAAAGTCTATTACAAAATTATTCCAGGAAGCATCGCCTTTGGTGTTGTTGCGACCACTATTCTTATGTTGTTTGGCACCTATTCTTTTAGATTCTGATCTTTCACTCATCTTCAAAATCCCTTTTTTTCTTTTTAGATGGAATAAGACCAACTCTTGATACATGTTTTGATGTGCACATCCAAGTAGCATCCCCCGTTTCAGACCAAAGCCTTAAAGAGGTAACTGGTAATTTGCATTTTTGACAAATAAACTCACCAGCAAAAACCTTAAAATCTCTTTCAGCCATTGGCAAGTTTGTCCTTTAAACTTTTTTGTAAGTCAAGATCTTCTCTGACACGACTAATAAAACCTTCTCTGCCTTGAACCTTTGTGCCATCATCAAGTTGATACCAAGCACCAGTACGATTAACAAGTCCTATTGATTCTGCTGTGTCAACCAAATCACCAATAGCATCAATACCAATATCGTCACCTCTAAAATAAAAATCATACTCACCAGATTGAAATCCTGGAGAAGTTTTAGAAAATTGTAACTCCCAACGAATCTTTCTTCCAATCTTTTCTTCAATTAATTTATCGCCTATCTTAATTTTTCCCTTAATTGCTTGATTTTCGGACTCGGAACTAAATAACTTAATAATGCAAGAAGAATAAAACTTAGTAGCCTGACCACCAGAAGGCTGCTGGCTAGTATACATAGCATTAATATTATTACGAGACTGGGAAATAAGAACAAGAAGAGTAGGCTTAACCTTGTTATTAGCATAATTAAGCATTTTCCATGCATTACTAAAGTCACGTGATTCTGCTCCAATCTGTTTTGTGTTTTCTAAAGCCTTCATATCATCAGTGTCTTTCTCAAAGTAAATTGCAGGAAGCATTGATGTAATAGAGTCTATCACGATAATATCTACTCCAGCATTAATAAGACCAACACCTACATCTACCATGTCGCTTATTGTTCTTGCTTGTGAATAAATTAATTTTGTTGGATCTACCCCAAGTTTTATTGCCCAGTCTTCAGAGTATGACATTTCAGAGTCGATCCACGCACATACCTTACCTTCTTTTTGTGCTAAAGCAATCATTTGAAGGCACATAGATGACTTTGCAGAAGACTTACTTCCCCAAACTAATACCTGTCTGCCGTATGGTAGTCCTCCACCTAGTGCACGGTTTAATCCAAAACTGGGTGTTGGTTGATGATCAAAGTTTATTCCAACACCACTCCCTAGCCTCTTTCTTAATTTAGGGTCTAGTTGTGCTAATACTTCTTCTATTGTTACTGACATTAAAATCGTACCCCGTGTTTTTCTGGTCTAGTTTTATTAAAGTTAATTTTTTCTTCCATTGCATAATCAAGGGATAACTTAGTATACCCTGCTTCAACCATTCCTGCATATAGATCAAGTGTGCGAATAATAATGTCTGCAAACTCTTTAGTAATTTCTTCTTCACCTTTATCTTTACGTACCGCTTCCATTACTTCTGTTACTTCAGAAACAATCATCATACATTGTTTTGCAATAAAAATATCATTAACCACTGCTGGCCAAAATCCTTTTTCAACTGCATTTTTGTGCAACTCTATTGCTAAATTGTCAAATACATTGTTATACATTTATATCCTCCAGTGTTATTGTTCCATCTTTTGTTTTACCAAAACTAAATTTATATGCCTTGCCTTCTTCAATATTCATGTAGGCTTTTGGAAATGCCGTTGGAAATACTGTTATAGAGTGTAAGTCTCTGCTGGTATCTGCTAAAGTTAATGAAGCCATCTTCTTTCCAGCCTTTGTAATTCTAGGCTTAAAAGAAACTACAAACATTTCATTATCTTTATACGGTAGTTGTTTATATCCTAAGAATCTTACAAGAGCATTTGAAGATCCTTTTATTTCATCAACGGGGATTGCAGAAACAATCCTGTTATCATTTGCAAGAATAAGATAAGTACGACCTGTCTCAATGGTGGTTGCTTCTTCATCAAATATACCAACGCTGCCCGTTTTATCTAGAATCTCAACTCGTGACCAACCCTTTCCTCGTTTAATTGCCTTGACCATTCCCATTAAAATAAATGATCCCTTCTCTTCAAAAGAATCAACATCCTGTATAAATGCGTAGTAGTGAGATGGAATTGTAATGTTAAACTCTGGAAGATTTAAGAACTCGTATAAGTTTTCTTTAATTTCTGCATCATTTCGTGGTTGATCTGAGAATGTTGCTCCACCAATAACACGTAATGCATTTAATGCACGGCTATTTACCCCATTGCCTTTTGTAAAAGTAAACTCTTCAAGTTGTTTATAGGATGTAAATGGACGAGCAGCAATATATTTTTCTGCAATGTTTGTTGATATAAACTTAATACCAGTCAAACCAAAACGAATACCCTTGCCTTCAATCTTAAAATCTAAATCAGAATCATTAATGTGTGGAAGTTTAATCGGAATGTTCATTCTTTTTGCTTCAATTAGATACTCTGTTCTTGCATCCTTATCCTTTTCATTTTTTAAAAGGGCAAACATAAACTCAAGTGGATAATAATACTTTAGCCATGCTGTCCAATAGGATAGGGTTGAATATGCTACTGCGTGAGACTTATTAAATGAATACCCTGCATGAGCCTCAAAGTCATGCCATAAATCACGAGCATCATTAGGAGCAATATAAGCAGAGGCACCAGAAACAAACTGCTCTTTGTATACATCAAACTCTTTTGCGTTTTTCTTCTTACCAATAATCTTTCTAACCTTATCAGCATCCGACATTGACATACCACCAAGGTGTACGCAAGCCTGCATAACTTGTTCCTGGTATAAAATACACCCATATGTATCAGAAGTAAATGGCTTCATAATTTGATGACTATATGAAACATTTTGCTTTCCATGTTTACGAGCAATATAATCTTTACCAATTGTGTTCATTGCACCTGGACGAACTAAAGCATTAGATGCTGCAAGTTCATCAAAATTCTTTACACCCATTTTAACTAAAAGGTTTGTATATGGAGTTGCTTCGCATTGAAACACACCCTTTGTGTAACCATCAGAAAGCATTTCATAAACTTTTGGATCTGCCATATCAATAGATAGTAATTCAATATCTTTATAATGATTTTGTTTAATCATTGATACTGCATCTTGAATAACGCTAAGAGTCTTAAGTCCTAGTGCATCTATTTTTATAAGCCCGATGCGTTCAGCCTCTTCCATGTCGACACCAACCACAGGTATACGTTCATCAGACCCAGGAGAAGATCTCGTTTCCAACGGAGCAAACCTAAAAATTGGATCTTTGCTAGTGACCACACCAGCAGCGTGTATACCAGTACCACGAATACGACCACGTAATTGTTCACCATAAACCTCCACCTCTGGATATTTTTCTCTAAACTCTCTTGTTGACTTAGAACTACAGAAGTCTTCCCAAGTATCTACTAATTTTAAAACCTTGTTAACATCTGTTAAAGGAATATCTAAAACTCGTGCAACATCTCGCACAACTCCTTTGTCTTTAAATTGTAAGAAGGTGGCAATAGATGCAACATGTCGATATTGTCTAACTAAATAATCTTTAACTTCATCACGGCGAGTATCTTGAATATCGGTATCAATATCAGGAAAGTCGTTGCGATCTGGGTTAATAAAACGGAAAAACAAAAGTCCATGTTTAATTGGATCAATATCTGTAATACCAAGGCAATAACAAACCAAAGAACCAGCAGAAGACCCACGACCAGGACCAACCATAATTCCCTCTTTCTTTGCCCAAGCAATCATGCTTTGAACTACAAGAAAGTATGGAGCAAACTTTTTATTTTTAATGATTTCAAGTTCTTCTTCAACTCTGGCAATATACTCTGGGTTATCTAAAAGGCCTCTGCTCTCCAAACCTTCATAAGCAATCTTTTTAAGTTCTTTGTCAGGGCTCTTGTACTGTACTGGCAGTAGGTTAAGACCTTCTTGAATGTCATAGTCTTCTACTGTATCTGCTAATAATAAAGTGTTTGAGTAGATGTCTGGTCGATCAATACCCTGCAATTCCATGGCTGATTTAATTTCTTTATAGGACAGAAGGTGTATATCAAACTTATTAAATGTTATTTGGCGGTCTTTACCATAAAGGTAATCAAGTCTATCCATCATAGAAGAATGCTTTGATGCCTTTGCAAATGTTGTTTCTTTAACAACCTTGGCGTGTGTATTCATTAAAAGTTTAAACTCTTGAATTTCTTTTTGTGAGGGATCAGAATGATGACAATCTGGTGTAACAATAACTTTAATATTAAACTCATCGGCAAGTTCTATAAGATATTTGTTAATGTGTGCTTCGGTGTGTGGCATTACCTCAATATAATAATCACTGCCAAAACGTTCTTTAAACCAAGTAATATATTTTTTGGCAAGAGCAAACTCTTCTTCTTCTAATGCTTTTACAAGAACGCTGCTTGGACATGCAGAAGAAACAATAATTCCTTCTTTATACTTTTCCAATATAGTAAAATCAAATCGTGGCTTTTTAAAGAAACCATCTGTCCAAGACAGTTCACTAATCTTGTTAAGGTTTTCTAAACCTATTTTATTCTTGGCTAGAAGGATAATGTGGTTATAGACAAGATCTTGTTGACCTTCTCTTTCAGACTTATCTCTTGTATCAGAGATATCTGCACACATGTATCCTTCTAGACCTAGAATTGGCTTAATGCCCTTTGCTTTTGCAACTCGGTACAGTTCCCTATGCCCAGATAATGTTCCGTGATCTGTGATAGCCAAGGCTGGCATACCAAGTTCAACTGCTCGGTCTATATATTCTTCTGGAGTAGCAATCCCATCAAACAAACTAAAATGGGTATGGACATGTAAGCCTACGTAGTTCATACTACCAATCAGCGTTAGTTGATGAGGTAGTAGAAGGGCCATCAAAGCCCAAGTAGAACGCTTCTTGTTCCGCATATGGAATCTTCTTTAGTGCTGACTCCAATGGATATGGTTCGATTGTTCCCCAGTTAAATGGTTCTTTATCTGGTGCTGAAGGAATTAATGTGTAGTTGGTTTCAGTACCCTGACCATTACGCTTTAACTTCCATAATACGTTTGAGATGCTTCCTGTTTCAAGTGCATACTCACGAATAGTATTAAATGATGACTGCTTACTAATTCCCATGTTCCAAATTGCAACATATGGTGCTTCAATTCCATCATCAACAAGTACGTTGCAATAGAAACGTAGACGGGCTCTCCAGCCAGCCTTCATATCTTTGCGGTGCATTTCTTCTGCCCAGTCACGACCTTCTGATTCCATTGTGTCTACAGCCTTGCGCTTATAGTCCTTTGGATTTGTGTGCTCCTTGACAACTAGTGCAAGGCCACGCTTTTCGTTATAGTTTGCTGAGTCTTCATCTAACTCCTCAACAAATCGAATCTTTACTGACTGACCGTCTGCAAGTTTTAACCACTTTACTTTTGGTCCATCATTTTCATACTTTGGCTTTTCGAGCAGGGTTTCTATATTCTTTAATCCCTTTACAATGCTCATATTTTATCTCCTTCGTGTTGTTTATATTATTTTAGCATAGATGATATAGATTTGTCAAACTGAAACTCAAGTTTCTTTATTTCTGCATCTTCCATATCGCCTATGTCTTTATAGTTTTTATTAAGCCGAATAACAGTAATTAAAGATCCAAGTTTTTCAATTAACTTGTCTTTCATTATGTTACCAGCATCATCGTTGTCTGCAATTAGTACAACATTTGTGAAGTACTTTTCTAATAATCTAGTTTGTGAATTAGATACATTAGCCCCAAGAGTTGCAACTGCTGGGAATCCTATTTGGTCTAGCCGAATTGCATCAAAAGATGATTCAACTACGTATACTGTACCAGATGATTTAACTCTGTGCAAGTTAAATAATATCTTACCTTTTGGTAATCCTGGAGTATTTTTAAAGTCTTTTCCTTCAATAGTTCTTGCAACAAAACCAAGACACATTCCATCTGGAGAGTGCATTGGTACTGTTATCGAATCTTGTTTTTCTGAATATCCCAAAGAAAACTTTGACCATGATGTTGGTTCAATTTTTCTATACTTAAGATAATTCTTTGCCTTATCTGATACTGCAAGTTGGTTGTATAAACGCTTTAATATTAATTCATCATACTGAACAAACTCTGGTGGTGCAACTAGTGTTTTGTTAACAAGTTTTTCAATATCGTTTTCTGTTTCTTTGCTTTTAATATATCTAACTGCTTCAAAATATGTTCGTCCAGACATGTGCATAATAAATTCTTCTAGGTTCTTTGTTGTCTGGCATCCAAAACAAAAGAACAGTCCGCTATCCTTAGCAACTTCTCCAGCAGGAGTTCTGTTGTTATTGTGATATGGGCAAAAGATTATATAGTCATTGCCAAACTCTGCCTCAATATCCACTCCTGCACCTACAAGAACACGTTTAATCTGTTCTTGTGTATATATATTATTTGTCTTCATAGTCTTTATAACGATAATAACCCTTGTCAAAATCTACTTGAACTAAAAAATCGCCCATGTATCCATTACGATTCTTGCGGAATACACATTCAATAATATCACTATTAGTTGCACGACCAAGAGCCATGACCCAGTCAGCATCATAGGCAATTTGTCTTGACCAAGCGGTTTGTCCAAGTGTTGGAGGACTTGATAAATCTTTTACATCGTCAGGGGTAGCAGAAGATATGGCAATAATAGGCACTTCTTCACTAATTGACATTAGTTTAAGTTCTCTTGAAAGGTTTTTCATTCGTACCGTTTCAGAATCAGCCTTTTGGTTTGGAGACATAAGTTGTAGATAATCAACAACAACAAAGTCTGGACGGTACTGATCAATCTTTCCACGAATAACAGAAGGTGTTACTTCTCCACCACTATCGTTAGAGATAATATGAAACTCTGGACGACCCTCAACCTTGTTATGGTGCCACTTTTTTAACATATCAATTTCTACTTCACCATTAGATAATTTTCTGTGTGACCAAAGACCCTCACCCATAATAGCAAGAACACGGTTACGAACTTCTGTTTCACTCATTTCAAGTGAAATAATCATTGGAGACTTACCTTGCTTCCATGCTTGTACTGCAAAGTAAAGAGCAAGCCAAGACTTTCCAATTCCTGGATATGCAAGAAACACACCCAATTGACCTGGCATAATTCCAGAAGGTAGGTAATTATCAAACCCTGGAAGCCCAGTCTTAATACCAACATGACCAAGTTCTTTTTGCTTCTGAACATTTTCAAAATATGCAACGGCAGAGTCTAGATCTGTTGCATCAATGTCACGGATAGCAGAGGTATTCTTTTTTAATTCAGATGTCTTTGTTATTAGGTGTTCAAGTGCTTCTCCACCGTTACCGCTTTGAACTTCGCCTGCAGCATTACGTAAAATATCTTTTAGGCTATCGTTAAGGTATTCTACCTGTAACTCTGCTAGATGATGCTTAGTTGCCCCAACTCCAGCAATCGGCTCAAAGTCTCTAAACTTCTCTCTTACTAAATCTGCTGGTGGAATGCATTGATTATTTTCTGAGTAAAGACGAATAAAATTCCAGACATCGTTGTGGGTCCTTAAAAGGTTTTCAACATTAGCCTGTAGCAAAACATGAATCTGTTTGTCTTGTAATAATGCAGAAATAACTTTTGCCTCTGTATTATTCACTTAACCACTCCTTTGCTAATTTTCTACGGACTATTCTATCTTTGATGTCTTGTTCTGTTTCTGCCTTACCGTTTAATATTTTTTCTGCATTATATGAAAAATAATTCCAAGAAGGCTCTTGTGCAATAGAAAAGTAATACTCTAATAATTCATAGCACTGTGCGACTCCATATGACTCTACAAGGCCATCAGCAGCCCACTGCTCAACGTTTAGATTCATGTTAGACTTCTGACCATACCTCTGCAGGTAAAACTTGTTAAACCTGCTGAGCAAAGCCATTCGGTCTTTGCGATCAGCCATTACTATTCGTTAATTTCAGACTTTGCTTCTTGAATCTTATCTGTTAGTTTATCTTCAACAAACTTATAAATACGCTCAAAGGCTTCATCAACATTCTCACCATCACGCTTTGAGTCAACAATTCCAAGGTCAAGTCTTAAGGATTGAAAGTTGCCAAGATTTAAAGTATAGCCTAGTGTTACATTGATTTTTGTATTTTCGTTTTCCATTTTACCCCACCTAATTTGTTTGTTTTTACAATTGTAGCACACTCTAGCCGATTAGATATTTTCTGACCAAACTGGAATATACCTTCCATCTTCTGTCTTTGTATATGTAAGTATACCTTCTCCCATTCGCCTTGTCAACTCTTGACTTGTAGGTGTCATATTATTTGTTATTAATTTATCTTTTCTTGGTTGTCCAATATGTATTGTTGCCAGGATAGAGCAAATTTCTCTAACGTCGTCTTCTGAATAATAAGATCTAATTTGCCACCCAGTTTTACCATCAATGCTTGATCCAACAGGTGCAGGTATGACTCCTCGTTTTATTAATCTTGGCATATACTTTCTGTGCCGATTAACTAATTTAGCAGTCTCTGCAACAGTGTAAGCCTTTTTCCTATTTCTTCTAAAATCAGAACGCAAGCATGTTTCTAGTCTATCTTTATTAATATTATAAACAGTTACCATTCCTGTTGATCTAGAACTATGATGAAGTCTTACTAGGTCTCCATTAAGAAACCATATTTTTTTACCGCCAGGTATTATAGGTTCGTTATTATATGCTTCGCTCTGAATTTTTCCTTTTGCAGTAACCATTTTCCCTCCGCAGATTCGTTAGGTGGATGATAAAATTTTCTATTTCCACATCTAACACAATATGTTTCTAGATGGTCTATGTTTGAATGTATTCTATCAACAAACATTTTTCCTTGACATCTTTCACAATACATGCTAATTTGGAACACCAATAGCAATAAGATTTATGCCAATGGTTGCAGTTCCAGAAACCCCATATCTTACTGTAAACCCAGCCTCTGTAGTTGTAACAGATGTTAAAACTACTGTAGTATTAGATCCAGCCGTAGTTCCGCTGGTATTTACAATTGACAGAGTTACAATTGGTGGAAACTTAAAGTTAGAATACGGAATAGAAAAAGACTTTTCCTGTCCAGCAGTTACGGTTTCATTATTTGCAATTGACTTAAACTTGCCAACAAATTTTGTATCAGAAGTCTTTAAACTCTTTTTTTCTGCTCCAACTACATCAATATCTGTATAGTTATAGGTTGCATCTGAAACCTGTGTTGATAAAACATTTAAAGCATCTACTATTTGATAGATGTATGTTACATCAAGCGGTTGCCCTCTTTCGGGTAGTGGTAATCTTGCCATATTATTCCTCCTATTTAATTATACCAAAGACACTATGCCAGAGTCAAAGATATTTAATGCGGTCTTAATTTCTTTTTTTGATGAAACAATTTGAACCTTTACTCTGACTGTTGTAGTCCCAGTATTTAAAAATGCATATGAATGTACTTTTGATGTACCATGATAAAGAAACTCTCCTGAATCAAATTTAACAAAAATATCATACTCTGGGCGAAGGTTTTCATCTCCCCAGACAGCAGTAATAATATTTGCTGTAACGGATAATGCTCCACTTACACCCGTTATTGTTTCTCCAGAAATACTATATACTGGAGACCAGTGAGATGTTCTATTCCTATCTTCAGAAATAATTCTATATCTTAAATTATATTTTAAAGTATCATTATCAATTGGTGGAAGTGATGATTTTAAGATACGTAATTTTTTTATGTTTGCATCAACCATTATGTTACACCAATAGAAAATCTAAACTCAATATAGTTGTTTGTATTAGGAGACTTAACAATGGTTGTAGCATTGTCATTTTTAATAATAGAATATCCAGTTAAACCATATATTGGATTAACTGTTGCTATATTTTCAAGCCTTAGTGCATCTAATGCAATGTAATAATCTGAGGTTGGATAAAGTCCTCCGCTTAAACTATCAAAAATAGAAACATAAATCTTTACTACACTCACTGCATTCCATGTAAAATCTTGGCTTTTATATAATTCTTGTAGTTGTTTTGAAACAACAAAATATCTATTTGTTGCAAAGTCATATCCATCAACACCATCTTCAATATTAACTTCAAACCTAGCATATGTTGTTGGAATGTCATTCTCGGTTGCTGCAAAATCAATAAGTATTCTTACCGTATCGGGATTTGATGCCGAACCTCCGTCTCTATTTACCAGAGAAAATGCAAACCTTAATTCGTCTATTGGAGAGTTTTCTGAAAAGTTAACATTTGGTGAAGCAAGATGTATGTGATTTCCAGAATCAACAACTAAATTATCAACCCCTCCAGATCCTCCGCCATCTAAACTTAAGTCTGAGTCATTTCCTCTCATTAAAATTGTATTATTTAAAAACCTTGCTCTTTCATATCTATCAATACGATCTTGGTTATAAAAAATAGCATTGTCGGCATTGGTTTGAAATACACCAGTTTCCGTTCCAACTGCTGCAATAACATCATCCTCTTCTGGGTCATCTAGTGGTATAGAAACTACAGGGATTGCTGTTGATGCAGAGGCTGTATGGTGTTCCCAGTTTTCCCCTTGAGTAAAAGCAAAAACAGTCTTACTGTCTTGTGCACCAGCAGAGGGGTTAGAACCTGCAGAGTATAAACCTACCTCTGTAATTTCATATCTTTCTTCTGTTGGTAGTTCTGCTGTAAATACAATTTTATCTATACCGTTTTCATTTATAAAACCTCTAGAAGATATAGGAACTCTAAACATTTCAAAGTCAAGGTTTTCTTTTTCTGCAAAGTTATCTGCAACATCTTCAGTTTGAAGCGGTATTGGGCCGCATCCAACAGCCAAATATGAGGCATATGCTGGTACCTGACCAAGCATATATTTTCCAATAATACTCTTGCCCTTATTAGTTATCATGACGTAGTTGCTCCAAATTCCGCTTCATATATTGTACCATTTAAAGATATTTCAACCTCAAGTAGTTCATCTTTGTTTATATTAATACTTTCAATAATTAAGTCTCCAGTTGTTTCATCAAAATATATGTTTGAACCATTGAGACCATTGCCTTCTTCTGGTACTTTTTCTTCAAACTTTATAGCAAAATTAGCAAAATACTTGTCAGAGGTTGCCTGCAATCCAAGAATATTATTTGGGTTATATCTTTGTTGAATAAGACCAAGGTTTTTAATTGGGGTATAAGATATTTGTTGTCCATTAATAATGTCATTTCTAGTAATATTTATTAATTCATGCCCTCCAATATCTTCAAAAATTAAATCAGCCATTATTTCAACAGACATAGAATCATTATTAAATAAAACTGTATCTATTGGTGCTGTTTTTACTGGATTTACAGGTGCTTGATTTGAAGCAGATGCGTTAGATGGTGTATCTGGAGTTGCTGATACCATTGTTATACCTCACTTAAATAAACTGTCATGCTTGGTCCAGAAATAGACCTAGCGTATTCTATATTATAAATAACAAACCTTGAAAGATCGGATGTAATTAAATCAAGTCCTGTTGAATCTTTATAATCTACTGTTACAATATCTCCAAGTTGAAGAGTTGGTATGCTAAATAAATTAATACCAATAGATTTTTTAGGAATCATAACTTTATTTATAATCCAGTTCATCATTGCTTCTGCATCATCTTGTGTTTGTATGTATGTACTGTCAATACTAAATTCATTTTTACCATATGTTAATCTACTTAGTTTAATTTCATCATATCTTGATTTTTCAACTAAAGGAGAATATGTAAGAACGCTGCCTACTAACTCTGGGTCTGATAAATTACCACGTTTTTTAAAGAACTCATCTACTGTTAATTCATGAGTTGTGTTTTGTGTAAAAGTAATTCCCTGGATTCTTAAAAAATTTCCAGTTGTTTCATCTAAGTTTAATGCTTTGTCTGTTGAATTAAAGATTAAAAATTCAGCACCGTAAGAATTTGCATAAAAACCTGATGTTGTATATCCTTTTATATTATTAAATGTTGGTGAAAGTTGTGCATAAAGTGCTGGATAGGCACGATCATATTTAATGTCAAAATAAGCACATTCACGCATGATTGAGCCAAATTCTTCAAAATACATATTATAGTTTGGTGGCTGTTGAGAACTTATGCCAGACAAATAAGTTGATTGAACAACTCCACTCATAGCATATTTCCTAAACGATTCACTCACATCAATTTTAGAATTACCAAATGCATTAAATAAAGTTTCTCCTATAGTAAAAGATGTATCTTTACTATAATTTTTTGATAAAGCATAGATGTTTTCAAACATGCACTTAGATGACCCACGAACAAATAAAGCCATGTTGTTGTATACGGGAAGCGGATCTGGATCATCTACAATCTTAATAAGTTGATTGTTTATATATAAATAAAATCTTCTTGTTTTTCCAATATCTTCATATTCTACTGATAAATCATAAACAGTTGAATTTTCTTCACCAGCCATTCTTTGTTGTCCAGAAAACTTACCATCATCTACAAGTATTTTTGATAAACCACCCCAGAGTTTAACTGGTATTGCATCTGTGTTGCTAGAGTCTTTTTTAACTTTATAGAAAATAACATTATTAATTGAAAACTCTGCTTCATTATTGTCATTTAACTTTAAATAAGAAGTAATATTATCTTCGCTTAGTGCAACTATTTCAAAATAATATCCGTTATTTGTTACTGGGTTTAACAAAATTGCAAGACCTCCAGAGCCTCCGCTAATATTTATGTTTTCGTCTGGCTTACTTCCACTAACCTGATAATAAGGAACGCTACCATTTGCGGTTTGACTTCTTGCAATAGTGTTTTCAATTTTTCCTATAATCCTCATTCTTGTGCCAAAATGCCTGTATGCGTTGTTTAAACTTTTATAAACATATGAAACAAAGTTAAGTGGTGTTTCAGGAGTTTTAAATCCTGGTCCATTAAAGACTAATGCAGAAGATTGAATTGTTCCAGTTTGAGTTGATGGTAAACTGTTAATTTCAGTATCTGTTAAGTTGCTTGTTGTCATAAAGTTTTTAATTATACTATTTCTTGTTGACTGCTTAGCAATTACATTACTCACTCCAGCAGCCCCTACTGTTGTTGCTGGCAAGGTTAAGGTTACATCTTCATCTAACTGGGTTGTAAAAAGGTCTTGAGTTTTCATGTCAATGCCACGTACATTATCGTTATTTGTCCAATAAGTATTAATTCCAGCATAGTGAGCAGTTATTGTTGTTCCAAATTGACCTCGTCCATGATTCATAACTGCTCCATTTTGGAGTCTAGTTATACCATTAACTGTTTCATAGTATGGAGTTGAGTATATTCTTACCAGTCCCGTTGGATATATTTTTCCATTAAATGGGAGAGATGCAAAATATTTTTGATATTCTTGGTTGCTGCTAATCCACACATTGCTTGAGCCTTGAACATGAGTTGTTTTCCATGCACCAATTATTTTATCCGCTTGGGTTTGAACAATTGCTCTAGACTTTACCTGTGTATTTAGGTCTGCTATAACTGTTGCTGGTGCAAGTTTTCCTGGCTCAACAAAATATTGCTTTTTATAATTTGGAGTACCGTCAGAGTTTTTGTCATACCATAATGCAATAGTAAGACTAAACTCTGCTGCATCGTATCTAATAATTTCACCATTAGAATACAAGTATCCATTATATCTTGTTAACCAATAAATGTTTTCTCCAAGATCCATTATGTTATTTATTAAAACATTCTTTGAAACTGTTGGTGGTTCAGCAACAATATTTGAGTTTAAGGGCATAGCACCAAGCACATAACTTCCTTGTTTTGATGCTAGTTCATTTATTGTTTTTGTTGAATCTGTTCCTGCAACTTCCCATAAAAGTGATGGTTTATATATCCATGTTTTTTCTTTATCAATCATACTTGATTGTTTTATTGATCCATAAGATCTTTGAATATATCTTGTTGTGTAGTTAATCTTTCCATCATTATAAACTTTTTTATCTTGTGATGCAATAGATAAAATATTTGGAAGATTTCCAGATGTTGAATTTTCTATGACTCCAGAATCTGTTTGATTATTTGATCCCGAAACAACAAAGTCTGTTGCTCTTTGTGTTAAAGTAGGCATTAGATAGTCTTTGCTCATTACTACAAAGTTATTATACTCATCAAAAAACATTGCAGTTTGTGTTGATACTGCTAGTTGATTTAAAACTTCTGCAACATTTTGATCTGGTGCAATAAAGAAATATGGAATTATTGGATCATTTTCTCCATCAACTCTTTTAAATGTATAGTTACTAAATCCAATATAGTCAAGTAAAAGAGAAATCGCATAACTTAAAGATGTTTGAGTTGTTAAAAGTCTTGGGGCAGGCATTGACTCTAGGAAAAAATAAAAATCTCTTAACTCTAAAGAAATGGTTCCTGCAGTAACATCTGCCTGTGGGAATCCTTCTGAGTATAATGTTTTAATAGGAACTGAATATTCATCTCCATCAACATTAAAAATTGATTCATAAAAAAGAAATTTAATATTTTTTCTAATATAATCAGAAACAATACTTAAAGTGTTGTTTTCATTAAAAGCCTGATCATCATCGAATAAAGATAGTGATCCAGTTGATGCAAGCAGTTGTCCTACTGGCAAAGAAGTTGTACCAATATCCGATAAAATCTTTTTTATATTAAAATTAATAACCTTGTTTGAAATATCTACAACAAGTCTAGGTGACATTTCAATTAAATCAAAAGTAGAATCAAACTTATTCATTGTTTCTACAACAATTCTAATACCACGAACATAAGAAAACTCTCTGTATGTAGTTAAATTATTTGCATCATTTGTAAAAAAGTCTGGACTTGTAAGATCTGTAACAAGACTTGTTGAACTATTCAATATTCCAGATCCAAGTATCCAACCATATTCTGGAGTAAATGTATCATATTCGCTATTTGCTGTATTCCAAATATAAAATAAGCCTCGCTCATTTTCATTTTCAATAACAAGGTAAGCATAGCCATCAAGTGATTCATCTGGAAGGAGTGTACTAGATGTTATTTTTTCTGCAAACTCAAACTTTGCTTTGTACTCTTCTGGAATTTGTAAGCCATACTCTAATTCAACATATCCATCCTCTGGAATAATGGCTGTGCCATCATCTCTAATAGAGTTTTCATTAAATGAATAAGCATCAGTCCAATTATTTTCATTTAAATATTGTATCTTCCATCTAACGGGAGTTGTTTTATTTGTTGTCCCGTAAAGTGGATCTGCCAATGTTCCAGACTGAGTTGTAAAATTTCCAAGATCTACAGTTCCAACATTTGTTTGCATTTTTACAATAAGTCTATTTGCTGGAACAGTTTTTTTATAAACCACAAAAGGGGCTGTATCATCAATATAATTAAGAGAGTTTGATATATTTTTTGCAACTCCTCTTTCAATATTATCTTCAGTTCTAAAAGATGACCAATATTTAAACTCGTCATATCGTGATGGCATATAATATCTTGGTCTAAGAGTCATTGATGCACCAGAGTTTGATATATATTTTCTATTAAAATATGATGCTTTGTTAATTCCAGATCTTGGTCTAAATGGTTTTACGCAATCCTCTAAAGAATAAAGCATCTTAACTTTTTCTTTAATTGAGGTAAAAAGTTGTGGTACTTCTAAATTTGTATATCCACCATCAATAACAACATCTGCATCTGTTGCACCAGTATAATAATTCCCAGCATCTAAATTATCAAAAGTCAAAGGAAGTGTGCGAAACTGAACATTTGATCCTAGTGGTCTATATCTATAGTTACCTAGTTTATAAATGTTATCTGGCATATTCATATTCCATTCAGCCAAGACTAATGACTGAAGGCTTATGGTTGACGATGTTTCTAGGTGTGTCTTTAATACATCACTTACAAACATTTATACCTCTTCCAGTGTTACCGAAATATTCCAAAGATCGTGGTTTGCTCCACCACGTTTTACAACAGAATAATTAAAATCTGCAATATAAACCTGCATGATTTGATTGTATTGTGCAAGATGTCCATAGTCTGCATCAGCCTTGCCAAAATTTGAATACTTGTCGTATGCCATAAACATCCAAAAAGGGCCTGTATGGTTTTCATACCAGTCAAGTATTTCTACTCCGCCTGCTCCACCATCTACTGTAAACTCTCCAGTTGTATTTTTTTCAGGGGACAAACCAGTAGATAAAAACCCTGCATCTTGATAGTATCCTCTTGATGGCAAGTTATTCCATGAAACAGACATTGTTAGTTTATCTGCTATGTGATATGAACGCATACGTCCATTAATGGTTCTTTGTCTTTGTTCTATTCTTGTGGGTGTAAAACTTAGTTCCCCCCGATTATGGTCTGACAGAATCAAAAATTGATTAATTAAATCTGTATCTGTTGATGCATCAAAGTTGCCTTGTACTTCATAGCCAGTGGGCAGATATACCCCATTAGAGAGCGTACCAGGGTTCTCAGACCACAACAAAGCCTGGGGGCGTTCATACCTACGTCTACCTGTTAAATACGCTGCTGTGGCCATTATGGTCTTTGTGTCCTAATTCTCTGTGAGTCAACTTGTCTAATTTGTGTCATAACGACTCTTGCAATATCTTGTGGATTTGCATCAGATTTAACGTTAACGCTTAGATTATAATTATACACCTTCTGGCCACTGTAGGATCCATCATTTATAGACTTCATTTTATTAATACCATATGAGTCAACTGCATATTTGCTCATTATAAATTCACCAGGAGTTAACATTGCTGGAACTGTATCTGTTCCCTTTGCATACCCTCCTACAGCAAAATATTTAGGCATAACCATTCCACCCATATTCATTCTTTGTGGAGGTGCTGGTTCTGCTCTAGTAGTTTTTACTATTCCACCAGAAGCAAACACTGGTCGTGCTGGAGGTTTTGGCGTTGGCTTTGGCGTTGGAGTTGGTGAAGGCGTTGGAGTTGGTGAAGGCGTTGGAGTTGGTGAAGGCGTTGGAGTTGGTGAAGGCGTTGGTGAAGGCGTTGGGTTGCCTCGGTCTGGATTATTTGCACCTTCATCTGGATTATGGACTGCTCCATTACCTGTATCGCCAGGAGGTGGTGTTGGTGTGGGAGTTGGTGTTGGTGTGGGAGTTGGTGTTGGTGTGGGAGTTGGTGTTGGTGTGGGAGTTGGTGTTGGTGTAGATGAAACTGTTGCTAAATATTCATCATAAGACATTTGGTCTTCTGGTGGAAGAGTTGCTTGTAATTTATTCCACGCTGCTCTAGACATTGGCTTTTGTTTATTTAAGAAGTTATCAAGTGCTGCACTAGCATTATTCCATCCATCTTTTGCATTTTCTGCAGGATCGGTTAAACTCTTATTAAATGTTAGTTCCTGACCAATTAATTCAGCATAAGCAATTACTTGATCTTCTGTAAGTCCCCATTCTGTTGCAAGATCTGTAATTTCTTTAGTAGATAGGTCATCATCTAAAGTTGCAGCAACAAATGCAGCATACTTCGCTACTTCGTCATATGGCACTCCCCATTTTTTTGCAAGTGCTTCAATTTGTACAGGAGATAATTCCGTACCTAAAGTAGTAGTAACAAATGAAGCATATTTCAGAACTTCACTTTCTGTAAGATTCCATGTTGCTCCAAGTTTTGTAATCTCTGCACTAGATAGACCTTTACTTAAAATAGCAGTAACAAATGCAGCATACTGCTCTGCCTCAGTTTTTGGTACTCCCCAGGCTTCTCCAAGTTTTGCAATCTGTACAGGAGATAATTCCGTACCTAAAGTAGTAGTAACAAATGAAGCATATTTCAGAACTTCACTTTCTGTAAGATTCCATGTTGCTCCAAGTTTTGTAATCTCTGCACTAGATAGACCTTGACTTAAAATAGCAGTAACAAATGCAGCATACTTCGCTGCCTCAGTTTTTGGTACTCCCCATGCTATTCCAAGGTTTGTAATCTGTTGATCAGATAAAGTTCTTCTATTAAGTTCTAAATAACCCTCAAGATATTGTCTTGCTTGGCTTTGGCTTATTCCCCAGGCTGTGGCAAGTGCTACAACGTCTGCATCTGATATGGCTCCATCTTTAATTGCCTTTTGAATAAGCGCATATGAGGCTGCTCCTACTGTTGCAAAATCTATTGATAGTTTAAGAAGATCAAACTGTGTAATAATTTCTGCTCCAAAGATTGCAGCCTTTACTAATAAATCTTGAAAAGCAATAGTTGCAACTTCTGATTCTGCAATTTTTCCTGAAACCTCTGCCCATTGAACCTTTAGATCATTAAGATATTGCAAATCTCTTGCTTGATTATCTTGAATTACTTTTAGTTTTCCTTGCTCTATCACAAGAAGTGCTTGTGCAGAAGATAACTCTTTATTTGCAGTAAAAAGATTTAATTCTTTAGCATCACCAATACCATTTGTAATATTATAAATTCTATCTTCAAGATCACGGATATCTAGTAGTATTGCTTTTCTTGCATCTTCAAGAGGTTTAATGTTATATTTTTTAATTGTAGCAATTTTTGCTTCAATTGCTTCTCTACCCTCTTCAAGGTCATAGATGTCTTGAGTTATTTGAAATTGGGCTTCTTCAATTTGTAATCTGGTTAGACCATTAGCATTTCTTAAGTTTCCAAGTTCTTGTTCTTTTGCTATGTTTAGGGAGTCTCCAGTACCAGATGCTGCCCCCTCTGATGCTGTAGATTGTATGTCTTGTGACATTTGTGCTGCTGCAGAAATATCTCCTTGTGATAGAGCATCTGCAAGAGATATTTTTTGTTTTTCTTGTGCAATTAAGTTTTGATTTAATTCAGAGATTTTACTTAATGCATCTTGTTGTACATCATACTTTTTATTAATTGCCTCTGCTGCATGATCAATTATACTTAAATCATTTGATAGGTCAGAAGCCTTTTCTTGTGCGGCAGCAATTGGAATATCAAATGTTTCAGAAATTTGATCTTCATATTCTTTAATTTGATCTTCAAAGATTCTTAATTGTCTTGTTACATCTGTTTCAATTTTTACTTGTTTTTCATCTATTTTTGATTGAATTTCATCAATTGTATGCTGAATATCCGAAACATTCTTTTGTGCTGCTTCAACTACTTTTTGTTTAGCCTCAATTTCTCTTTCTGCAGAAAGTATTGATCTAGCATATTTTCCTTCTACTGCTGTTTGTGCTTTTGAGAAGAAGTTGTTCATTTCACTTTCTACCTCAGATAATTTATCTTTAAAATGTTGTAGTGGATCTTGTACTTTTCCTAAATTTTCTTGAGCCTTTTTTAACTCTCTAAATTTTGCAATTAAAGCATCTAGTTCTGGTCCTGGGGCTGCAGCACTTAATGATAAAGCAAAATTTGCATCTGATAACATTTCAATTGCTTCTTTAGCAGTTACTCCTGCTGAAGTTAATTCTTTAAATTTGGATTTTTGTTTTTCAATACCAGCAATTGTTACAACTGCAGAACTTTGGAATGCTCCAATAACTGCTTCTTTGTATCCTCTTGCTGCTGCAAACCCATCAGTGGTTAGGTTAACAAACTTTTTATTTAACCTATCTACAGAAACATATCCCTTTTTAACGGCTTCATCTAGTCCACCAACAAAATTAATGAAATCTTCATTTTGACCAAGGTTTGATAGTTCCTGGTTAAGACCTTCAAAGATTTTGATATCTTGCTTCTCTCCAAGAATTCTTCTAAGTTCAAGCAATCCACCTTCTGCATTAATGGACGCATCTCTTGTTAATTTTAATTGAAGAAGTAAGTCATTTAGGTTAGTATCTATTGGTTTTACTTCTGCGACTGTTGGTGTTTTAACAACTTTACCGCTACCATCAACAACTGGGTCTCCTGTATATGTTCTTGTTTTTTTACCAGCAATTTCTGCTATCTGTTGATCTAATGTTTTTGTCTTACCTGATTTATCTTTAGTAATATTATTAGTCTCAAGAAATTTATTTCTTTTTATTGATGCTTGACGGGAGCCTAGTTCGGATGGGCCGCTTTCTCCTATTTGTTCTTGAGCATAGTCTTGAATATATTTTCTTTTTGCATTATCATCTTCAAACTCAACTGCGTAGATACTAATATATCTAGAAATTGTTTCTTTTTTAAATTCATCTGGTAATGCAGCAAAATCTTTATATTGTTTTGTTAGTTGTTCAAGGTTTGCAATTGATGAACTGTCTTTGTGGTCTTCTATAAACTTTGAAAGAATTTCTTTAGTTATTGGAGTTTTAATGCTATCAACTTGATCAAGAAGTGCAGAAAGTTCTAATAATTTTTTATTATTCTGTTTAGTTAATCCTGTTAGTGCAACCTCAAGATTAATTTCACTTCCATCCATTGATTGTAAAAGGGCAATTGCTTTTCCTGTTTTATCAAATTCTGCTGGTTTCATTTTAATCATGTCAATAACTAACTTAGTGGATAATTTTTTATCTGATACTCCTCCAAGTAATTGTGTTATCTCTGATATTTTTGCAATACCGTGAGTTTTTACTCCAAGTTCAAGGTTTGAATCTAATTCTCCTAATTTACCAGCAAAAAGGTCCATCATTGCAGTTGTCTGTTCAGGATTTAATTGTCCGCTTGCCATCATTAAGTTCATTTTTACTTCAAAGTTTTGAGCCTTTGCTGAAGTTTCAAATCCTGCTTTTGAGTATTGTGATGTTGAAGTTCCAAATCCAATATCACTTAGTTTAGCCAGTTTGCTTTGAACGGTATTGGCCTGTGTAGCAAATAAGGTATCCTTATATCTATCTTTTACTTGACCTTTTAATGAATCAAAATATGCACTTTTACTAGAATTCATATGCATTAAATTTGCTATATCAACTGCCCCTTTATTGCCACCTAAGAATGAAGGGAAAGATTCTTTTGGATTATTAAGTGCTGGATTTTTTGCATTCTTAAACTGTTTCATTGCAAGATTAAGAGATTGTGCAGTTCTAGCATTTGTCTTTTCTGTATCAATTCCTTGCTGCACAGTTAAACCAGCAATTTTTTCTTGTATCTCTAACTGTTTTTCTTTATTAGACGTTATTAAAATTTCTTTTGATAAAGACTCAATTTGCTTTTGTGTTATTTGGTATATAGCATCTGCTTGGGCTTGAGCAAGAGCAAGGTTTTGTACACCATATGAAGCCAGTTGTGCTGCTGCAGCATTATCCTTAATGCCACCTGAAACAATATTTTTACCTGCTTGCTCTGCAGTATCAATTAAGTTCATTCTAACCTTAATTGGGTTTTTAAGAATATCGCTTCCATCTGGTCCGACTAACATTCTTAACTGTCCCTCAACATTTGCGGTAAATGTCTTATCCCCTAGATTAGTTCCAATTTGATCACCAATACTATTTGCTTGCTCTGCAGTAAGGATTCCATCTGAAATATATGCTGCTAATTGCAAAGATAATTCTTTTGCTGCTGCTGCTGCACCATTTTTTTCTATGCTTGTAAATACGCCAGCATTGACTGTTTTTCCAACTTCACTCTTTAGGAAGGTATCTCCAAATCCGCTTCCTTGTCTGTTATAGTCATTATAAGATTGAAGAGATCCCGCTTCTTTTTTCTTTGCAGTTAATTGAGATGCACCAACTGTATCAGTTAATACACTTATCTCTTCCATTTTCTTTGTTGTTGCAGAAATAGATGCAACATACTGTCCTTGCCTTATAGCAGCATCTTTTTGCATTTTTTGATAAATTAACATTCCTGCACCAACTGCAACAACTGAAGCAGCAAGAATTGAAAATGTACTAGTTAGCATTGGTAAAATTCCAAGTAAGGCTGAGGCTGCAAATAGACCAGTTGTTACCTTTTCATTTCCACCAGTCATAGCACTTGCCATTCCTAGTCCACCCAATGCACCAGAGCCCATTGCTGCTTTCCCACCCATACCCTGTTTTGGTGTTTTTTCTGCTAAAGGAGCATCTGCTTTTCCTGGAATTCTGTATGTAACTTTTGGTGTTTGAACAACTTTCTTTCCTTTTGGAATAGTAGTAATTATTGTATCTTTTGGACTTCCGCTTGAAGATTTAACATTTACAGGTTTCTTTTTTCCTTTTATTGGTGTTACCTTTTTAGTTTTTTTATCTTGTAAAGATTCATCCTTTGTTACCAAAACAGCAGAATGCATTTTATGGAATTCTCTCCAGTCAACCTTTCTTGCTTCTTCAAGTCTATTTATCATTGCTTGATACATTGATTTTTCTTCTGCATTTAAAGTCCAACTTGAAACAAGGTTTTTAAGTTTTGGAAGTGTTTTATCAATTTCAGAAATCATAGATGAGTTATAAGCATCAGGCGTCATATTTTTTGGAATATCCATTGTTGATTCAGCAAAGAATCTTTTTGCTCCACCATTAACACCAAGTAAATTAATTCTTGCTTGTTCTGCCATAGACTTCATATTTGTTGAGAATTCTCTCTTCCCAGATGCTTTATCAAACACTCCTGCAGTTCCTACATCTGCAAGAACATTTCCTGAAAGGTTTCCAGCATGAAGATCTTTATCACCACGAAGGTTTGCTGCTACTAGTTGTTTGAAGTATTCATCTTTTGTAAATTTACCAGTAAAATTAGATTCTGCAAATTTTGGATTAAACTGTGATTCTAACGCAAATAATTTTTTACCAGTTCTTGGATCTTGAATAACCTTTATGCTTTGAACTGGAGACTCTAATCCATGAACTTCTCTAGCAATTTGTGTTGCACGAATTTCTGCAAGAGCAGCCTTTTCATCCATCATGGCTTTTACAAAAACTTTTGATCCATTTTCTTTTTCATAAACACCGCTTATGTGATTAGCATCAATAAAACTAAATCCAGATGATCTAGATACTTGTTTTACATATTTTGTTATAGAATCATTTTTAAATCTACTGGAGTTAACATCTTTCTCTGTTTCTAAAAACACCTTTTGTCTTTGAGTTTCTTTTTCTAAAGCAATTCTTTCTGCTTCTTTAAGAGCATTTTTATTTATTTTTATTTGTCTTCCACCACCACGATTAACTCTTCCAGTCTTAAATCTATCGCCAATTAAGACACCAACATTTTTAGTGCCAGAGAATGTTCCAGTTTTACTACTAATTTCAGGTCTTTCATATGCGGTAATATTACCTGAAGAATCTCTTTGTACAGGAATCTTATAGTTTGAATCAAGTTTCATTACTGACTCTAATGCTTTAATTACTGACTGGCTTGTTTTTGTTTTTTTAACTTTATCAATAACCTCTGAAATAGGAGCATCAGGTGGGCTAAATTTTATGTTTGAAGAACCTCTTGGGCTAATTGCAGCAGGAGCATATAGTTTTTTTACTCCTTCTGTTAATTTTCCTCCAGCACCTTCTTTAATAAGATTACCAAGAATTCCATTTTTTTCATCTCCCATTCTTGAATAAACATCTTGGTCTCCAATAAAAGTTGATGGATTTACGTCTAAAAATGATTTTATTAAACTTGTTCTTATTTTTTCACTAGTTTTATTTGCATCTTCTGGAGAAAAACCATCACCTATAAGTCTTGCGTTCATTGTATTTATTGCAGAGGCTTTTTCTATTTCTTGTAAATATTCACCAAGAGTTATTTTAGAATTAATTAATTTTGCATTTGTTTCTGGACTAACATCAAAACCAACTGCTGTATATGCATTTGCTTCAGCAAATCCAAGTTTTTTTATATTTTCTGGAAGGTTAGAACCTGTTAATGTTTGAAAATTTACTGCGTGAGCAAATACTGTTTTATTTGGTTTAACTTCACTTGTTCCTTCTGCAAATCCCTGCATTTTTCCATCAATTAAACCTTGTATTAATGCTCTTGCATATGGTTGCTGCATAACATCTTTTGTAACAACTGCTTCGCCAGGCTCTAGCATTGCTGGAATAGTATCACCATTTCCAGAACCTGGGACCATCGATATACCACCTGCAAGTTTTCTAACTTTATTTCTTGATGCTGTTAACTTTCCTGCATTGGCTGTTTTTCCTGCAACTACTTTAGCACCACTAACCATCATACCTGGATTTGCCATAGCAAATTTTGCTGCTGCAACTGTTGCTTCAACATATGCGTTTCGCAAAAGTTTAACTGCAACTGTTTCTAATTCAAACTTTTGAGTTAACTGTGTATGAGCCTGATTAAGTGATGCTGCAACAGTGGCTGCCTCTAACTGTTCTGCATTTAAATAGTTTGTTTGTTCAGCAAGAATTTTTGAATTTCCGCTAAGTTTTAAGAATCCACCACGCATTGCAAGAAATAGTTTAATTATGTTTGCAGCACCATTAGCAAGTAAACCAAATGTCATAAGAAGAACTGGACCAATTACTCCAACAAGCGTTGTTGCAATTACTATAAACTTTTTAGTTCCATCACTTAAATTATTAAATTTTTCAAGAAAGTTTCCAATTACTTTAACTATTGGAGTAATCGCCTCTAAAAATGTTTTTCCAATTGGGGCAATTGAAAGTTTTAGTTGTTCAATTGATGCTTTAAAATTTGTTCCAACAGCATCTTCTATTGTTTTTAATTCTCGTTCTGATAAAATTGCAAGTTCTTCTATTGATTTTCCTGTTAAACCTAAAACCACACTTGCTTGTGTTCCATCTTTTGCTACGTTTTGAAATAAAGTTGATAGTCTTGAGAATTGAAACTTACCAAATAACTGTTCAATTGCTCTTGCTCTTTGTAATGGGGCCAGTGTATCTAATGCTTGTGCAAACTGGATAACAGTATTTTTAATATCTCCTTGATTACCTTCAACAATACCTTTGATATTAATGCCAAGACCACTAAGCATTGCACTTGCTTTTGCTGATGGGTTAATTAATGATGCAAGTCCAGACTTTAATGCGTTGGCACCTTCTGATGCATTGATTCCACCTTCTTTCATGGCGGTAAGGAAAAATGCAAGATCTTCTACATCTCCACCAAGTTGTTTAATAACTGGTCCTGCTTTAGGAATAGCAATAGTTAAGTCTTCAATAGAAAGAGTTGTTTGGTTTTCAACAGCATTTAAAAAATTAATCTTAGTTGATAGTTCATCTGCTGCTATACCAAATGCATTTGTAAGAGATATTGTTGTTTCAAGTGCAGCAGATTGCTCAACCCCGCCAAGTACTGCAAGTCTAGTTGCTTCTGAAACCTGTGCAGTTAAGTCTGATCCAGTCTTACCCATTGCTGCTGCTGAAGCAGCCATTTCCATAGTTTTTGATACTGCAACACCATACTTTGTAAAGCCATCTGCAAGTTGTTGAACATCAGCAAGTGCCTTATTTGTTTGTGCACTTGTTGTAAACATATCTCCATAAACACGTTTAAACTTTACTGCTTGTGCTTCCAAGTCCATAAATGTTTTTGCAGCCATCGAACCAAAATACAGAAGAGGAACAGTAAAACCAACCATAAGTTGGCGACCTGCCCACTGTGTATTTTTACCAAAATTTAAAAGACTTGTTGATCCTTGTCTTACAACTTGATTAAAAATTGCCTGTTTTTGTGCAGCAAGTGCAGTTTTTGTTGCATAATCATTCATGTTTAAGGTTTTTGGCGTAACAGCCATAGCCTTCATTGCACCGTTTGCATCACGACCCATTTTAATATATTGGGTTTGCATTTTCTTGACACGTTCTTCTGCTACCTTGCCAATTGTGTCAAATTCAGATCTAAATAGTTTTCCAAAAGTTTTTGAAGCACCGCCTGCATAACGGAAATACTCACGCATAGAAAGTTTATTAGTCTCTAATGCGTGAGTAAATGACTCCGTCGATGATCTAACACTACCCATTGTTGCAGTAAATTTGTTAGTGGCATTAATGGAATTTAAAAGATTATTTTGTAATCCTTTTTGTGCTAATGCTGCTGATTGGCTATTTTTTGCTACTGATGCATGAAATAATGCAATCTGACGTTGTAAAACCTTGAGTTCGGCTAATGCTGATGAGGCATTTATATTTATGCCTATATTAGCATTAACGTCACTCATGAATTTACACCTCTTTTATTTAATTATTTGCAAGTACTGTGTTTAGCAGTGCATTAGCATCGCTAAGTTTTACTCCAGATGCCGCTTCAATAATGCTGTAGACTGTTGGTAGATCTAAAACATCTTCCAACTTTGCTATATCCCCAGCCAATTCTGGCTTGTATTGCTCCATTGCAATTTGTACACATTCAACGAGCAAAACCATAGACTTTTCGTTATCTTCTGCTACTAAGGCTACCTGCTCAAATTTCTTCATAAATGGACGAAGCAAGGAGATCTTTAAAGGACGCACCTTTATCTTTGTTCCATCCATAAGTGTCAGTTCTGCCCCATCATAAACTGTTGTTGCCATTGTATTTCCTCCTGTTAAGTTATGTCAATTATAGCACAAATAGGCTATTTTTTAAGTTATTAAACATTTTTATTTCATTACGCTTGGATCTCTTTCATCGCCATAATCCAACCCCATATTTATACCAAACCCCGCCTTTTGTGCATTAACTCCTTGTAGAGCCAAAACGTCATTGCTATCTGTTGCTTTGCCACCGCTAAAGACTCTTGCTTTCATGTCTTCCCATTCTTTCTGTCCTTTATTTTGATTTTTATCCCCGTCTAAATCCACACCTTGAATTGCTGCAAGAAACTTTTTTTCTGAATAATCTAACTCTCTAAGTACTTCAAGAGTTACCATCAGTTCTGGCATTGATAGATATGTTTCTAGTTCTTGATAATCTTTCCAGATACCCAGCAAAAAAACCTCTGCTTCAAGTTTTGCTAAATCTAGTGTCTCCCAGGTTTCTCCACTTTTTTCTGCTTGATCTTTTACTGGCTCTTCAGATTTTTGATTAATTTTAATTCCAGCAGATGAATCTAATATTTTATAAATTGTTGGCATGTCAAAATTATCTTCTATATCTTTAGCGGTAGATGATATTTCTGGACAGTACTGTTTCATACATATACGAACACACTCTACTAAGACAGCGATAGATTCATCATCACTTTTTGCTTCTTTTACATTTTCAAATACCTCCATAAATTCACGAAGATATCTTATCTTTAATGGTATGATTTCTAATTCTTTACCATTAAATAAAAATATTGTTTGATTTTTGTATACCCTGGTTGCCATTATAATCAATTCTACCACAAACAAAAAACCCACCTCCAATTAAGGAAGTGGGCTAGTTGTAATCTAAAATTAGATTATTACAACATTATTATGATGTAACTGTGTGGGTACGGTCAATGATCTTGCCGTATGATCCAGATGTATCTTCTGGTAGAAGACGGAATGATACTTCAAACATTGAAGCCTCATCACGCTTTGCTGAAACTGTTACGTTTTCAATTGATAGAGCACGGTATCCAACGTATATGCGCTCTACTGCAGCAGAATCATCACAGTCGCCTGTTCCTGGTCCTATTGCAACAATACCACGCTCAACTGGACATTCTCCGATGTCTCCAGCATTAAATGATAAAGTTCTTCCAGCAGATGAAGCCTTTGTTCCACTTAGATCATTGTTGTTTCCTGCTAGGGCCAATAGAAGGTTTTCTAAAGTAGCCTCAGCAAATGCAGTTGCAATGCTAACTTGCATTCCCTGCTTATAAAGTTTTGCAACGTCAAGAATCTGGTCTACCTGGACTTCACCGAAGTCTGGTTGGAACTGCATTTCAAGTCCGTTTGTTGTGTAACCAACATTGTCATATCCTGCATCAGCAGAGAGAGTGTCTCTGTATGATTCTGATCCTGAAAATGCTGGGGACATTGTTGGTACTAAAGTTGTGTCTGCCATATAAAATGCTGCAGCACCAACGATAATGTTTGTTGATGTTCCACGGGTATAAGCCATTTGTTCACCTCTTTCTTAAATAGATATTAAGTTGTTTTGGCGTTTTTGTTTCCTCAGACATAATTATAACATCTTTTTATATGACTATTTTTCCGCCTGCTGGCAATCCTTCTGGGGTCCAATTAGACCCCATCATAATGTCTTTTGAATATTCATCAAAAACTGGCATCGGATGGTAGTCAAACTCAATAATAAACTTGTTGCCACCATAGGTTCTTGCTGTACCAAAATCAATAATGTCTCTTGCTTCTTCTAATTGATAAACCTTGAATCTATGAAAATAAAATACGTTATTTATAAAATTAGGGCTTTCTTCTGTTCCTAGGTTAACCTTGCGAATAGAGCACCAATTGTTAACTTCTTCTGCTGTTTCGTCTAGCCTATCCATTAATCTTAAAACTGCCTCTTGTATTTTTATCATATTTACCGTTGAGTTTTCTGCTGTGGCATAAAAATAATACAAAATTTGTTCTGTTTTTATATGCGGGAATTTACTCTTATTCATTCTTGATAATCTATCATAAACACACATGACCCCATCCTGAGATGATGGAAATGTATTAGTTAAATCATCAAGGGTTGATGGGGATGATGGGAAAAATGGAAGCCTAGTAAAGCCAGCAAGATCTTCTACTTTTGTTTGTAAATATTTATTAATCCAAATTAATGGCGTGTTTAATAGATCTGTATCAGCCATGTATTAGCCCCGCATTCGTTATCCATTTATATCCTACGGACATTCCTTTTGATCTCCCAGAAACTTTGCCTGCACGAATATTTTTTTTGTATAATATTGGATTTTCTAAATATGCGGCAACCCCGCTTGATCTTAAGAATGCTTGAGTAAAATACTTTTTAAAGAAAGAATCAATTATATTTTCAAAAGCACCAGTAGTTGCATTTCCTCCTGGACTGTCAACTGTGACGCTACTTTTAGTAAAAACCGTTTCTCCATCTTGTTCAAAAACCAAAACATCAGAATTTCTTGGAGTAATTACAACTGAAATTCCTTGCTCCATAATTTTTGCCTTGTCGTAGAATGGAACATTTGATCCATTTTTAATTGATGAAGATTGTTTAAAATTTGTCATAAATGATAAACCTAGATTGCTTACCGTATAGTTTATATCATATAATCTTGCTTCTGGGCTTCCTACCTTAGACCATTCATATATGTGGTGAAGTGCTTGAGGGTTTACCCTTGCATTTGAGTCAATATACTTTTCTAAGACTTCTTTTACATTTAGTCCAAGGTTTTTAAAAAATACTGATTTACCTGCTTTTACTCCATCCAAATATCCCAAAGAATATTGAACAATGTTGTTCATTTCTTTTGTAAATTGCTTAGTGTTTACGGATACTCTCATTATATATCCGACCCCTGATTCTCTGAACGGCGTATAGCCAAAGCATAATAATCTGGATCTCCAAATGGTCCTATAATTGGAGACTGAGACTCTATCTCATATATTGTTGACTTACCAGCCCTTACTCCAGAAGTTTCTATGTATAGTGGAACATCTGTTCTTGTTCTAATGTTTGTTATAACTACATTTGTTATTGAGTCTGCATTATTTTCTTGTGAAAATCTAATGTCCTTTTTTGTTCTTCCCATTAAAACTTTTTTTAATGTTATGTTTACATTTGGCTTTACTTCTTGGTCTACCGTTCCATCTTTAGAAAAATTACAGATTATTGTTTTATTAAAAACCCAGGTTTTTTGAACATTGCCGTATGCTCCTTGTTCAACTATTGGATAGTAGACATCTGCTTTCATGGGATACATGAAGTCTGTATCTTCGCATGATTCCATTATAAAATCCCAGGTCTGACAATGTTATTGAGGTACTTGTCTAAAATCTTATCAACTAGAATATTACCAGTTCCATCAAGTAATCTTTTATCATATTCAATTTTAAACTGCTCTGTGCTATATGCTTTTACATATCTTTTGTAGTAGTCAAGTTTTCCACATTTAATATCATTAATAAGCATCTTAGTTGCGTCTTGAATGTCATATGGCACTACCTTGTACCCAGTTTCTAAAAGAATAATATAATCTGTTCCTTCAGAAAATGCCACTCCACCACTAACCGTTTGAACGTTTCCGCTGTCTTCTGTATCAAATAAAGAGATTGAGTCTGAGTATCCTAATGGTATTCTTGCAGGTTTTCTTTCTGCACGGTTTAAAGCATCTACTGTTTCTACGGGATCCTTTGTAATTGCAGTCTTGTCTTTTGTTATTAAAAAGTTATATGTAGTTAATGCCGCTGGATCTTCTGATGAGTCATATACTAGTTCTGCATTTTCATGTACCGTTAAAATTTTATGTGCTTTATCCCATAATGGAATATAGTCAGTTCCTTGGCCAACAACTTCTAGGTAGGTTCTCTTATAATAAAATCCACCGACAACGGAATCAATTATTGTTCTTGCAAGGTTTTCATACTCTGTATATTCTGTAATTTCTGTTGGTGTTGTTCCAAGTGTTGATGGATCTACATATGGCCTTACAATGTCTAAATTATCTTCTAAAACAATATCTCCACGAGAATCCTGAACTCCAGAGACTGTAATGCTTTCGTAAATTGTAACGGGATAAGACTTGTCATATTTAAGAAAATTTCCAGTAAGGCTATAAGTTAAAACTTTTTGAGCACTAGAAACAAGAATAATCTCAAGTTCTGTTTGTTCTAGTAGGTCATCAATTACAATAATATACTCTGTAGATGCATCTGGAACTGTATAAGAAAGAGTCAGTGGGTATGGGGGAAGTCTAAGTATTTGCATTATTTACCGTAATAATTCGCTAGTTCTTCTGGTGTTGCGCTACGAACCTTTTTAAGAGTTAGCCATTTTTCTGAGGATTCTTTTGAAACAATATTGTAGCCAGTTATAAGTTGCCCTACTCCTTGCCAATGAAGATTTCCTAATGAATATACGGCAACCTTTTCATTTATTTTTACTTCTTCTTTTAATTCTTGGGCTGGTTCTGGAACAAAATTATTAATAATTTCTAAAATTTCATTTCTTGTTTTTGCCTCATTTATAGCAATATTATTTTTTTTGGCATAGGCTTCTAACTCAAATACTGTTTTTTTACTTAAATCATTAATAGTAATCATACGAGCCTCCTAAGTTATTATACCAGAATATGAAGAAGGGAAGCCACTGTTACATGACTTCCCTCTTTCAATTATTTATGAGTATTACTCAGAAACGCTATCTGCATCGCCATAAGCAACTGCATCTAGTTCTTCCCATTGAATACCAAAGCGGACGAATACTGTGTATTCAATTGTATCCTTCTTTGGCTTGTATTCACGGTTTACAGTAATATCACGTTGGAATCCCCAAACACGGTTGGATGGGAATGTTAAGTCAACGAAATTGTCTGGGTAGTAAGGAACTTCCATGACATCAATTCCTAACACACGAGTTGTACGTGCGTTACCAACTGTTTGTGCTCCACCATCAAGATAGTCTTGACGATTTGCTTGTGTGCTACCAGTGCGATCAGAGAATGCTGAAGAGATTGCATCTGCTAGTGTACCGTTGTTACGAACAATACCAGAGAATGCATCTGTACCAGCATAAAACTTTAGGTTGCTCTTGACTGCACGATACTTACGTGGCATTGCAAGAACAATCTTCTGCATGATAGATGTTGTCCAGTCATCATTTGACAATGAGACAACGGCTTCGTGAGCATCTGTTGTGCCTACGATTGCGCTGTGCTTAGTCTGGTTTACGAAACCATTCATGATTGAAAGGAAGTCACCTGTTGAAGCATCACCATTAATGGCAAGGTCTTCAATATCGTTTGCGAATGCATTTGTCATCAAGCGAACTAGATGATCTTCAAGTGCTCCACCTTCAATATTGTCTTCAAGTGATTCTGTAGAAACTTCCCAATCAAGACGAATCTTTTTTGTAGTAAGTTCTACCTTTGTAAATGTTGCACCAGCGTTTGTGTAGTTTGGACTACCTTGTGCTGCTGCACGAATGACACGCTCTCCAACGTTAACCTTTTCGATTTCCATTGTGTTTGCTCGCATTGTAACTTTACGACCATCTTTGGCGAGTACTGTTGCATCCCACACGTAGTCGATGAAGCGACGAGCCTGTTCTGGTGCAAGAATACCACCTGCTGCCCCAGTTGGGTTTACAGCATTGGCTCCAGTTGTTACACCAAAGTTTGCTGTTGCAGTATTACCGAGTTGTGATCCAACAGACGCTGCTGCTGAATCTAGACCTGTAGCACTACCAACCCCACCTGATACGAGTGATCCCTGGGAGTTAAGTTCTGCTCCTGAGCCACCTGAACCTGGATAGTTTTTGGCTATATCTTTATCTTGTTCTGACATTATTTCACCTCCTAGTGAATATATTGTTAATTAAATAGGTCGGAATTTTTGAGGAAACGTCCGCCCCATAGGGATTTCTGAACCTTTACAGGCTCAAACTGCACGATCTCGCCTAGATCGCCAGACTTGCGGAAAGCGGTATCTTGCTCAACGGCATCTACTCTCTTTCCAAACTCATTGAACTGACCCTTGACCTGTGTTACTTCTGTAGACACATCGTCAATGGACTTGTTAAGTGCTGCAACTTGTTCATTAAGAGACTTAATGGTTGTAGCGAGATCGCCAAAGGCATTAGTAAGAGAGTTCTTGATTTCAGCAACTGCATCAGCAATTGATTCATCTGACTTTGCTACAGCAAGTTCGGCTTCAACTGCTGGAGCAACGCTCTCTTCTTCTACTACTGGAGCAGAAGGAACTGCACTACCATCATCTGACTTTTCAACAACAGTATCTGTTGGTGCTTCCTCAACGACTGCAGGAGTTTCTACTTCTGCTGGCTGTGCCTCTGGAGTAATTTCAACATTCTCAACTGCAGCATCTAACACTGCTTCTGTTGCTTCTGTCATTTTATTTACCTCCTTGGTAATCTTAATTGTACTAATGCCTTTAGCACTATCAACTAAGAACTTTATCATATTTGCTTTTTCTTCATCGTTTTTTTCTACAAAACCAATGTTTTCCATGTTTTTGCCACTGATTGGACTTGCTTCTGTTTCTGAATCAGAAACTAATACAATACCGTTTTCGGAATCGTAAAAAACATTTTCAATAACAGTATCTGCAGATGTTCCAGTTACAACATTCTGACCATTTATTTTTTCAACAGAAATGATGCTTGCAAATTGATTTGCTGGGCTATCAACTAATGATAATTCATAAAGATCATAGTCTTTAATAATACGAATTGACTTGTCTAAGTCTGCATTATAGGCATCGTCCCAAACCTTAATATTGCCACCAATAGAAAAACCAGTGTATGTGCCATCTAGGACTTTCTCCCAGGCATTTTGAGCACCTTTTGAAACATAGGCAGAAACATAAACTCCGTTATAAAACTTTTTTGAATTTGGATCAAAATAGCGATCTTCTTTAAATGAAATCATTCTTCCTACTGCTGATGGCTGATGCATTTCTCTTAAGTTACCCTTGAAATTTTTAAATGCCTGAACACTTGCTTCTGCTGTAACAATGTCGTCTTGTTTATCAATGTTATCAAGAGATGCAAAACCAGAAACCATACGACGTTCTACATCTACCTTGCCAATAGGCATTGACAGACGGAGGCTATCTTTGTCTGTTGTCCAATTTGCCTTGTTTATTATCATATCAGAATCCATTATACCAAATGTTTTATTAGATTTCTCAATTATTGAGACGATCTACCCTCTCCAGCAGGATTACGCCCAGCAACTGTACTTGGAGAGTCAGAGTTGTTATTTGTTCTTTGTGCATCTCTTGCCCTATTGCCAGCAAGGTTTGCAGCGGCATCTGTAGCCTGTCTTGGAGTCATAATAAATGGAGTATCTCCATCTTTACGTAGTGGCAAATCAAGAGCCTGACGAGCCTCATTTGGCATCATAATCTGAGTCTTAACAAGCCTTTCAAGAATCTGTGATTGAGCAATTTCATCTGTTAATGTTAGTTCATTAAACTTAAGTTCAAGAACATCTGTTTTTTCTTTAATAATTTTGTTAACAACTTTTTCTAAATGATGTTGTGCTGGTCTGGCAACTTGCTCTTTAAATGTACGATCTTGTGAAAGTGCTGCTGCTAAACCAGACTCTGAGCCACCAAGTTTAGATATAGGTACTTGATGGGCAATTAGAATATCGTCACGATTTTGTTTACGATATTCTTTGAAAGATCCCTCTTGAATACCGTTTTCAATTGGCTCCATTTTAAACTCAACCTTGTTCTGGTCTGTATCTCCAGGGAGTGGAATATAAAGGGTTCTGTGAGACTGCGACTTAAGACCAGTCTGTAAAAATCTAAACATTTTATCTTCTGCGTCTCCAGAAAGTTTTGCACCCTTTAAAGTAATGATGTATCGTGGTACAGCCTTGTTTTCAAAATAATCAATGTTGTATCTTGATGCTAGTTGATCACCAATTAACGACGGCATTGCAGAAACAATATCTGGAATCCCATAATAAGTATTTAATGGAGAGTATGACTTAAGATGAATAATTTCATTTGCACGGCTATCTGCTGTTACTGGATTCGTATTACTTGCACCAAAATTTCTAAAATAAACAACAGCCTGACCAATAATCTGAAGGTAGCCATCATTAAGTCTACGAACACGAACAGTAGTCGCTGGGATATGCCCAAGATATCCAATCTCGCCCTTAGTAGTTCTGCCTATTTCAATAAAACCATTGCCTGTTGCTTCAACATCTGTATAAACCTTTTCCATAACTTTTGTAAAAGAATCATCATCGTTAAGGTTTTCTAGCCAATCACGAAGTTCAATCTTGGCTCTTTCAATTCTGCTTCTTGCTCTACCAGTTGCGCCTTCATCTTCTGAAGTTTCTAGTCTTAGCGCAGTCCTATCTGTAATGTCAAACCTATAACCAAGACCTACAATGTTTTCTACCTTTGCATCAATTGCAGCGTGGTTTGAAAAACATGTATCATAAAAATTTGCAAGTTCATACATATTATATGGTGGAGTAATTACGTCAAATAGACCGTATCCATTTCTGTATACCGTTCCAGGATTAAGTGCTTTAGAGCCAGCATCGTCTGCTCCAGAAGGAGTTGCATTTGCTGAGTCTAGATATGCTGCTGTTGGAGAAACTGCTTTGCTAATCTGTCTTACTATACGACGGCGAAAGTTTTGATCTAAGCCAGTGTATTCTTTAAGTTCTTCCCAGTTTTTATTAAATGGGTCACTTAACTTAAACTCATTATCTTTTTCTTCTTGAGTATTTAGACTTGCCCTAACATACTGGAAGTTATCATCATCAGTCACTTTCGTACGCATCCCTTCCGTGTGTTTTTAATGTCTTCTGTGCATCTGCAATTGCACCAAGGTCATTCACGTTTGGAATTAACCCTTGCCTCATTCTATCTTTTTGTTCTGAGTACTCTTCTTCAGATACCCTGGTTAATCCAGCAACAAAATGCGCTGTTCCCGTTCCATCATCACCATTAAATACTGCAGCCCTTTTAAGTTCTGCAATTTTTGAAATGTCACCTTTTTGAGCAGGAACGTTTAATACAGAGCCCGTTCCATCAGTAAACCACTTTCCGTTTGATTTCTTATATACGTATAGGCCCCAGTCATAATGCTTATCAATCACCTTACGACGTACATTTTCAACAATAGGTTTGCCAGTTTTTGGGCTAAATAAAGAATCCATAACCATAAGTATACCAGATCATACTGGTGCCCCTACAGATGACGACCAACTGGTGTCATTATAGAATTTCATCTTGTCAGACTCAAATATCATGCCTTCTTCATCATCAATGATAATCTTATTAGTTCCCATATAATTATTATAAACATCTTCTGCGTTTACGCCATAAAGTGATGATGATGCTATAAATAAAACGCCATCCCAGGTATAGTTATTTAACCAGTATGACCATTCATAATCTGTTATGCCTTCTTGTTTAACCTTGTTCCATGTCCTATTAATCTTTGACTGTATCTGCTGAAGACTATTGGCTTGATAGTATGCAATGTTATTAAATATTGCGGGGCTGTTTAAATTTACAGATCCCAGGAATAAGTCAAGGTTTAAGGCTGTTGCAAAGTTTATTCCTAGAACTGCCCATTCTTTTATTGTTAAAGTTGGCTCACGAACAAGGTTTCCATTTAAAAAATATGATATACCATCAAAATCGGAGTTATCATTTTTGTTTTTTGCATAAATTTTTCCTCTTTGACCCAATTCATCATTAGCAACTATGTAAAAGATAACTGTATTACTTTTGTGTTCTATCTCAAATAAACTTATTGGTGTTGCAGGAAAAGATTCTTGGTCATATCTAATCCAAGATTGAAAAGCACTTATTCTGTAGTTTTCTGCAACAGATTGATTAATTGGCATTGATATTCCACGATCAAAATTAGAATCAAAATCTCCACGAACCTGAATGCCCGATGTTTTATTTACATAAAGATATGGAGTGCTTCCTTTATAAATGCTAAATGGATTTTTTGATTTATAGTCATAGTAAATTCCAGACCGCTTGTAAGGAAACAGATCAATTCCAGATCTCGTACCAATTGCATTAAATGAGTTGTTATTAAGAGCCTGAGATGCAATTTCTAACTTTTTAATAAGAACTGGTTTTGTTAGTATTCCACGAACATTAAAGTCTAAACTATAAACAATTGCTAATTGGTTAAAATCAATATCTTTTCTTGGATAAATTAAAGTATTGTCAATGATTTCAAATTTTGTTGTAGACCACGATGAGTAATTTGAAATATCAATAACTGAGTTTTCTGTTGGTAAAACCGTAGTTGTAAATTTGCTTGGTAAAGAATTTGCTCCATCAAAAATATATTGAAAAGTTACATAACTTTTAATAGAGGCATTTTCTGTATTGTATTCGTAGTATTTTAAAGCATTTTGAGATAAATCTTGATAATTATTTAATCCCGTAAAAAGTGCATTATCTAATTGTTTGTATGTTTTTCGTACTGGATTTTTGTATCCATTTGTAAACTCTTCATATGTCCAAGATTCTATAGTCTCTGTTTCTAATGGGCTAGATGGAGAGGGATATCCAAAGTTAAACTGCAAGAAGTCTAAATCATAAAATGAATTTCCTGCTTCATTTTGTACGTACTGTCCAAAATAAGATAGAGGAAGATAGTCTTCCCAATGACCTGCAACACCAATATCTAAGAATAATTTATTATATGCAAATGTTGGCAAAAGAGTATAACTTGCTGTATGAGCCAAAAGTGCTAGAGCAGTCTCTGATGACTCAATCCCGCTACCCGTATAGGTATCAACAATAACGGTTCCATTATCCTCAAAATAGTCAGATATAGAATTTGCATTTAAGGCTGTTGTAAGCCCAACAGAAAAAATATATCCTTTAAATGTTTTATCTCCATTGTTGTCTCCACCAACATAAAGACTTAAAGAGTTTTGATTACCAAAGAAGGTTGCAACATTACCACCATTTTCAGCCACAAGACTTTCAATATTAATTCCTGCTGCAAAAAGTTCTTGTAATCCAATATCGTCTGTGCGATAAATCACTTCTGAAACTCCACTATATACTAAAGAATAAACAATTTCTAGGCCATCCACGTTTACTGTAAAATAGTTACCTGTGCTTTGATTGTATATTTTAAATAATATCTGTTCTTCATCATTAGTGCCACTTCCTTGGTTATTTATTTGAAATACTCCATATATAGAGGCCACTTGATCATTTAATACATTAAAGTTTGGAAAGTTAATGTATGATCCTTTATCGTCCCAGGAATTATCAGGATTTAGTGATATAAAATAACTATCTGTTCCTAGATTTCCACTTGCAATATTATCATATAGAGTGGTTGAATCATCATATAGATCTTGAAGTGTTTTTGTTCCCGTAAAAATTGTTGGTAAAGTATATTGAGGAGTTGTTAGGGATGCTGCTGTTGTAGATAAATTATCAAAACTACCCTGTTCCCATTGAGCAAAACTTGGGTAGTTATAATTAGCCGTATAATCTGCAAATGGATAATCAATTATTGCAGAACTTCCACTATAAGCAGAGTCAATACTTTCTGATGAACCAACTCCTTGCCCATAGACCCAACGTCTTTTTGCAAGAATATCTGGCACTTTGTATGAGTAAATTGCTACACAGTCAATTTCAATTGGAGTTACGTCTTCGTATGCATAAAACCCAAGCCAGTTTTCTTCATTTCCAGATGCTAGTGTCATTGAAGAAGTTACAAAATCTAAAGATATAACCTGCTCTCCATTTATCATAACTGTTGCATTGTCTTTAATTACTGTTATATCAATTAACATTGGCCTAAACCATTCACCAACAAAATGAGAACTAAAATTTCCACCAATAAAAAGAGTTAAGAATCCACTATCTACGTATAAACCATCTCCGCTTGCAATTGGACCAAAAATTCTTTTTGGAGTATAACTATCTGAGTTAATTCTTGCCCAAAACTCAACAGTATAATTGCTATATCTTCCTTCTTCGTGTAAAAAGCCTTTTCCAGGAAATATAACTGATGGGCTATTTCCATTTGGTATAAGTTTTGTAACACCAGATGCACCAAAAACCAAAGGTATTCCAGTATTTTTTGCAACTAAAGAATTTTCATTAACAAGGTAGTATGCAGTGTCTGATGAAATTCCATATGCTGATGCTGGAACAACTTCACTTGTTGTTGTCAAATCAATGCCTGCTGGAAAAGCCTCTGACTCTATTCCTAATGACCTTACATTAAACTCTTCAGACCACTGGCCAAGTGTTATTCCATTAAAATAAAATTCATAATCTGTAATGCTTACTCCGCCATCAGTAGTTACAATTTTTATAACTATTCGCATATTTGTGTTTTCATCTGGTATTTGGAAAGTTTCAGATATAAAACCCCAACCCTGAAACAAAGAAGTTTCAAAGGTTTTAAAATTTTGAACTATCTCAGATGTTGTTGTATCTGTATACTCATAGCCAATAGAGACTGATTCAATATATGTACTGTTTGAATAAAAATGTGTTCCTATACAAAATGTTCCAAGGTCTTGATTTAGATCTTGAAAATTTATAATATTAGGACTTATTAAAATTGCTTCATTTGTTGCCCCGACTGGAACATCACAACTAACTTTTGTATTATAACTATCAACAAATGGCTCGCCAGTTAAAGCAGTGCCAGATGAAAAGGTACATCCTGTTTCAGACCAAAGACCTAAAATATTTCTTTGAGACTCTGAGATTAAACTAATATAGTCAAGTTTATCATCTAATGCCCAAAGAACCAGTGGGTGTTCACTAAAGATTTTTTCTGCATATAAGTTAGATGGGTTAGACATTGTTCTCCTATCCCCTTATTATAGCAGGATAGAGCCTAATATAATTTAATCTCACAAGCATCTGTTGAGCAGTATTTTTCTGATTCTGCATCTAAATTATCTTTTCCATCATAAATTGCAGACCAATCAATCTTTCCAATTGTTCCAACGTAAGAGTTGTACTCTTCCCTGGTAATCTCTGTATAAGGCTGTTGGAGATATGTTTTGTTTCCCATTGGAAGAAATGAGACTGCCTTTAGTTGACCCTCATACATATTTAAGGCTGGAGCAATAAACTTTGTTTCTTCTTCTTTGTCAAATGAAAGCGTAACAGAAACTCCATTGTCAGACCAATACTTCTGTGCTGTTGCTGCCAAACCAATTTTTTCAAATAGACTAACTTGCTTTTCAGAACGTTTGTGTCCTGATGCAACTGGGAAGTAAACTACTGAGGTATTTGCTGATACAACATCGTCTTCAACTTTATATCCCGCCGCTTTAAATAAATAAATCATTGGATCGGTATTGCCAAAACGAATAGCACGAAGATAAAACTCTCCACCAGGACCCCAATGAACTCCAGGTGTTGCCCCAGATAAAAGAGAAACAGATCCTGAAGGTTTAACGGTAGTTACACGAACGGATTCACGAACACATAGCCACTCTGAATACTTGTGGTCATAGTGACGAATCTTATTATATCCCTCATCCATCCACTCACGCAATGCTGGTAGACCGCTAGTGTCTGCAAAAGATGCAATGCCTGTTAGGGATGTTCCAATGCGACGATTTCTTTGCATAATGCCATTTGTCTGTTGCCAATGTGTTGGCATTAACGTTACAGTCTTTCCATACAAATATGCAAACTTTAGTGTCTTAAGGAAGTCCTCTTTAGACTCATGACGATTTAAATGCACTTCTACAAGTGTGCAAAGTTCATAAGATTCTAAGGGTTGTTCAGCACATGGATTAAATCCCATAATTCTGGAATCTTTATAATCTGGTGCATCTTTTAATCTTCCGTATTCTCTTGCTACATCTAACCAAATAAATCCTGGCTCTCCGTTGTCTGCAATTAAATCTACATAGTCTTCATATTTTGTTCCAACTGTTGCTGAAATAGAATTATTAGACATCCAAGCCCAGCCTGGTTTTTCTGGATCATAAGAGTTTCTTTCTGGAAACACTTCTGGGTTTTTAAGATTAATAAAACCTTCATCTTCTGCTGCGCCAAGTGCAAGGGTAGCAGAACGACGAACATTTCCAGAAACAACACATGTCCCAATTAAATTTACTAAGTCAACAATTGCACGGCTATCTAATAGTTCCCCCGCCCTAGAGCCAATTACATTTCTAATACGTGTATGTAGTTCAATTAGTGGTGCTGGACCGCTGGCTACCCCTCCAAAGCCTTTAATGGGTGATCCTAGAGGACGGATAAGGTCATAGGTAAACTCTTGAATAGACTGGTTTTGACGGAGGTATGAATTTATTAAATACCGCACAGATTCAACCCAACCCTCACGAGTATCTGGTATTTCATAAACTACTGCTGGCTCTGTAGGTGCATAAATAGACATTTGTTTGTCTTGGCCAAGGGTATCAAATCCAACTCCAATACCCAGCATTAATGCATCCATTACCCAAGCAAATAATGCACCAGGATCATTACGATCAATATCTCTGGTTGAAACCATTGCACAATTTTGAAGGGATGCTGAATTACGCTTCTCCATAGTCATAGGAGTTCCAAATGCCCAAAGACCACGACCTGGTGGTGTCCATTTTAATTCAAACATTCTTTGAAAGGCTTCTTGGGCAGACTTCTGAGCCTTGTTATCATTCCAAGGTAGACGATTGTCTTTAGCATGATTTTTTTGAACTGAATACATACCCTCAATTACACGACGACAAACTTCATGCCAGCGTTCTTTTGTCCCGTCTTCTTTAACACGAGAATATGTACGAATAAATGTAACCTCTCCTAATGAGTTAGACCCTGCATCTGAAAATCCAAATGGTGCTGGGATGGTTTGATATTTATTTACAAATTCTTCTGATAGACGAAACGAGAATATGGTTTCTGACATTTATGGTATACCTTTCACAGTAAAATTATAGGAGTACTTCGTAATTTGTGAAGTAGTCTTAAGTATAGCATAACTTTAAAAAGAAAAATACGCTCAATAAGGGTATGTAAACCTTTACTTTAGACTTAGAACTTTGTTAGTTTAAAAGTTCTAGTCTTAATAAGCAGTCCCGCGTAAGCGGAACTATTCAGTTAAAAGTGTGTTTACTATTAGTTAACTTGTGATTGCATCACTGCAAGAATTGCAGCAGCCTTAGCACCTTCAACAATTTCAGTTTTAAGTAAGTTAGTTACTTGGTCAAATTGTTGTAGAATTGCTAAACGTTCTAGTCTATCCATTGGGCATTGACGAGCAGCATCTTGACTTTCTATCCCTTTAAGATGAATTAAATCAGCATCCCAGTCACCATCTAATGTTGCAAGTAATGCTTTGTAGTTAGTAACATTTGCAGCATAAGAATTAACCTCCACTTGACGAGCCTCTAAGTGTGTTATTTGTATTTCTTGTGTCATTGTATTTCTCCTTTGTTAGTAGTTAATTAAAACTTACACTTGTTCCACTACCAGTAGGCAAAGTTACTGGATTTGTATATTTAGTACCGAAGCCAGCCGACCATGGATACACTTGAATAAATGGAGTTAAAACACTTGTAATTGCTATAGTATTACCTTTACGATTAAAAGCAATCGTAGTTCCATTTGATCCAGGAACTACTGCGGGGTTTGCATACTTTGTACCAAAACCTGCTGACCATGGATAAGCAGAAACATAAGGAGTAGTCGAATGTCCAACTGCTATATTTGTACCTATGGGGTCAAAAGCAACGCACAAACCAGGGTCTGCTACTGGTAAGGTTGCTGGGTCTGAATACTTTGTACCAAAACCTGCTGACCATGGATAAGCAGAAATAAATGGTGTTGTATAGTGAGCAACCGCAATAACAGTACCAGCGGAATTGAAAGTTACAGAATTACCATTACCAGCAGGTAACGTGGCAGGGTTTGCATACTTTGTACCAAAACCTGCTGACCATGGATAAGCAGAAACATAAGGAGTAGTCGAATGAGCAACCGCTACATTATTATTTCCAGAACTAAATGCAATACCTAAACAATTTCCAGTAGGCAAGGTTGCTGGGTCTGAATACTTTGTACCAAAACCTGCTGACCATGGATAAGCAGAAACATAAGGAGTAGTGATGTGTGCTACTGCAATAGAAGAAACTGTAGAATCAAAATCAATTGAACGAGCACTTCCAGTAGGCAAGGTTACTGGGTCTGAATACTTTGTACCAAAACCTGAACTCCAAGGATAAGCAAGAATATAAGTACCACTATTACTGGCAATTGCAAGAACAGTACCAGTAGGGTTAAAAGTTATACCATTACTAGTGTCAGAAGGTAATGTAGCGGGATTAGAATATTTACTACCAAACCCTGAAGACCAAGGGTAAACACTTACGTAAGGGCTAGTACCGTGTCCTACTGCAATTATATCAGGGGTTGCAGTATAAAAACTGCCAATAAATCCATTAATTGTACCTGTCATTATGTTAATCCATTTCCACTAATAATCCAAGTGGTTGATGCAATTTTAACAGCAGTTGCAATACCAAAAGCAGCAAGTGTTCTTGAACCAGCAGTTCCTATACCTGCTAAATACATAGTATCTGTTGTAATAGCAATAGTTACGGTTGCACCAGAACCTGCAACAAAAGTAATTGTTGTTCCAACTGGTAATGCTAAGTTAGCATTTGAATCAATTGTAATTGTACGAGTTGCTGTTGAATAAATATGTTTACCAGCATCTGCGGCTGCAACTGTAGCGGCACCCGTAGTTGCTGTTACTTGTGGCATACCCATATATCCAGCACCAGATGCAGCAGTACTTGTAGTACCTGCTGCTGGTGTGATGGTTGGACTTGTTCCAAACACCAAAGAACCTGACCCTGTTTCATCTGTAACTGCTGAAATTAAATTAGCAGAAGAGGGTGTACCAAGGAAGGTTGCTACACCAGTACCAAGTGAAGTGATACCAGTACCACCATTTGCTACTGGAAGTGTGCCAGTTACTCCAGTTGTTAGTGGCAGACCAGTAGCGTTGGTCAAGGTACCTGAAGTTGGTGTGCCTAAGACTGGAGTTACAAACGTTGGAGATGTAGCAAATACTAGCGACCCAGTACCAGTCTCGTCTGAGATAACACCTGCTAGTTGAGCAGAAGTGGTTGCTGCAAATTGTGCTAGGGTTCCTGAAGTAAGACCTAATCCAGTTGTAGGGTGAACGTGGTCTGACCTAGCAGGAACAGTTGCAGTACCTGCTGAGGCTGAAGCGGCCAAAGCCGTACCTGTAGTAGCCGTTAATAGTGAACCAGCAAGG